ACTCCAACATGGTTCACTGCCTCTGCTGTGATACCCTCGTTCCTCTCTCACACCTAGATGATAGGTTCGTCTCATTCCAAGTCTGCGTCCCGTGCGCGGATGCATTCGCCAAGGACATCGCAAAGTAAATCCGAGAAACCTCTTGCAATCCCCTTCAACTCCTGATATAATACACGCATGAAAGACACAGAGCTTATGGGTGATGCCCTTGAAGAGTACGAGCAGGTTCAGGTCCTAGAGGCCATGGCTGATGAGTCCGAGATGACCGAGAAGGACATGGATGACTGGTATCAGTACCTGCTAGACAAGGAGCTTGCGCGTGAGGAGCGTGAGATCTGGTCTGATTTCTGGAACGACAAGGAGCGAGCATGACTCGATCAAGACGAGACGCCATCGAAGGCGCAATTTTCTTTCTTGCCATCACAAGTGGCGCAATTCTCACCCTTATAGGTATTCTCTAATGCAGTTACTCACAGACAAAATCAAAGACGCTCTCCCCTCTCTCTACTCCACCGAAGACATTCCGTGCGAGGATAAAGAGGTTATCGTGAAATTCTTCAACCCGATGGGCTCTCAGACTTGGGAGATTGTCGAGGGCTCTGAGGAGCCCGATGGTGAGTGGATCCTCTTTGGTAAGTGTGACCTCGGCTATGGTCCCGAGTGGGGGTATGTGACGCTCTCTGAGCTTCAGAGCTTGAGCGTTGGCTTCGGTCTTGGGATCGAGCGTGATATCTGCGTGAACTCCCACCTCCACGATGAGTGGGCTGCGATGTAATTCCCAGATTTTCCTAGCAAATCCCAAATCGGGGGGGCGGCTGCGCCGAGTGTAAGTATACAATCCACAAGCACTTACGACCATTTTTACCCTAGGAAACTTCAAAGAAAGTGAGAAGAGTTCTTGATCCTACCTCAGATTATGTTATAATACTCCCCATGAACGAAACCAAACGAACGCGGAGGACACCCGAGCAACTGATCGCAGATGCTCAGTCCCGCTTGGACAAGCTCCAAGCCAAAGCTGCTGAAACCGAGGCAGCGTCTAACCCGCTTCTCGCTCCTCTCCTCACGGAGATCAAGGAAGTTGAGAAGGCCGAGCTTATGGCTCGAAAAGGATTCTCCAAGGGTCCACAAAACTTTGACGAGCGGATTGCCAAGGCACAAGCTCGTATCGACAAGATCACCGCGCAGCAGGCTGAGGCCGAGCAAGTGATCGAGAATGCGAAGTCTCGCAAGAAATTCCTCAAGGTTGCTCTTGCTGACCTGACGCAAGCTATTGCCAAAGGCGAGGATATCACCGAGGGTGATGTATTTCTCGCACTTGAGGCTTGATTTTCATGGGGGGCCATGGTATAATGGTCCCTCATTCACCAAAACCCCTTTAGAGGAAACCGATGCTTAACAACATCACCAACATCGTGCGCTCAAACCAGAGCGCGGTCATGGTTCGGGTTGGCTCTGGTAGCTCTGCTATCTACACCATCTTCGACCTCTCGACGCGAAGCAACAGCTTCACAGGCACCCTTGCTGGAGCCAAGTCTGCTTGGAACCGCAAGTACAAGCGTTCTCGCCAGTATGTGGCGCAGGGTAACCACCGTTACCTAAACGCCTAGGACGCTAGGCACTCGGCTGGGCGAGTATAAACAGCCATTAGGCCCAGAGCGTCCCCACCCCATAATGCCCAATCACGGAACTAGTGAGTGAATCGGTAGGGGTGGGGGGTTGGAAATTCGGAGAGGCATCGGGAGGCATCCTGATGCGGGTCGCATAATAAGAGTTTTGTTGCTCTCTAGTGCAGACAGGCCTTAGCCAATGCCCAAATGGGTGAGGAGTGGTCGAGGGATTATTCCCGTTTGTCGTAGGCGATAACGAACCAGTAACATGGAGTCTTGCAGGTAATACATTAAGTCCTGCCCCTTTCTCTCCGTCTTTCCTCTCACCCCTGGTTCGCCCCTGCTTCTTTTTCTACGCATTACCAATTGGAAAAGAAAAAGGTTGCGAGCGAGGGGTTTTTTGTTGACATTTCGCGGCGGCACGACAGACCGTAAGTATACAATCCACAAGAGGTTAGAGCAGTCTCAATAATGAAACCAGGACAGATAAATCAGAGAAATCACCTTCGGTTTGCCGAGTTTTGCCCCTTAACTATATATGAACAACGAATCCAAAGTCGAGTGCTGGGAGTGTGGGCAGGTCTTCCCTGATCGTGTCTCCCTTGTCCAGCGTGTGTCCTACCTCATCTTCTGCAAATCCTGCTGGGCTGTCCACCCTTGGAACCCAAAAGAAATCTTGGAAACCTCTTGACCTTCCCCACAAACCCTGTTATAATACACGCATGAGCTACTTCAATCTCGCTATGGACCTCTCCGACAACATCTTCGCCTATCATCTCTGCGGAGTGCTAGAGGTCACTCATCGCAACAACCTCCCCTGCCCTTCCCCTGAGAAGCTGGCTAAGGAGTACCTAGAAACCTTCTACGCTGAGGAACTGGCTGAGAAGCTGGAAGCTGACGCAAACAACGCAACCCCTGAATGGAGTCTTTCCTAATGGATCATCCCTTCCTCGAAATGAAGCTCTCTGAGTTTCAACGCATCTGCGAGTCGATTGGTATCGACATGGTAGAGCATGGCCCTCTGGCAACAGAGATGTACTGGGATGGCTTCTGCGCTGCTGAAGTGGCCGAGGCTGTCGAACTGATCGAACTGAAAGAAGAATTCTCATACTTGGAGGAACCCCCCTATGTTTCCTGAAACTCCTGAATACATGATCATCCCCTGCCATCCTCCTATCACCGATGATATGAAGCTGGTGAACATCGAAGGCAGACCCTACAAGGGTATGATGGGGGAGATTTCCGAATGGGCTGCTCGTATGGCTCTGCGTGATTTCCCTGTTGGCTCTGAGCAACTTCTTTCTGAGGTTGTTGACCGTGCTTCTCAGCACCAGATGGATCTCGTCCTCTCCAAGATGGTAGACAACGGACTGCTGGATATGTCTTGGTGCGATGAGGATGAGGAGTTCAAGTTCTCCCTCACCCCAGGAGGTAAGGAGTGGCACGATGGACTTGAGATGGAGTTCTACGGAGACGCTTGAATTAGCGAATAACCCCCCTCAGTTGGCCTCTATTGGCCGATTTGGGGGCGGCGCGACCGCGCATAAGTATAGAATCCACAAGCACTTACGCCCAAAAGTTTCCCAAGTTTTCCCTTGAGCCTGTCCCCTGTTATGGTATAATAGGCGACATGGAACCGACATACAAAGCACCGCAGATCGACGCCCTCCTCTCTGAAATCATCTTCAACGGCAAGGACCGTGCCACCTGTGTCCGTGAGGGCACTTGTGTAACTTGTGATGAGGCCCAAGGTCTCATTGCAACTTCCTTCCGTGATGATGTGTCCCGTAAAGAGTATCAGATCTCTGGTATGTGCCAGTCCTGCCAAGATGATGTCTTTGGCGTGGGTGAGCCTGAGTCCGACCCTTGGGACAATGAGTGGGCCGATGATGACGCTCTAGGCTCTGCTGGGATGGGCACAGATGAGTATTATTTCTAGCGGTTTTCGCTGGACATTCCACCCTGTCCGTGGTATAATAGGACTCACAGATCGGGAGTCTGTGCTAGTTACTCCCACTTCAGTTTCTCTCTTGCAAGAGGATTTCACTATGCGCTCATCTTTTGAGTACAACACCACGGAGGCCAAAATTCAAGGTCTTTCCGTTCAAGTTGGCGAACTGTTCGCTGACCTCTGGAAGTCTGGCTCTTTCGAGTCTGACCATGCGCTTGAGGCTTACAAGTCTCTTCGTCGCCTTCTTCCCACCGATGAGTGGACAGGTAGGCATCAGGGAGCTACGGCTGCCCACAAAGCTACCCAAGGCATGGCCTAGGTAGACAGGGGAGACCGCACCTATAAAGAGACGGTAAACGGAAACACTCTGCTGAGTGTGGTCTCCCCACCCTTCGGGGGTGTAAAGGAGTTTCGACGGGCTGAGTCCTATAAGGAATCCGTTCGGACCAGGGTTCGATTCCCTGCACCTCCACCATTTTATACTTGCAAATCGCATTTGCGCGGCGGCGCGTCCGCGTGTAAGTGTACAATCCACAAGGACTTAGGGCGAAAAGTTTCTATGGTTTTGTGTTGAAATCCCCCTCCTGACCTGATACAATAGCCCCCATGAAAACCCAGAGTAGATATCAGAAGAGTTTGAAAGATCCTAAGACGGGTCTCCTCAAACCAGGATCAAACAACAAGAAGCTAGGATTTCGCATTACCCGTGGAAAGTGGGCAGGTAAGAAGTTGTATTCTCTCACCCTAGAAGAGAGGACAACTTGCCCAGAGTCCTGCCATCATTGGGACGATTGTTACGGTGATAACATGCCATTCGCGCATCGCTATAAGACCGCAAACATCGACCTATTCTTGGAGCGTGAGATTGCATCTTTGATGCAGAAACACAAGGACGGAATCGTGATTCGGCTTCATGTTCTGGGTGATTTCTTTTCGGTTGATTATGTTAGATTCTGGGAGGAGATGCTATTGACCCATCCCAAACTTGCCCTTTTTGGATATACTGCCAGAGAGGAGGATAAGCATATCGGACAGAGAATTTGGCTCATAAACAATCGTTTCTCTGATCGTTGTGTGATTCGATTCTCGCGCAATAAAGAATACGCTTCGGATCATTTATTCGCTGCGGATGAATCATTTCAGGGTGAGCATTTTGTTTGCCCTGAACAGACAGGCAAAGTGAAAAGCTGTGCAGCTTGTGCGCTTTGTTGGACAACTCAAAAGACCGTAAAGTTTCTATCTCACTAGGAGAAATTATGTGGAAAGATGAAAAGAATTATCACTTCTGTGATTGGATTAGGGATAAGTGGTTCGACAAATTGGAAGCGAAGATGAATTTGGATTGCCCAGACTCATATCAGCTTAGAGGGATAAAAGCGGAGTAGGAAGTCCCATTGCGGGGCGGCCCCTCCCGCCATAAGTGTAGAATCGACAAGGACTTACGACAACAAGCTCTAAATAAATCGGACTTTGTTCTTGATAATCTAAACTTGGCATGATAAAATATATGGTAAATGCAAGTTCTAACTAAAGTCCGTAGGGACAATGGTTTAGAACAAATCAGATTATTTGAGAATTAGATAAAAAAAGACATCACTCTCTAAATTGAGAATGATGCCTTAGGTAGAGGGTAGCTTTGGGATCTTATTATAGTCAGAGTATCCAAATAAATAAGCACAATCATTTTATTTTAAATGATTGTGCTTAGGAGATAACCATGATCTAATAAGATCATTTGCCACAATATAATAGCTCATTGGTGATATAATTTCACATCAATTTGACTTTTCTTATAGGCTACTTGTATATAAGTGTGTATTAATTTGACTTTTCTTAAGTGGGTGTTACATCTATATGCTCTAGCTCAGGGTACACCATATCATTAAGAAAGAAGAACATACTAACAGGATCATAGTCAGACTTAGTTTCTAACTCTGCTTTAAGCTCGTTGAAATGCTTTAATTTATTGTTCCAATCGCGCTTATTAAAGTTCCAACTAAATTCTAATTTGACTTTTATATCGGACATACTGAGATTATTTTGTGTGTTTGGGTAAAGCAGAAATAATACACTATACTTGCATTATATAATATATGCTATGTATAATTTGACTTTTATGTATTGATTCTCAATAGATCGTACCTTTTATTTAATCTACATCAAATTCAGGACAGACATCGGGAATATCAGTAGGATCTATTTTATCCTTCAATTGTTCCTTTTTCTTATAACTTTTATACCATTTGGGTAGGTACTCCTTAAAGGTATGATTGATAGTACCCATCTTGTGTCCAGGTTCTTGTGGATCTTCTAAGTGTGGGTTCCAGAAGGTGATTATCATACCTTCGTCTGTTATGAGTGTGACTATCTTCTTGTCTGCTCTTATTGCTTTGCGTATACCATAATTGGCTGCTTTCTCAAAGCTCTCAAAGCATGGGGACATCACATAATTGAAGTCATCATTCTCATCTAAGTAGTTCTCATCGTAAATAAAATACATCATATTTGGTTCTCTAATTTGACTTTTACCTTCGGTCCTTTATGACCTAGAGTTTATTTTGGAGGATCTCAGATAGAGAAACAATCTCTTTTCTGATCTCTAACCATGTAAGATTCAGTTGTTCGGATAGTTTCTTGATGTTTACCTTACCATTAGGCTTTAGTAGTGTTGGATCCTTAGTGATTGCATCTACTACTGTTCTCTGTCTATCTGTAAACTTATAGGCAATCTGGTCGATAGATATACCTAGATCAATACCACTAGTATCTTGTCTCTCGTCTATCAAGATCTCCGCGAATTTATTAATGTCTACGGTGTTCTTGGTTACAGGATACTTCTTCGTGATATTGGCTCCTTTCTTGTTCTTCAAGTTCCAGAGGCAAGTCTTGATATACTTGTTGAAGCCTTCTGTATCCCAAAACTCATCGAACTCTAATCCTTCTTTTCTTGCAAAGCCATTGACTGCTTCCATAGCTGCTAGTCTTAGGTCTTGAAGGTTATCGTCGTAATTGGCAATTGCAATATCGCCTGTAATGTTATGGCAAATCTTACTAATGAGTCTGCCATACTTCTGTTCAATGAGATCCCATTGATCGCTAGTGATTGTGGTCATATATTATGCGCGGAAAGTTATTTGTGTATTCGGGTGATTTCCTGATTTCAGGCACTATTATACCATAGATGCTCTACGAAAGCAAGAACAAAGTGGGGATTACTTACTATCTTCTGGAGCTTTACACTCTAAGTCAGAACCATCGTTAAACCCTTTGGGGCATGAATTATCTCTACGAAGTTCTCTCGCAACATCAAGCATAAAGTCTCTACAGTTACATCTAAAAAAGAAGTTTCCCCAAGTTAAAGGAATGTGTCTGTCTAGACAGTTCTTTCCTTCACACGCTCCTGGGAGTTCCTTTGTTTTATCAGGTAAACTACACTCAATTTTACCTTCACACTTAGAGTCACAAAACACATCAGTAGACTCAATCTCCATAACATAAGAGAACTCTCTCTGTTGCCAATAGTTCTCCCCAGCGGGTTGTGCAGTAGGTCCAGTTGTTGGTGGAAGGGGAACAAGATCAGTTCTATACCTATGTCTCATCTCACTCCGTTCTTCTGGTGTTAAGCATTTACATTCCCACACAAATTTTAAGTCTGTAAATACTAGGTCGTACTTGGTATATCCATTTGGTGCTACATAAACTACTTTTTGTTCATACTTACCTTCAAAAGTTAGAATCTTATAACATTTCTTATCTTTAACAGTATCGCTGTCTGATGAACCAAAAGAAACCCTTCTACTTAAATCTACCATTATTTTACTCCGTTAGCTTTTTAGGCCACATACCATCAACTTCCCTCTCTGCTGGAGTACACTCAAGAATGTTATCTATTCTATCAATGGTCTTGTCTATTGCTTTATCTCTTTTCTCTAATTCTCTTTCTGCAATTAGTAGGTCTTTTTCTAAGCTAAGTGTCCTAACTCTCTCCCGCAAATAAAGATCATAATCATTAGGCTCTTTCCATTGAGGGAAATCCCACTCAAGCCAGATCATATCAGCTTCGGACTCTCCCTTCATAGAAAGATCTTCGCTGGAGTATCCCTCTTCGTAACCATGACCCCATCCATCTCCCCATTCACCTTCATACCAGCCATTTGACTTTCCAATTAGGTTCATGCTTCCTTTTACTTTACCTACTCCAATACGATCAGGAGTAAGAAAGTTAAGGGTTTTGGTAGGAGTTGTGCATCCTACCAAGAATTGTGCCATCACAAAAAGAGCTACAAAATATACTAATACCCATCGCATACTATATCTAGTTATTCCTCTGAGTAGGACGCAAGAATTCTGTCCATATTTATTTTCCATATCTCTCTTAACTCCTCATGGGAATAATAATTGCTTCTATTCCAATGAATCATGGGAGCATTATAAGTAAACTGTCTGGAGTTTAAATGTTCCATCCAATCACCTCTACGCTCTCTAGGTGCAGTACAACCTAAAGATAGAACAATGATTGCCTCTATCCAAAAGAAGATGATTAAATATCTAAACATTTGCATCCTTATTTATCTCATCATCATCTATAGTTAATTTACCTTGTTCATTATAATAAACGGGTATTTCTCTTTTACTTGAATCACCATCATTCCTACTATACCATGTAGTGAAAGTAAAATATACTGTAAGTATATTAGTAATAAGCATAACGCTGGCTAAGATAATAAGTCCCATACTCATATCTAGGAGAGTTATATGACAGAGCATGATTAGTTACTATCTCCATTTATAATATTAGTTGTGGAGTAGTCTCCTACCCTATCAAAGAACACTACCTCTTTAGCGTATTGTTCTCCTACGACAGTCTTACCCTTCCAATCTGATCCTACAACTATAACATCTGGCGCATACAGCTTTATAACATTCTCTAGGTCACTTGCTGAATCGAAGTAAGTAATCCCATTAATGTATTTAATAGCTTGTAACATAAACATCCTATCCCCAAGAGTGTTTATAGGTCTACCTTCTCCCTTATCTTCTTTAACCTTAGAGTCAGTATCAAGACCTACCATTAGCTCGTCGCCCAAATTATTGGCAAATCTAAATAGCTCCATGTGTCCACGATGTAGGATATCAAAGCAACCGTTAGTCCAGACCTTTTTCATATGTTTTCTATCCTATCTGTTTTATCACAAATGAGAAGATCATAGGAGGGTTTCCCCATACGAAGTTCATGGTGTTTTACTCCCCAGTCAGATAGTTGCTTTTCAGTAAGATCCTTCCAATCAACTCCTGTTGCAGATCCTCTCGCAGTCCAATAAACAATATGATGCCCTTCATCATATAATTTATTTATTTTAGCTATGCTTTCGTACCAAGGAGTTGCATCAGGATAAGATCTTTCTCCCTCATAAAAACATATTGTTTCATCTATATCTACAAAGATGTTCATTCCGTTGCGCGAATTGCCTCCACTAGTTCTTCATCACTTGGGTCATCATAAAAGAATCCCTGATCTTCTGCGTACTCAGAGTCACCAGTATACTCAGGCTTACCAGCGTTCTCCCAGCATACTTTATGCCACATCTCAGGATCTTCAGGGTATTCGGTTACTTCAAACGCACCAATGCGACCGTACCCATCGTACTCACCATAGATGGGATCCTCTCCTTCACGAAGAACAACAGCCTGAGTCATATACTCCCAGCCTGTGGGAACATTGTAGGGTGCTTTGATTGAGTGTCCACACTTCTTACAGTTCCAGCTAAATAGTCCCATTACTTATCCTCCGTCTTGTACTCCATCAGTTGATCGTAATGCTCCTGCAAAGTGTCATCATCCATGTCGTTAAACATACGCCACACAAAATCCTCTAGCATCGCAAGCAACGCTTGAGTAGGTTGACCCATCTCATCATCGGAAAGATCGTCTACCATTTGCCTTCGCAACTCGTCGTAACGCTCTGTATTAAATAGTGTTTCGTTAATCATCGGTCTCCTCATGTTGTAAAAATCCATTTTTTAGCACTCCACAGGAGGAGGCATTTTATCGTCTCTTTGTTCCTTAACCCATAACAGTTGTACTGTTTGGTAATCCTTAATAATTTCGTATGCTTCTTGAATTAAAGTTCTGGCCTTATCAATCTCTGGGCAGTCATCAAAGCATTCAGTCTCATCAAGAAGAAACTGGGCGAGACTATCATCGACCCACATTAGTTTGTCTAGGTCTATGTCAAATCGCTCTAGGTTCTTCTTGTACTTGTTTAGATCACTATTCATCGCCATACCTCATTGTGGTCATCAATACGCCAAATTAGTTCTTGGATACGATCAGCAACTTCACCCGCTTTCTCAGCAGTAAGTCCATCGTACTTCTTTGCATCATCCATACGATCACGAAGAAGAACCAGTTCACTAATAATATTATCCTTACTCATCCTTATCTTTGTGGTCCTCGTAGTTCTCAGTCTCATAAACCTTGTTTGCATAAAGGTTTTTAATATGATCTTCGGTCTGCTTCTCATACCAGTTGTAAAGAAAATCTTCGGCCAATGAGTAGATGATATGCTCCTCACTAGTTTCTAGTTCATAGTCTACCATCTCTTTAATCATATCTTTAATTTCCATCTTCATCTTTTTGTCCCTCGTATCCCATGACCTCTGCAAGATCATCTTCATCATCCCATTGGTGTACTCGTTCCCATTCCTCTACACCATCAATGTCTGCTTCATTAAGAGCTTCATTGAATTCATCAACAGTAAAGCCCCACTTCAAGTAGTAAGGAGCTAGGTCTGCGTCAGAGCCTTCTGCATATCCACACACAGTCACTCCATCATCGTCAGCACCAAAAACACAGCCACACTCAGTATACTTGAAGATGTGCTTTTCCATAAGCTGGGCAGCGTACTCCTCATCATCTTTGTGGTCTGCACCACTCCACTCTTTTACGAGTTGAATACAATTATTAATCTTCATCTTCGCTAATCTCCTGTAGGCTGTAGCCATTGAACATCCAGTTCTCAGCGTCATCAATATCGTACTTCAAGTTTTGAAGTAGCTCATACATACTGTTGTAAGTCTCCCCTATCATCTCGATAGAGTCCTCACGCAGATCATAGTGTTCTTCTAATGCGTACAACTCAGAAGCAGCATTACACAGAGCGTCCCAATGAAATCCCATCCTTTCATGGATCTGGGTAGCTCTTTGGTCTAGGGGTAATTTAGAGTGCGGCATAAACATATCCGTAGGTAAGAGTTACCAACTTGGCCTCATGCACATCTTGGTAACTGGTAAAAGTGGTTTCAGGGTCAGTAACAGTAGCGGTAAAGTGATCGTTCTGGTACGGGTTGTAAGTAACCCACTCAGTACACTTAGCTTTGAACTCAGAGGTAGTGTGCGGGAAGGTCGAAGGAGCGAGGTAAGTCCCTCTAATAAATGCGTGAACATTCTTCTTACCTTCACGGCGAACCTTTTCTCTACCAGCAGGTTGCACAGCAAACTTCACATCTTTCAGGAAGATGCTCTGCCAGTTCGCAAGGTGTTTTACTACCTTACCGTTTCTGCGAATAGAGAAGGTATCGTTGTGGAGGTTGCGGTAGACCTCGATGCGATCACCATGATTCAGCTTTCCATTCCTAAGTTTACTCATCGGTTACTCCCAGGTCTGTAGGGGTGAAGGAAACATTCGACGCTTTCGCACTTTCTTGCTTCTTGGGAGGAGCCGATACAGTTGATGCACATAAGGTAGATAGCCTCCTTACGGCTTCCGTTCGCTGCCTTCTTGGCCCTATCAGGCCACTTCTCCCTCAGCATTTGCTCGTTGGTTTTCGTCATCGTGCGCCTATTATACCATATATAACGCAAGGAGCAAGGGAAAAACCAAATTAATTGGCTCCCTAACTCCTTGTGATTTCAATACTTAGATCGTCTTAGTTTGTTTTAGTGGATTTCAAAGGCTTTGTTGCGCTACTATTCCAATAAGACGATAAGGCTGCATAGGCATCAGTAATCCATTGTGCTTGCTTGGCATAGTCATCCATAAACCGTACCTTATTAGGCTCATCATTCAAACCAAGTTTGTAATATGCTGGGTTCATAATACCCATCTCATCAATCCGATCAATAAGATCTTTTGCTTCTTCTTTAGTCATTATATTCCTCCATTAACTGGTCACTTTTATTATAGTGCCGATTCATACCTAATAATCCATATCCAACAATATCTCGATAGGGATTTTCATCAAAAGCAGTAGGATTATTGGCAATCCTAAACAGTTTATCAAGAATCCTCGTAATAGTGAGGAGATCATCGTATTGTTCGGACTGAATCCCATCTGGGTACATCTGTCTAAGGCATTCGCCACTCTTTCCAAATGAATCACCATACGCTTCCTGTTTTACATATACTGTATGTGCTACACTATCTGCAATATCTGCAAACTTATTACTCTGTTTCATTAATTTTATCCTCCAATAATTTGACTTTTCTTTCCAGTCGTTGAGTCATTACATATTGTGCTAATATGGTAGCGACTACTTGCCGTGACTGTATAGAGCCTAACATTGAACTAGCATACCACTCTATATCATCAAGATGATTACGCAAGGCTAAAGGCAGTTCTTTTACCTGTAACATTTCGCAAGCGCAATCGTGAAGCCAATATTGCTGTGCCATTACACCCAATATGGAAGGGGATCTCCCAACTGTAGGGCGACTTCGTAAAGCTCCTTATAAAGATCTTTTATCTTTTGTGCGGAGTCTCGATACTCTCCCTCACTAGCAATATGCTTGCTATACTTAGCAGAGTGAGCGTCGAACATACGACGATACTTCTTTTCCAGTTCTTCTCTTTTCTTCTTAAGATCTTCCATCAGTCAATCATTCCTAAAAACCATAAAACATAAGTAACAAACATAACACCGTAGCTCATAGCTCCACAACCTAGGAACAGGCCAAGCAAGAACTGCATCTTCTTATCATTAATTTCAATCTTCATATTATTAAGGGTAACAGGTTTTAATGTGTTCTTCGTAATCTGGGTAAACAAAATAGATTCCACAAGCTAGGCATTTTACTGCTTCAAGAGGATCTTCTGGCTCCTCCCAGTTCGTAGCACAATGAGAAGTTAGATGATCCTCACTAGCATACGAATGCTCACATACAGGACAGGGAGGATGGTACTCTACTTTAGTGATACAACTACTGCACAAGAGCAGAGCCGCAAAAAGAAAAGTACCAATCAAGCACCCTATGTTAAACTTATAATTACTGCTCACTTGGAGTATTCGTCCATCGCTTTCTCAATAGACTTAAGAACAGCATCATAGGGTTGACGAACAAGGATAGGCTCTTCCCTGTAAGTGGTGAACATCAAGCAAGAGTAATCAGTTTTCTTTGCATCTTCGAACCGATATACAGTAGTAATGTATGTTACATTCACAAGCATATCATAAGGTTCAACACCTTTAAGGATAATTTCTCCTAGATCACCGTACTCAATGTCTTGCACCCTAAATTCTGCAAATCCAGGGAATACATCACCTTTGTAGGTTCCTAGTCTTTTGATAACAGGGCCTTGACCAAGACCTGTACCTCTTCCCAGTCCTCCACCTCTCTGAGTTGGCATGGCTCCCATGATAAGCATCATCACACAAGCTACTACCGTTAAACCGAAAACTGTCTTTAATACTTTAATCATTATTTAAACTCCACGACAGCCCAATGCTTCCATTTGTTACGCTGTCTTTTTCTCCAGACTACAGAACCTCCATGTTCTTTGGCGAACTTTACTGCGTCAGCTTGTTTATGAAACCATCCTAACCAATGCTCGTAAGGTTGTTTCTTTTGTTGTTTCTTAACCATTTAATTTCTTTAACTCTTCTGCTTCCTGATACCTTACAGGCATATTAAGTTGCTGTGCTATGTTTCTCTCTAAAATCGCTCCTTTACTACTTGCCCACCCGCGCAACATATAAATTTCGTCACATATGACTAGTTTTTTAATAGCTTCACGCATATAATAGTTCCAATCACCTCGCTTCTCTGCTTGTTCCCTTTGGTGATCGAACCTGAGATTTTCAGGAGGGCAAATAAGCATGGGGTTCACTACATCATACCCTTCGCACGATAAAACTTCAGTAGCATCTTCGAAATCTTTTTCACAGGTGCTATTACCAGTAATCGGACCACTAACATACATTTTTGTAGATTCTACTGAACTATTCATCATAATTTTTCCACCTTAACTCCAGCTTTTTTTAATAAGGTGAGACCTTCACCTTTACTGTATGGTTCATCATACACGACCCTCTCTATACCTGATTGAATAATGAGTTTTGCACAATCAAAACAAGGACAACAAGTAACATATAGTGTTGCGCCTTCGGATGAATTAGTAGAGCGAGCAAGTTTCGTGATGGCATTTGATTCTGCGTGTAAGACCTCTGGTTTGGTATAGTAGTGATCCACATGGTCAACATATTCGCAACTATTATCAAAGCCCCTAGGAGTTCCATTCAAACCCTCTGCTATGATATGAGTATCCTTTACAATCAAACAACCTACTTTCCTTCTTTGAGCATGAGAGAGCTTTGCCAACTCTCTTGCCATGTTCATATAAGTCTTATCTAGTTTATCTTTTTCCACCGAAATACTCTACTGCAAAGCCTTCTTCGATTAGTTGCCTGTTAATATTCGTTTGCTCCTGCCCATCCCCTGCATTCTGGTCAGCAAAGACAGTACCTAAGTATCGTCCATACTTACCCTTCTTGTTGGTTTGTAAGATAAGATCTCCTTCGTACTGTTCAAGCAATTCGATAAGTCTCTTCTTACTAGCTAATCCTCTGGCCTTTTCCTCCAAGTCCCTAGTTCTGCTTTCTGGAGTATTAATTCCATACATCCTCACCCTGATTTTGTGTGAGATGTTGAAGCCTAGGTCCACGGTGCAGTCGAAGGTATCACCATCGACGATGTGATCTATAGTTTTTATTTTATATTCGTACATAATTTATATATTAAAAGTGAAGCCCCGCAAGCATAGCGTTATGTTGTGAACGGGTACTAGTTCTGGGGGAAAGAACTTTTCCTCATGTTGCGGGGCTTCTGTTTATTATAGTGGCACTCCCGTCAGGATTCGAACCTGAAATCTACGGATTAGAAGTCCGTTGCATTATCCTGTTATGCTACGGGAGCTTACGAGAATTTACTACTGCTCAACTTTTACTACCCAAGACCTTGGAATAAAAGAACTCTTATCCTTTAAAGTGAGTACCACATACTTTCCTCGCTCAACTGCTCCAAGGATATCAGTATACTCCCAAATTTCAATGGGTGCATTTTCAAATCTCTGTATATGAAACCTTACAGGAGGTTCTACAGCGAAATCAAACAGTAGTTGACGGTATTCTTGCATTGTATTTGGTAGGACGAGTGGGACTCGAACCCACACTTGACAGATTTTAAGTCTGTTGCCTCTGCCGATTGGGCTATCGTCCCATAGATAGCACCTAGTCTTTTTCTATCTCTAAAAATATAACTATGCACTATAGACTTTGTTGCCCGTAATCCCCACGATCCCACTCAAATCCAGCATGGTAATCCTTATCAGAAGGATCAATGTGCCCTTCATCCTGCTGTTCTAGCAGTAGCTTGTTTTTACATCTCTTAGTCCTGTAAGCTACTACGCAAACGCTTTTTACATCAATCTTCTCAATGGTCCATCCTTCGGATTGCACTTCTTCTACTAGTTTTTCTAGTTCACGCAAACTCTTAGCTACCCTAATCTTCCACTCATACATAATTAAATTGGCTCCTCGACTTGGACTCGAACCAAGAACCCTTCGGTTAACAGCCGAATGCTCTACCTATTGAGCTATCGAGGATTCCTCCTTTGGTTACTTCTTTTTAGTTACCTTCTTCTTAGAACTTTTCTTCACATCATCAGGATGAGCAAAGATTGTATCTTTAAGAAGCTCTCTGATGTTTTTTTCCATATTAATTTCTAGCATATCTACTCCTGTAAAATAAAATGGAGGGGCGCAGAGTCCCGAAAGACCCCGCGTAGCCCCTCCTTGCTAAGATTTCGGTTCTGACAGCTTCTCTCACGATCAGCTAATCTTAGCGTATCTGGTAGGCAAGGCTGGACTTGAACCAGCGACCTCAGCTTTATAAGAACCGCGCTCTAACCTGTCTGAGCTACTTGCCCGAAGTAGAAGAGAGAGTGCTGGTTGTATGCAAGATCGTTAAAGCACTCTCTCTTCTTAATGTTAAAGAACGATTGCCAAGGCTGAGTTGCCCCGTGCAAGATATTATATGCCCGTACCTCGAAAAGTAATAAAGAAACTAGCTCTTTTTGGTAGCTTTCTTCTTTTTGGTAGCTTTCTTTGCCTTAGTGACTACAGGAGCATCAGCAACGCCAAGCTCTATCATGGCTCGGCCTTTAGCTACAGGCTTTCCTGCTTTCCTTGCTGCGTTTCTTAATCTTCTTGATCTTCCACCCATTTTAAAATTCCTTAGTTTTTATGATGATAAGTTCGTTATCCACGATCTTTGATGAATAAAGATTCCCATCCTTTTCAGGAACCCTCTTCTCTAGAATTGCTTCTGCTACTTTAACAGAAACATTGTTACGAATAAATCTATTTATATTTCTCGCTCCATATTCTTTTGAATATCCATTTGTAATTATATAGTCAAGAAGAGATTTAGTTTTCCGAATTGGGATGTCTTTAAGCTCCATTTTGGCTATTTCTCGTAAGTTATCTTGCGACAATTGGTTAAAGAAAATGAAATGGTCAATACGATTTAAGAATTCTGGATTAAAATTCTTCTTAACAGACTCTAATACTTGATCCTTGCTCTGTTCATAGTCTACAGGAGACTTATCAAAGCCTACAAGCATTTTATTTATCTTAGTATCATTCAAGCCTTGGTTGGATGTAAAGATAAAAATAGACTTAGAAAAATCAAGCACCTTTCCCATATTATCCGTTACAGTACCATCATCCAAAAGGGACAATAAGAAATCATAGAATTTGGGATGTGCTTTCTCTATCTCATCAAAAAGGAAAATCCACTTGTTCGATGCATCAGCTTTTTCAGCTAAAATACTCGTTTCTGTATGACCAACATAACCTGGAGGAGCCCCGATTAACTTAGCGTAGTCATGCGAGGAAGAGAACTCTCCACAGTTAATCTTGTAAAAGTTACCACTATACTTTTCGCCCAGCGCCTTAGCCAATTTAGTTTTGCCAACGCCTGTAGGTCCGATAAAAAAGTAAGAACTAAAGGTATCCAACCCCGTAGCTAACAACTTAAGCGAACTCATAATACCTTTTATAGCCTCTTCCTGCCCAATAACAGAACTTATTAGGTGCTTCTCTATCCTTTCAATATCGGACAGAGTTGATAAAGGGTATGTTTTTTCGTTTCCCACTTGTGGTTGCTGGTCAATATGAACCTTTCCTATATATTTTTTAAATAACTCATTTGCGTTATTGATCGCAAAATTGGCGTTAATGTCGAAACAAATAAACTCAAACTCGAAATGAGGATAAGCCTCCACTATAGTTGTATATAGAGCAGAAATAAGATCTTCATACACCCCCGCCTTCTTATAATCATCTTCTCCTATATAGAAAGCCTCTAAATCTAACATGAATAAGTCTACTATGGATTTTTTGTAATCCATAACCTTTATGGAGTTGGGACTAGAGAGAAACTTCTGTTTTGTTTTCTCGTATAAACGAACTTCCTCTTCGGGATCTAGTATCTTAACAGAAACAATCTCGTCTAACTCTTTGCAGTAAATTTTATAACTATCAGTCATTTTTTGATAAGTTTTCTAAGTGACTAAACACATTAGCCATGGAAGTTTTTGACCCTTGCTCCTTCTCTTTCATAGAGTCTATCTTAACAACCAAGTCCATAACTTTAACAATATTTGCTTTTGAGGTTTGCGCCAGTTTTAAACAATCCACCATCTGTGACTTTGCAACAGAATCTTGTGGGTTTTCATCCACCATCTCTTTAAAATAGCGATACGCTTCTAAGGCTAGTGTTCTATCCTCAGTAGCGTCATCAATAATCTTTTTAGCGTGTTTTTGGAGTCTATTTGCGTCTAGAACTCCGCGCTTTAGTTGATACTCTTTTGGCATCCTTCATCCTTTCATCTATATAATATGTTAAAATTTCTTCGAAATCTTTACTCGTTATCTCCCAAGGAAATAACTTAAACCAGTCCAAGGTAAAATCTGGACTACCACTTTTTTCTTGTGAACTTTTCAAAATCTCCATCATCTTCCCACTCTGAGTAAATATCAGAATCGTCTAGATCCTCGTTGTTATCCTCTTTTTTTGTAACATCTTCCACTCTCTCTTTTACATTTACTTTTTTCTTTTTCTTGGAAAAAGAATGATTAACCTCTCCTCTAAACTTATATGATTTACTCATTGGATAACTTTTTAGCCTCTTCCAAGAGATCTTCTGCCTCATTAGCATAATCCTCTCTCTTCTCTGCGCGTGTTACATTTTGTTTATAGACTCTAATTCCTTCCATCCTAATCAAAAAAACCATTCCTAATTCTAGTTTAGGGTACAGGCAAAAAATAGAGGCTAGAAAGTTAAGAGTTGAGCCTACAAACTCTAACATATAAAAAACAAGATACTTAAGGTAGTTCATATTAATTATCTTCAATAATATTAATTGGGCCTAACAGATCATTCCTAGTAAGTTCCCTCATAATAATACCATTATGAGGGAACTTTAAAACTACGGTTTCAGACTTTACATCCCAACATAGTTGGGCAACATTAGGGTCTGCCTCCATTAGATCCCACACAAAGTTATAAATTAAACACTTTGAAAAGTATTCCTTAAACTGTGGGGAATTTTTCTTGATATGCTCGTACCCCTTCCTTCTATTAAGGAAGAACTGCAATTGAGCCTGAGTAAGATACAGGCCCTCAACATCCACAAATACTGGTTTTCTAAACTGTGAGTCGTTGTCCATAAAAACACCGTCCAAGATATTTAGGTATCTTGGACGGTCGGTACTTCAATTTTTAGAGTAATTGGAGGCTAAATCCCACAATTCAGTATTAATCTCAAGGTTTTTGTCAATAGAAGTAATAGTCCTGGAAGACCGTCTACCGCCATTAACCATAAACCCTCCACGGATCAGGTTTTCCTGTGCCCTATTAAAGACAGTCCAAAGGTTGTCCTCAGCATCCTCCATTCTGCGCGTTTGAAGAACACTATTAACTGTCATCTCATCAGGGTTCTCGAAACGCAACTTTGCAGCATCAAGACCGAAACTAGCAACCTGCTTCTTGTCCATCTGAATACCCTTCCAATCATCGACCACATCAAGGATACGCTCGGCAGACTCAATGAACTTCTTAGACGCATCAACAACTTGATCGTCAGAGTAACCCATGTGGCGAATCCGAATAGGTGCAAGATGCTCAGTACCCACAACCATGCCATTAGAGCAGATCATACGGTAAAGGCCGAACCTAAGCTGATAGTTAGCCCTTCCATTGTGAGAGTTGAACAGCACAAGTTCAGGGAATGTATCCCCAACTTTACCTTCACCATCCCAAACAGCAGTATCCTCATGCCTGAGACGAATCAGGTGCTTCGCGTGTTGACGCTCCTCATCTGTTCGGCTAGAAACCTGTTGAGCAGAAGTAGGAACCCAACCTTCCTCAGAGAGAACATCAAGGATGCGGGTAGTGGGAATGAATGAGTATTTGTCCGAAAGTCGATCCGACCTAGTGGTAGAAAAGACAGAAGGCATAGTTTCTTTAGTAATAATTCCGTACATAAATAAATCTCCTAGTTTTTAAATCGTAAATGAAAGGCTTCTTCTCTAGTTAGGCCCAAAGTTTTCTCCTCTTTAGTAAGTCTGAATCGTTTACCCGTCTGCTGGGTATACTCTTCAATGCTACTATAAGGAGAGTCTTGAGTATCAGGCTCCTCAACAGGCTTGTCCTTACCGAACGCCTTGTCGAATGCTTGATCTATCAGGCTAGTGAAGAAATCGAATGTGTTGTTTTTTTCCATCGCAATATTATAGGGGATTAAGTATGTAGTTTCAAGTTAATTCTGAAATAATTTTCGTATCGGTGCAAACTCTTGTGAATCCTCGGCTTGCAACAGCCCTTGGAAGTCCTTGGACTGGAATTTCTTGTCTGTGCCTACTACAGAGTACCAAGCTCCTGAACGGGAGACGAGCCCATCAGCCTCCAACAACTTGAGCGAACCAGCATACGGGTTCAAACCCTCATCATATATAAGCTCAAATTCGCACTCCTTGAATGGGATGGAACACTTGTTCTTTGTGTTCTTAACTCTACCCATAATACCAATAACATTCTTGTTATCATCTTTTATGAGATCACTAGTCTTGTTAGACACACACTTAAGATTAACTCCAAGGTAATACTCTAAAGACTTACCACCTGCTGCCATCGTCTCAGGATTACCATACATTACTCCAACTTTATTTCTGATTTGGTTGATTACAACCAAAGCAACTTTATGCTTACGCAGCAAGGGGTTAATCTTTCTAAGACAAGCACCCGTAGCCTTTGCCCTTACTGCTCCCTGCATATTATTCCCTTCATAACTATCAGCCTCATACTCAGCCTTAGAAGGAGACACAGCAATACTATCATATGCAGCAACAATAGGTGTATCAGGGTCAGTCTCCCTAATAGCCAGAATAGTGTCTTCAAGAACTTGAAAACTATCTTCCAAAGTCTCTGGTGCAGAGTAGATTAATTTCTTAGGATCTATACCTAAACTTTGTGCAAACTCTGAGTTATACGCATTCTCACTATCAACAAGGATAGAATAATAACCCTTAACCTGAGCTTCTTTTAAAATGTGCGTAGCAAAAACAGTCTTTGCTGTAGAAGATTCACCATGGAATTGAGTAATCATCCCAATCGGAATGCCCTTAGTGTAATCTCCTGAGATGATCTTGTTTAGGGCATAGTTCCCAGTAGATACGAACCCCAGATCAGGGACTTGCTCTGACAATAAGCCAGCGTTCTTTAGTCTTTTTAGTACAGCTTGATCCATGTACTATTATAGACATTTGACTTATTTAGTCCTCTGGATATTGCCTAAATGATTTGACTTTTATATCCCAAACTTTTGGGATAGAATAGCAAAAAGATCTCTTCTATCTGCATCTGTTAATACAGCATTGTAAGCTATAAACTCGTAAATTGTACCCATGAAAGTGTGAGAGGTGTCAGGGCAGTAGCCGTAGCTAGGGCCGAAGGGGCTTGTGCTTTCTTCACAGCCTAAACCTGTTTGGTCATGTACACCCCACCAAGTCTCTGTGGCGTGTTGAGGAGGGGCTCCACCTACAAACATAGTCCCATCTTTAAGTAATGGATGATCAGGCATTGCAGGAATAACACTCTCTGCTCTAGGTTCAAGAACATATGCGGGAATAGTGTTTCCATTTTCACCTGTTGTTTTTTCCCATGGATTATAACAAGGAGTAAATCCATTATTTCCTGTAGGATTAGTCAGTACTGGACTTCCCCCCATAGAATATATTCGCATTCTTGGGCCACTACGGATAGCAGGTGTTGGGAGATCATCTTCTTCTGGACTTCCAGGATCAGGGCGTTCTACATTGAAAAGCTCTCTATTATCATACTCCAGCATGACTATTTGTAAACCCTTAGTAAGGTATGCCCCATCATCAAAAGTGCGACTTTCTGAACCACCATGACCGTCAGAGTCTGCCTCTGACATAAAACCTGCCTTGCCCTTCTGATTAACAGGGACAGAGTAGCCATCGTTAATAGGATCTTCAACATAATTAACACTTGGACCAGCCTCAAACTGTGGGCATCCTACAATATAAGACGCATTAGACAGCGGATCTACATTCATTTTCCACATATTACCTTGCCACCACCATTGGACTCCATAATCATCCATTGTAGGCCAATTATCTAAATTAGTATACCAGGGCTGTGTGCCTGTGGTCGTTGGCATTTGCTCCGCAGTAGTACCTGGAACTCTGTTGTATAGTAGCAATTGTCTATATGCATGGGGTCGATCATCAGATGATGTAGTGCTTTCTGGACTCGTCCCAGCATTAAAGTAATTAGTATTCTCATCAGGCTCTAAAACAAAAACGAAGGTAGCACCTGTGTTTTTATACTCGTCCGACTGACTGCTGCCTCCTCCTGTATTAAAATGCCAATCATCCAAAGAAGCCCCCCAGAAGTTTAACATTTCGTCAAACCCCTCAGTTTTCATATAACTTCTGTAATTGTTCCCTGTCATTCCAACAGGCCAAGTGCCTTTAGCAAATCTAAGACCTTTGTGCAGGACACCGTTGATCATTTTTTCCTTACATCTTGGAAGGTAATCACTAGTAAAACTAAGTTCGCCAGAGTAAAGCCATTGGTTTGCTGGGTGATTTTTATCAGCAACTAAGTGGTGGTTAGGGAAGGTATCACCAGGAAAATTAGCATTTGTCCACTTTACTACTAAATGCTGGTCTTGAGCGTTGTTACCCGCTTGATTAATAAAGTTGTAAGTTCCACCTCCTTCATCCCAATCGCTCCTGAAATGATACCAAGGAACACCAACATAAGTGGCACCCTGATTCACTGCTAGGTCGTACTCCCCTGGAATACCTGGATTTTGATTAACAAAATTAAGCTTAGGGTTAGTTACACCATTTGGGTTCTTGGTTCCTCTAAAAGAGCCTTTATTTGGTGAGGAGCCAAAAAAAGAACCACCTGTTGCTGTTGTTCCAAACATAATTATTATCCACTATATACTATTTTTTTAATACCATGCTTATGAATTAAACCCATACAACACGGACAGGGCTTGGCTAAGTTGTTGTTGTGCCTGTAAATATATATAGTGGTTCCAACTAGATCAATTCCAGATCTAATTGCCTTGTAAATAGCATGACTTTCAGCATGGAGAGTATTATATTCTCCAGACCCATACACAGGGTGTGTCTTTCTAGTATTGTGAGCTTTAGCTAAAACCTTATTACCTTTTGCTATGGCTGCTCCGATTTTAAACCTGTGCTGTGATTTTTTTGATTCTTGTATTGCCGCTCTCCACGGCGGGATCGGGTCATCTTCGCTCATTGCATTCTATCGGGGTAGTATGCCCCTTCTCCAGTAATTTTAAACTTAGGAAGACTCCCTTTAAAATGCACCTGATGAAGAGTTCCCTCCTCCTCTAGTATGTCAGGATCACATTCAGGACAATGGGTAGGAGGCTCTTCGTCCCTCTCAGTCATAGTCTGGAATATCTCAAAAACCATATCGCACTTTTTACAATGCCAATTATATACGGGCATAATTAATCACCTTTTACTGCTCTGTAGCTGTCATCCTCAAAATGTTGTGTTGAGAACTCAAATAACTCACTATCTTCCAATGCAATCATCTGATGCCGTCTCCCTCTTGGGATTTCGAATACATCGCCTGGAGTTAATAGCTTTTCAAAAGCAACATCAATGTCATCAATGTTTCCAAACTTAATAAGCATCTTACCTGATTGGAGATAGAATGTTTCCACCTTTATCTTGTGGTAATGGTATGAACACTTCTTACCCTTCTCAAAAAACAAAAGCTTTCCACAGTATTTATCATCGTTATGAATCCAAAGCTCATAACCCCATCCTTTCTTATGATATTCAGGCTTCATTTAATCTTTTAGTAATTATTACTTATTACTTCCTCAAAAAATTCGGAGAAGGCAGTTGCCATTCTTTCTAGATCCATCATGCTTAGGTATTGGTGTACACCTACATGGATTCCATTTATTCCAACATACTCTGACTCAGGGAAATCTCCAAGTTTGTGTCCCATAAACTCATACGCCTTGTGTTGTGTAGGAGTTGATCCAAAATTACGCTTCCAATGAATGTTATGATTATCTAAGATCTCACACAGACGATTGATGTTATACTTTTCATCCTTTAGAACTACACTAAACCCATGAGGGCATACATCTGTGCCATCTGGCTGTTCATTAAAGTACGCGAACTCACGATATTTTGCAGTTTCCTTAAGAAGATAAAAGAGATGTGTCTTACGAATTCGGTATGTCTGCCAAAACTCACCCACTCCTTCTAAACCTAGAGATGCTTCTAAATCATTCATCTTGGAGTTGTAGCCTATTCTATCGAATGAGAAATAAAGGTCACCATTCTTTCTACCATGAGTGCGAGTAGAATGTACAGCCTCAGCTACTTCCTTATTATTGGTAGACACCATGCCTCCCTCACCACAACAAATTAGGTGAGCCACATAATAACTAAATGCAGCCCCATCACCGAAAGTACCAATGTAATTATCCTTATATTGAGCACCATGAGCTTCACAGCAATCTTCAAATAACATCAGGTCATGCTTATCAGTTATCTCTTTAATTTTATCCATCTCACAAGGAACGCCCATTGTGTGAACAGCTAAGACTGCCCTAGTTTTAGGTGTAATAGCTGCTTCAATCTTATCGGGATCAATATTCAAAGTGTCTCTCTTAATATCTACGAAAACAGGAGTAAGACCAGCCATAGAAACAGCATTTGCAGTTGCAATAAAACTTAGAGCGGGGACTATAACCTCGTCTCCTCGCTTTGCACCAAACTCATACAGGGAGCTAACCAAGTTCATTACTGCGTCGGTTCCTGAGCTAAGAGCTTTGTTGTACTTGTAGTTAAATAGTTTGCCCCATTTCTCTTCAAACTTTCTAACTTTAGGCCCTGATGATGCCCAATCTTTGGATACACAGTCCAAAAGATTCATCTTTGCTTCTGTGCCTATTCTTAATTCGCCAAATTCAATTCTTCTTTTCATAATTAAATAAACTCAGGATGAGTAATCTCCTTTTTCTGAATATCTCCTAACTGAAGGAGATCATTTTTGTATAATTCTTTATCTTCACTTTCGTTGTACTCATTGTACAATTTCCACATTGCTTTATTGCTTTCATGAGGTTTACACAATTGAGTGCAATTAGAGAAACACTCTTCCTCTTCAATTCGATGCATAACTTCTCGACGCTTTTGCATATTCCCCCAGATATCAAGAAAAGATTTTTCATATAATGATCCATAACTATACTCCTCATAACCCCTATGATTGGTACAAACATAAACATGACCATCTGCTCCGACACAGGGCTGAATTTGTGATCCCAAACATTTTTCATAACTTCTACCATAAAGATCAGGATCTTCTTCTAAATCAGAAAGCTTATACCCATTGATTTGAAACTTACTTCCTAAAATGCTCTTGGCTTCTTCCAGAAGAGGCTCTACCTCATTATACCAAAACTCCTGTTCCCTTTGTTGACCGTCTTCGCGTTCCCTATTAACGATCTCAGGCTTAAATTGGCAGTAATCAACATCGTACTCAGCGAAAACCTTAGCAAAGTCTACTATTTCTGTGTATGTGTCGGGAGTGATAACGAAGCCAACACCTATATCAATCTTCTTACCCTTTTCGTTGTTAGTTTTAATTAGTTTGGAAAGATTACTTAGCATCTTCTTCCAGTTTTGTCCCCCTTTAACTCTGCGTACCGAATTATAAGTTTCTTCTCTTCCAGCATCAACTGAAAAACGAACCCATGTCATGTGATCCACAAAAGTATCAAAAAGGTCATACTTATCCAACAAGGTTCCGTTGGTAAATATTCCCATCTTAATATCTGAGGTTTCACCTACAAACTCGATTGCTTCTTTTAATGCAGGGTTAATTGTAGGCTCTCCACCTCCTGTCCAATTGATAGCTCTAGTGTTCAAATCAATTAAATCTCTACAGACATCTAACAGAACATTCCTAGTCATGATAGACCTGTCGAATGTTTTCAAATCTACTGATTCAGGAAGGTGAATGTATGAGGAGATACAGAAATAGCAACCATGGTTGCAAGCATTACTTGGATCAATTTCTACCAGGATAGGTGCGGCTACACCGTACTCAAAGAAATCAAGTACCCTATCAGCATTAGCTAATATCTTAGCTTTGGGATTAAATATTTTACTTGCCATGTAACCAATCAATAAATTCTTTTGTAGGGTCTGCGAAGTAATCTCTAATTACCGTATCAAAATACTTCCTCGCATTATTTGACTTTTCTTCTATTTCTTCCTTGGGCTTATCGTATATCTCTGTTAATTGGTCTATTAGATTTTGCTCTGACAAATCAGGAACTAAAACCTTGTAAGCAAAATCATCTACATTAACCTTATGCTCACCCACTAAGAAATAATCTTTATCTGTAATTATAATAGGCACTCTATTAAAGTAACAAGTCTCTATAACTCTAACACTATCAATGCCTATCCCTCTAGGACATAATGAAAATATGTGGTCGGTCATTAACTTTGTGTACTCTTTCCTTAGATCCGAACCTTCGACCATAGGCCCACCCCAAACATTGTTAGGGTAAATATGTACTGGAAGATGCCAATGTTTATGCGTTTGGTATAAAGAATTAAACAACAAATACCGTACTGCATGATTAGGTAGTCCTTTAAAACCAAAGGATCTTTCCTCTGGGATCTCGAAATGCTCAGGCTCACCATTCACTATATCCAGCAAGAGATGTGAGAAAGTAGGACGAACAAACAGCTTTTTTATGTGAGAATATTCCTTCAAAGGACCGTTGGTGGTTATGATTGATCCATGCAACCACTCAGGAATAAGAATACCTCCTTCTCCCTCAAGATCAACTATGTGTCTCTCTTCGTTCCCCTCAAAATACTGAAACTCATCAGGATTAGGTCGATTGTTTACATCAGCAAACTGACCCATATAAAAGTAGTCAGCTTCTTCAGGCCCAACTAACTCACAATGATCTACTAAGCCTTTCTTACTTAACGGAACACAGTTAATATACTTGGGATCCTGATCATGAACATGATCCTTAGCATTAGGATATACATATAATTTTAATTTATTCATTCTACACCTTCATCTAAAGCAGCAACATGTGTGGCTAATCTTGTTTCTATGAACTCTTTATATTGCATAGATCCAGCATTCATAGTATATAAGTTTATCTTCCTATTTATGTCATCTTCGCCTCTTTTATTCTCTTCTATTGTGCTGAGGTGGGAGTAATGTGCTACCTGGATTTCAGAAGAAAGATTAAAAATACGAGGTATCTTAGAGTTAGAGTAGACTTCATAGAGTGCAAAATCAGCCAGCCAGCAATAAAATTCTCTCAAAGCTAAGAAACCTAATTTGTCATAGCTGCTTCTTGATATTACAGGAAAAGCGCAGACAGACAAAGCTTTCCCAGAGTCACCTTCATGACTGCCATCACTTACTTTTATATAATAAGCACAGTCTGATTCAGAGCCTCCGAAGAGGTAATTTAATCTCTCTTCAAACTCCATAGAATGCTTTAGAATAGTATCATCCCAGTCATTATTTAGAATCTCGCAGTCATCACCCAACGCCCAAATTAAATCCCCTGTTGCATGACTAGCACCAAAGTTATAACACTCCTCGTTGTTATTTTGTGAAGAACTAGCGCGATCAATAATCTTAACACAATCCCCATAAGAGGTATTCTTTAAAAAGGACTCAATCCTATCTCGATAAGTTACACAAGATGCATCCACAAAATCATGATACGCTAAACCGTTGGTTTTGTGAACCTCATGTAAAGGAGTAGTGTCTAAACCAGAATGATCATCATGGTCCACCACCAAGATAATTTCAATATTTTTTATGCTCTTAGCTCTTTTACAGGCTGTGTATAGAAAATGAAGTAATAGTTCTAATCTCTCACGGGAGGGAACAATTAGAGATATCTTTTTGTCCCCGTAATCTCTTTCTTTTCCCTCCATTAAAAGCTTATCTATCATTATAGGTAATGGTTTGTTCTCCAAAGTAGATAACTTTAAAGAACGCATAGAATCTACCAGTTTATAAGCATCTATAACCCAAGTAAGCAAACTTTGATAATAACCGTAAAATTTTAGATTAAGTCCCGCGTCTTGTAGGTTCAGAGCATTCTCAACAGACATACCTACCTTGGCAGGAGGAACAATGGATAATTCGTTAAGACTATCAAATAAAACATTTGCTTTATTATCAAGTACCTTTCCTGTTCGATATAAAGAACCTCTAAGCGTGGCACTATTCTTTTGCACCTCTTGTGCAAAAGTCTTTAGAAATTTAGGGTCAATGTCAGGCAATATTCGACTCCGCAAAGGTAGAGTGCTTCTCTTCCTTCTTCTCAACTAAACCAGAAGATCCAGAAGGCTTCTTAGATACATCCCTGTTAACAGAACACTCCAAAGGTTTAATATACATGTTGGCTAAGAACTCTTCTCTTGGAAGCCAAGGATACATATCTTCAATAGGCGTGTCCCACCCAACAATCTTAGGCTCATAAGTGTGATATTCAAAGCAGTTAACATCACAAACAACAGGCCCATCTGCTGCTAAAAGCTCTCTAATCTGGTGTCTTACTTTGTCGTACTTACCTTCTTTGATCTCGATAGTCTCAATATCATAAGCTTTAGCAATTTTTACAAAATCGGGAGGGTTATAACCCTTAGGCCCACAGGCTTCGCTTCTACCTTCAAAGTTAACTTCCTGGTAAGCCTTAGTGATCCCGTAGATGTTGTTATTAAGTACAATCGTCTTTAACTTAACTCCATAATTTTTCAGAGTTTGAAGTTCCTGAATGTTCATGTTCATCCCACCATCACCAATAACACAAACGACATTTTGCTTTTTATCGGAAGCAAACCATGCACCCATAGCCCCTGCAAAGGAAAAGCCCATAGGAGAGTTGCCGTTATTAGTAAAATACCTCTGACCCGTCTTAGTTTCAAAAGCATGGTTGGTTACTACAATGTTACCCCCACAATCTGCTGCAAGAATATCGTCCGAGTTCATCTCCTCTGAGAGAATACGCATAAAAGCATAAGGGTGAACAATATCACTCTCATCGAACATATCAGAGGTTACGGGGTCGTACTTTACTTTCCACTCTCTAACCTTATCAACCCACCAATCGAAATTAGGAATAGTAATATTTCTCTCGTCAATCCTGTCCATAAGTAACTGGATAAACAGTTTGGCATCAGATAAAATACACTCATCAAAAGGCACTTGTTGTAAGTGTGGTTGTAGCGCGGGTTCGTCTACATCAACCATATACTTCTTAGCTTCTCTAGCAAAGCTATGAATGTTACCACCCGTAATTCGTCCTGAAATCCGACTACCGATAGCTAATAGTAAATCGGTATTTTGGATGCCAAAGTTTCTTCCAGCACCACCATAGGTCCCAATTCTACCGCCATAATACTCGTAGTCAGAACAAATAATATCGAGAGCGTTCCAAGTAGGAAATACGGGAATCTTGAGCTTACGCCCTAAGTCCAGAATGTCATTCTCAGCACCTGCTAAACGAACCCCATTACCTATCATCAAGCAAGGACGCTCACTAGTGACTAGATCATCTAAATAGGTATCTATTTGCTTAAGAATAACTTCTTCATTATATGAGTTGTTAGTCTGTGTACTAAACCCAATAAGCTTATCAGGATCAACCATAGCCTTTTGTAAATTTAAAGGAATGTCTAGATGTACGGGACCTGGGCGACCAGTAGTGGCTAAGTGAATAGCTTTCTCTAGCTCATATCTAATCTCTTCAGGCTCTGTAATCATCTTCGCATACTTAGTGACAGGCTCTGCAATAGCTACCATGTCTGTTTCCTGGAAACCAATCTGTCGGATTTCTTCAGAAGGGCGAAGGAACTTAGAGTTAATCTGACCTGTAATAAACACACAAGGCACGGAATCATAGAAGCAATTACCCATAGAGGTAACAAGGTTCTGACCTCCTGGCCCACTTGTTACGATAACTACTCCAGGCTTTCCAGAGATTTTTGCATACCCCTCAGCAGCAAATCCACCACCCTGCTCATGCATTACCGCAACATAGCGTGTCTTTTCAGCCCTAACAAATGCGTCAACAAGATCTCCATTCGCTGCTCCATAAACAAGAAAAATATCCTCGATACCCAGATCACCAAGGTAGTTAATTACATAATCCGAAAGTTTTTGCTCCACTTAAAAATCCTCCAAAGGTGCATAAAAGTGCTCTTCACTTGGGAAAGAACCATCCCTAACTTCAGAGCAATAATCCTCCAAAGCTTCTCTAATTAATTTACCTGCTTCGCAATATCTCTTGGCAAACCTAGGCTTGAACTCAAAAAACATACCAATTAAATCGTGCAGGATTACAAGCTGACCATCAGTTTCATTACCTGCTCCAATCCCATAAACAGGTATGTCTAATTCTTCAGCGATCATTCTCGCTGGTTCTACAGGCATCGCTTCTAATAATAAGAAAGAGCAACCCGCCTCCTGCACTCTTCTAGCCTGATCTAAAATTTCACGAAAGGACTCTTTCGTTTTACCTTGAACTCTATGTCCACCCAATTTGGCCTGACTTTGTGGTGTTAGACCTAAGTGACCCATAACCATAATGCCTGCGTCTGAAATGGCTTTAATTCTACTCTCGGCTACTCCTTCAAGTTTAATGCAATCCATACCCGCTTGAATAAACCTACCTGCATTTCTAACAGCATCCTCATCCGAGGCTTGATAAGAAAGGAAAGGCATATCACCTATGAGAAAAGTTTTATCCGCACCGCGCTTAACAGCCTTACAATGACTAATCATTTCATCCATTGTAACTGGTATAGTGCTTTCATGACCTAAAGTTGTCATGCCTAGCGAATCACCTACAAGAATCATATCAACTCCAGCTTGCTGGGCTAGTTGAGCTTGTGGGAAATCATACGCTGTAACCATAACAGCATTAGTTTTTTCTTGCTTATATTTATTAAGCGTAAGTATGTTACATTTTTTTCGTTTAGAATCACTCATAGGGTCACATATAAAAGAAGAGGGGGAGAAAATTTTAAGCGATAAATTTTCTTTTTAAAGTATGGGAGAGCATCCGATCTAGTTCAGTAGTAAAAGTTGCTCCATACTTATCAGTCATGCGAGAAACATAATCTGAGTTAGTGAAGTATTTTATAAATGCCTCATCCCTAAAAGCAAGAACTTCACCTGGGGTAAGGGTTTCTGTTGGCAAATTATATGTTTCATACGCATGTTGAGAATACCCTATCCATCCTGGATAATCACTATGCTCAGGTAGGACTTCTGGATTATTTGCGGAAAAGTCCTCATGTAACTTCGACCCTGGATAAGCCATAGCGCAATAAAAGTTTGCCCAATCGGTGTTTAAAGCAATTGCTAGATCCAAAGTGTTTTGCATGCTTTCTTTTGTATCATTGGGCAAGCCGAAAATATAGTTAGCACCTATGTTAATACCGTGATCATGGATTTTGTTTACAATGTCTACAATATTTAAGTCTTGGAACTTACCTTTAACAACACCTTGTCGGACATCCACATCTCCCGACTCAATACCCAATCCAACCCAGTTTATACCAGCTTTTTTCATGGTTTTAAGATACTTCTCTTTTACAGTATCGACCCTTGCATAACACCAAATATTAAACCCGTAATCTCGTTCGATTAAAAGCTCACAGAGCGCCATGAAATGCTTTGGATTCAGAACAAACATCTCATCAGCAATCTTTACATTTTTAATGCCCATCTCTGCAATTTTATCGAACTCTTTAATCATTACCTCTGGGCTCCAGTATCTAAACCCAGAACCTCCAAAAGGCGAATTTATCATACAGAAAGTGCATTTGTATGGACAACCTAAACTAGTGTAAACTGCGGCAAAAGGTTGATTATCACACTCATTTGTCCAGCTATGCCAATTGGAAGTTCTATACTTGTCCATGGGAAGAAGATCCCACGCCAACCCAGGAAGCTCTTTATCTAAGTCGGTAATTAAAGGCGCAGGTTTAGTGTTTTTAATCTCTTCGTTTTCCAAATCATAATACCACAGACCTGGAACGGTGGATAGTTCCTCCTCATTAAATATATCGACTTGTAACAGAGCGTCTAAAGTGTATGGTCCTTCACCCTCACAAACAAAAGCCCTTTTGTCATCTAGAAGAGTCTTTTTTGGCAAAGCAGAAGGGTGGGCTCCTAAGTAAATCCTAGGAATACCATACATATCAACCTGCTTCATAAGCTCTATAGCGCCCACCATATTCTGAGTGGAGGCAGAGGGTTGCTGCCCGTAAACTACTACACCCACAAAGCGAGGCTTGGCAACACCGATAATTTTACCAGCTTCAATTGCACTAAGCCTGTTAGCTTCGCAATCTAAAATATCTACCTTGTAACCCTTATTAAGCAAGAACTTTGCTATCATAGCAGCCCAAATAGGAGGCTCGATAGCAGAGAAGTCTTTACTGAGATCTTGATAGATCTTATTAGAAGCATTAGGATGAACAAGTAGTATATCTAAATCTGATTTCATAGTGCATCTCTCTCTGAAAGTATTGGATTTTTTATAGGCCAAAAAATACCCAAGTTCCGATCATCCCAAGCAGCGGTTATCTGTTTATCGGCACCTTTATAATAGCTTGTCTGTTTATAAGAAAAAATACATTTCTCACTTAAGCAAAGATGCCCATTTAAGAAACCTTTTGGGATTAAAACCTGTAACTTATTTTTATCGTTAAGTAGGAAAGATTCCCATTTCATATATGTGGGAGAATCCTCTCGCCAATCAACTACAACTAAATAAATCTCTCCATGTAGGCATTGAACTAACTTATCGGTTACATGGTCGCCATGCAACCCTCGCAGGACATTTTTCCTAGAGATTGAAATTTTATCTTCAACAAAAGGATCTTCTAAATGAACTTGACCTAACAGTTTTTCGTAAACTCCAGCCTTGTAGGTTGTAAATATCTCACCCCTGAAATCATAACTTACAGAAGGGTTGAATAGAAGCACATCTTTAAATTTTTCAGAAGAGACCTTCCACTTCATTCGATGAACTCACTTTCAATATTATCGTAATCTAACTGCTCCTTCTTTAAGAACATGTTATCCTTTAAAAACTCTTGCAAGTTTTCGTTCCTACAAAACCCATTATCATCATAATGGTCAGGGTCATGTATCAGTACACCGTTACACTCTTCGTACCCAAAGCCTAGAGGATATCCCTCTTCGCAAATTTTCTCGATAGGTTTTGGGGATCTAAACAGATGCTGGTGTGGCTTTAAATGTGATGGGAACTGCCCATGAGGTGCAAAACCAGCACTTGCAACATCCAGACTTTTTAAATGCTCTAACATATTTCTAGGATCAATAACCCAGTTCTTACCTAGTGCTGCACACATAAAAGAATAGACAGACTCAGTACAATACGATGCAAAGATATCAGGAACTAACCTCTCATTATATGCTTTATAGTATTCGTTAGAGAATAACTCAAAGTGACCATTAATCGCTTCCCCCACGGGAATCACTATCTCATTTGTATCGTCTGAATCCCCCACAGCCTCTAAGAAAATGTCTTCTTTTTGAAAACCTAAAGAAGTATTAGCCTCTTTTTTTATAGCCTTCACATTACCAGCACTTTCCAATAGCTTATCAATTAAATGTCTAGGAGCAAAATCATTCTCCACCAAGGTAGAGACCAATGAATACGGACCAGAGTTTAATGTTTGATACATATTACTAAATATATTCTTCTTAGGAAGTTTTATTCCTGAATCAATATAAAGATAACTATCAAACTCACCAAACCTCTTAACTGATTGATACACAGTATGGTTAAATGTAGCGTTTACAGGTAACACCTCTTCAATAAAATTATACGAGATACTTTCCTCAAAATACTCCCGAACTGTGTTCCGCGTTTCTGCATCGTTAAGGCAGCTAGACATCACCACTTGGACTCCATCTAAATCTTGCTCTAACAAGCTGGAAATGCTTCTAATATACTCAGCCGACTGTCTTGGATTCTTAAATATACCACAAGTGTTGTATACCGCTAGTAACTTATTCGCCATCTTTAAACTCACTTATATATGTTTTAATTTTTTCTATGTCTTTCTTTTTCGCGTCTCTTAAATTTTCAAAAACCTGGGGAACATTATCTTTAGCAAACCTTTTTCGACCGTCAAGATATGTGTCATCAAATTCAGCCTTCCCTAATGTGAAGTGCATATGTTCATTGTAAATCGGAAGTAAATACTTTCTACCTACTGCGTCTGCCAAATCATTTAACCATGTGTCAGCATAGTCGCAAGAGAAATATGGAGGGTTAATATACCCTAGCACATCAAACCATTTCCTGTGAATAATTGGATGTGTGGCAAAGTCAGGAGGATGTTGGGTTTCACCTCCATCAACGCCATAAACTAAAGCAAGTCTGTCTGGGATTTTTTCAAATGCCTCAATAACAAAACGATCCCAATGTCTAGTTCTCATTACAAGATCGTCTCCCGCCAAAAACATGATGTTTTCATCAGAGGTCATTTCAAACAATTTATTTGGCATTTCAGACATTAAAATCCGTGGACCCACCATGTAAAATACATTGTTGGGGAATGCATTAGACAGAAATCTAGCGCCTGCGAGACCATGTAAATCATCCTCATCAATGTAAAGATACATTGTAATGTACGCTGGGTATCTTGCGGTTTCATTAACCGAAGCCCAGAACCGCTTAAGCCAATTAGTTCTACCTCTTGTTGGAAGAAGTATTGCTATCTTTTCAGTCATAGGTTCGTATACTGATTTAAGCTAGGACCTAAGATAGTAAAACACTTCTTAAGCTCACGAATACCATCATCAAGGGTATAATATGGTCTCCAACCCAATGACTCTATTTTTTCATTGGATACAATATAGTCTCGCTTGTCAGGATCCTCTTTAATGGAATCACATTGGACCGATAATGCAGGGAAATGCTCTTTGATTTTATAAGTTAGCTCTAGCTTAGTAAGATTAGCATCAGAGAGCCCTATGTTATAAGCATTACCTTTCATAAACTCATAATTCTGTATAGCAAAGATAAATGCAAGGGCAACATCTTGCACATGAATGTAATTCCTATTAAAATGCCACTCAAATAAAACTAAGTATCCATCTTTGTAGGCTTTGTAGGTAAAGTCGTTAACAAGTAAATCAAGCCTCATCCTTGGTGATACACCAAAAACAGTAGCTAATCTAAAAGCAATCTGATCGTCTTTAATTACAGCATCTTCTGCGGCACACTTGGTCTTACCGTAATGAGAAATTGGATTAAGGGGCGTTTCTTCAGTGCAATGAACGCCTGCCTCCCCTACACCGTAACCACTATTGGTGTTAGGGTATATAACTTTACATGATGGCTTTTTGTTTTTTAGTATAAACTCAATCTGGTTTGTGTTAACCGCAGTGGCTAACTCCTTATCTGCTTCACAGGCAGGAAAACCTACTATGGCAGCTAACGGGATAATTACATCTGCCTCTTTAACGAGAGGAAGTAATTTTTCCTCATCTCTTACATCACCCTGAACAAATTGAAAATCTCCACGGTAGCAATAATTAGTAAGAGGAGTTTGCTTATACATTAAGTTATCATAAACTGTAACCTTATCCCACACATAAAAAGAAGGGGTTTCTACTTTTTCCTTATACTTTGGATCATGGTAAGCAAGTCTTGCTGACTTCTTGGACTCCATCAACTTTTGGACAAGAACAGAGCCAAGATAGCCTGCACCACCTGTAATTAAAATCTTTTCACTCATCTACTACTGTCACTCCTCGTTTCTGGACTACCTTTGTGGAGCATTCATTTGCGAACACAATAGCCTTAGTTATGTCTTGCGTTCTTAAGTATTCAACGACTAAGGCCGCTAAAAATGTATCCCCAGCACCAGAAACATCTTTAATGTCTACTTGGTCTACAAGGTAGTCTATCTTATTATACCTGCAACCATTTTTTCCTGTAGTAACAATCAGTTTTTTATCATAATTTTCATCAAGAGATAGCTTTGATTTCTCGTACTCAACCGAGTTGATTTTTATAAACTTAGCTCGCCTAGCCCAAGAACCTAATACTTTCTTAGTATCTAAAAAGGTTACAGGGTGACAGCGAAAGATATAATCTAAATCATCTTCAGTTAAAAAGCCTTTATCGTAGTCAGAAACAACAATTGCATCATACTGATCATAATCAATCTCTGAAACATTCCCTCTCTTAATTTTATCGTCATTTTTATCAATACGGATAAACATTTGATTAGTGCGATCATCAACATACCTAACCTTCTGTATATCCTTCCAATTACTATTAGTAAAAATCTGACAATCAACTCCTAGAGATAAAATGTTTCTCTGCACATGCATAGCCATTCCTGGGTTATCTAACTCAGAAATAAGTGTAAACACAGGTACTGGGGCTTCAGGTGCTAATCGACTACAATCACCGTAGCAAAACTTATCCTGGCAGGTCTCACCAATAACAAGAACATTCACCAACTAATCTCCCAGTCCTTAAAGTCAGCAGCAAGGCAATCAATTTTGTAGTCCTTGCGACCTCCGAAAAGCTCCTGGATTTTATTCTTAGCTGTATTTCTAATACCGTTTAAACCATGTGTAAGTTCTAGATTATTCCCTTCATCAATACCTTTTCTGTAGTTTGCCTCATTATGCCATATATGTAAATTCATTTGGGCGAGAACAATCAAAGATCTAATAAACTTAGCATCTACTTTTTTGGGTGATGGTTTACTAAGTAGTTGATCAATGTCATGCATAATCTGATTTATTTCAATCTTATACTCATCTTTATTCTCAGGAATAAAAACTTCTTTTAATTGTACAATAGAGAGCCTATCAATTAGCTCTGAAAAAGTGGGTAAATATTTTCTGTAGATGTCATCCATTTTATATCTCCAATGCCTCCTTCCATAATTCTAAAATTTCTTTCTTATCCATATAAGTAGCGTTAGGATCGTTTTCGTCTAATCCTAAGTATGATGTTCCCGTTTGCTCACACTCTGCTTTAATATAATTAAAGGTCTCCCTCTTAGAAGAATGATATACAGAATGAAGCGAATCATACATAGCTTGCTTGTCCTCTGTGTATTCTTTCCACACAACCTTATCGTTTAACAAGGGCTGTACTTCATTTTTAAAGTAATCAACTTCTGTTACAGCCCCATATAAATGCACTTCTTTAAACCCGTCTTCTAAAGCCCTCTTGATTGATAAATGAGGTCTCTTATGTGAGTCTATACTTCCTATTACTCCAGCGACACTGCTATCCTTGTATAACTTCTTCTTTAGATCAGAAAGAACATTCGGGATGACCACTGAAGGCTTATCCACATCATGCCAATCTTTTTGGAAATTAGAAACATAGTGAATAAAGTTATAAATAGCCAAAGGGACGATATCCTTAACTGGCCGTAAATCCGTCTCATGGCATGAGTACACCATCTTTCTCACAGGATACTTATTCCCAACATTTATAAAATGAAAAATAACATTATCATCAGGATTTGCTCCTGCCTGATCTAAAGGTAGTCCACGACATTTATCCATATGCCATGCATGGGGACCATAAAAGACACAATCAATCCCATTATCATTAAACATATTACATAGATTAATGAAAGCGGTAGTTGATCCCCCAGGGTTTGACCAACCACTAAGAATTTTGATAAATGGTTTGCTCATAATTTTCTAATTTTTTGTATAACTCATCATACTCTCTAACTTTGAAGCATTCTCTGTACAATTCTAATCTCTTGACAGCTACTTTATTTAAATCGAAATACATGTCTGAAAGCTTGTTTAGATTTTGTCCCATGTTAATCCGATGCTTTTTATCTCTAATAACTTTAGTTAATACTTTTACCCATTCAGATTTAGACGCTTCAGGGCTAATAAGATATCCAGTGACTCCGTTCTGGATGGTCTCACTATAACATCCTACATCCGAGGCAATCAAGGGGACAGAGTATCGCCCACACTCAGCTACTTTAATTTCAGATTTTGAATCATTAAATGGATTCATTTGAAGAGGTGCTATAGCAATATCCATACGAGAGTAAATAGCACCATAATGGTCTGCGGGAAGAGCATTGAAGATATTGTAATTTCTAGCACCTTTAAATCCGCGCATCAAAATACGCTCATAATTATCCCAAACATCGTGTTGCCAATCTCTTTTCTGACCTTCGGCAATGGGAGGTCTTCCATAAAAGTCCCAGCTAATATTCTCTCGCCCAACTTTTTGGTTTACAAAATGAGGAACTCCAGCAAACTCTTTCACATCTTCTTCATGATGAATCCCCCCTGCCCATCCAATCCTAACAAATCTTTTTCTAGGCGACGGTGCTTTTGGAACATTCCAACAATCGAGATTATAATCAACTGCATTTTTTACTACTGCGAGAACTCCACCACAAAAATCTTTAACTCTTTCAGCAAACTTTATTTGTGTTACTGTAACAAGGTCTGAATTATTGTAGTAAAATTTTGTAGTGTCAGACAGCCCTTGCTCTTCATACACCTGCTTTAACCTGTGACCGTCATATAATTCGGTCAACAAATCATCAGTATCATAATGAACAAATTTCCCAAACTCTTTTGCTTTGCCTATTACTCTACCCGTGTACGGGGCTCCCCAGTTACATATATTATGGACAAAAACTACATCTGCCCATTTCATGTTTTCAAAGTCCCAATCTTCTTTCCATTGCCCTGCTTGCTCCCCTTCTTCTATGATCCCTAAGGGATTTTTATCAAACCTCATTTCTAACAAATGAGGATATAACTCTAGGAGCTTTTGAAACGGAGCCCATGCTCGGTAATATGCACATCCACCATCATTAGCGGGTACAACAAGTATCTTTAATCTATCCATAATAAAAATATAGGGAGCCGAAGCTCCCTATATTATAGCCATTAATCTTTATTAATAAAGATTAATCCTCCTCTTCATTACTTTCTTCTTCTAAATCTTGCTCGTCTTCTTCGATCCCTAAAAGTTCTTCAAGCTCTGCAACCTTCTCTTCCATATCTGCTTTCTGGGCCTTGGCTCCTTCGAGTTGCTGCTCAGTATTAGCAATGTAGTCAGTAACTTGCATCACATTTTGTGTGTAGCCTGTAAGCATCGTTTTAAGAAATTCTTCAGCTTTTGCTTCCATTACGCTTTCTCCTTAAGTGCTTCTTTTTTGTTGTCAGCTACCTCTTTATCATTAGCAGCCTTTGTTGCGTCTGAGGAATGCGAAAGACCTAAGCCTGAACCTAAAGACTTAACCGCTTCACCAAACTCAACATTCTTGTTAAGAGGAACAACTGCCATAACCATATTAGAGTAATGTTGCCTCTTTCTTGGGCTAAAAACAGATCCAACCCCTTCCCATGCAGCTAGACTAGGAAGGAAACCCTTCAGCATAGTCCACAGAGTATCAAGAAAACCTCCAGGAGAATTAGTAGTACCTTCTCCTAAAAAGCCTTCCACCATGGAACAAGAAGTTAATCCTATCCCGAGTATAGCTGCAAAACCGATCATATAAATAGTATTTTTCATGATTGTAGCCTCTTCATATAATCATCATCAGAGGCATCATTTGAAGTTTGATGATTATCGTTAGCAGATCTTTCTACCGCAGAAAACGGATTGATGCTTTCGGCAACCTGCTTTAGTTCTTCATAATCCTCCAACTTAACGAGGGAGTAAATATCATGAAGAGATTCCATCCACGCTGCGGTCTCTTGCCCAGAGCCAGCTTCGGAGGGCTTAGGACGAGGCGCAGACTGGTCGTACTTAGGCCACTGGCCCTCCATAACTTTAATAATCTTAAAGTCATGCCCGTCCTTAAGATCGGTAATGTCACCGTAATCAGGATCACACATTGCAGCAATGATCTTCTTAAAGAGGATAATGCCAACTGAAAGAATCTTAACATCTCCAGTTTCACGCTCAACTACATTCATGTAGTAGCGATCTCGACCTTTAATCTGTCGAGCCAAATTCTCGTCCTTTGTGGGCTCTTTCCACAAAGAATAGTAAAGGTTACAAATGGGGCATTGTTCCCCATGAACCTGACGGCAATGGATGTTCTTAACATTCCCATCGCTAGTAGGTACGCGATGAATCTTTGTCATCGCGTAAAAATCCAAATCGTCCTCCTTGGGAGGAAGGATTCGTAGAACTGTTGTCCCCTCTTGGAGTTGGACGAAGTTATTGCTAAAGTCGCTAGAACCTCCCGATGCGGGGTTGGACAGCTTCTCATGCATAGCTCTAATTTTATCTAAATCAATTGCCATTTTTTTTCTCCTGTGTCGTAGTAGACAGTTTGTTGGTTAGGCTATTATACCCAGTTGATTAAATTATTGTTACGAATATATATTTTTTTCTGCTCGACCATTGGCCGAAAGTTGGATAAGCATATCTTTTCTATGAATAAAGGCTTGAACTAAACTCTTTAAAAGGTTTAGTTTATGCATAGACTCATTAAGAGTGGTGCTTAATTCTATGTAGGTACTATGAGAAAAAACATAATCATCCAAATCTTTAGCAGTAGCTTTCTTCCCCTCAGCTTTGCAACGGATAGAATAGTCTTTCCTTGTTTCAGATGCGAATTGGGTAACTCTTAGAGAAGATTGCTCAACATCTTTTTTAGCGAGATCACAAAGTCCACTATAGTACGAGAACTGACTTGCATGTTTTATTAGCTCATTATCAATATCTTTATCGCTAATTTTTATGATAGAATCAGAAATGTCTACAAACAGATCCCAATCCAAATCTTGATACGCTAGAAGTAAGTCATCAGCCCTGCTCATGTAAAAGCTCCTTAGATAATTCTGGGTTTAGTCGAGCAAACATCATAATTGCTCGGGAGACTGTAATAGTCAGTCGTTCGTTAGAAGTATACACATATTCTTCATCTTCCCCCTCACCTTCACCTCCCATGCCGCAAAGCTCTAGATAGGCATGACATATCTCATGGAAGAGTGTCTCCCGTGCGGGAGCGGATTCTATTTTATCTTCAAGGTGGATTTGATAGGTATCAAAGTCACAGGTTCCCCAACAATTTGAAGAACCTGATTTTAAACCTTTCTTAAATACAATATCGAAAGTGGCCCAACCAACATTCACTTTTTGAAGCTTTGGGTTATCTTTTATTTTATCAAAAATATGATTACTCTTCGTCATCGAAATAATCCTCACCCTCTGTTAGTCGTAATATGCTGTAATCAATATTGACAGGAACAACAAACCTTTGCTTGCCGTTTCTCGATTTCATCACATAGGCTCGCATCCTACCCTCATCAAATTCTTCCTCTGTTTGATTTAGGGATACGGCATAGTCACAAGTACGAATCTTACCGTAAGCATCAGCCAATTCAGCATCTGTAATCAATTTTACCGATCTTCCTTGTCTGTTAGTTTGCGTTGCAGTCCAGACCAGAATATTGTTTTCAACCGCTAAACCCCGAAGCTCTTCACTAATTCTTTGTTGTGCTTGATACTCAGCTAATCCTTCGCGTGTAGGTCGCATAAGCTCCAGATAATCTAAGAGGATAATGTCAGGTACAAAGTCTTCGTAATTCTTTAGCTGAACCATCAAAGATCTTACCGCATTAACAGTCGCCAAGCCCGTAGGGAATTCTTTGATAATCAAACGACTCTCAGGGAACTCATCTTTAAAGACTTGAAGCCTCTCAGTAACGATATGGTACTTCTCTTTTAGGTTTCTCTGCTGTATAAGTGTGGTTACAGAATCAAATCTTTGAGCAATTTTGTCTTCACTCATTTCAAGAGAGATGTAAAGAACCTTCTTATTCTCCATCAACGCTTGAACGCCTTGGTTAACAAGATATAAGGATTTGCCAACCCCAGGAGGGGCAACAACCATAGCTAACTCTTTCCTGCTGAGGCCCCCCTCCAGTTCTCTATTTAGAGTTGGGAAAACCAAGCTAAAGCGTTCGCCTTCAGCCTCCTTAAATATACGCTCAAATCTACCTTTAATATCGTCAAAGTAAAGGTGTCCATAATCAACATTTCTATTAACAGTTAACGCCTTTCTGACTACGGATTCAATCTCATCAATCTTATCATCCTTCATCAACCCTATACTTTCGGTAATGGCTGATTTCATAGCCTCTTTTCTAGCAAAAGATTCTACTATATCCAGATAAAACTCAACATTATCAATAGAAGAAGTGTCCATGCTGTTGATGTAGTGTAACTCATCAACATAATCAGAAAGCTGCTCCTTACCTTCTTTTACATCCTTAACTTCTTCAACTAAAAAATCATCAGTAGGAAGACTACTATACTTGTCATAGTGCGTCCTGATGGATGAGAAAAGTGTACCGTGAATCGGGAATTCAAAATATTCCTCCTTCACAAGAGAAGCTATCTGGAGATAAAAATCTCTATTGTATTTGGAGAGGAAGAGAATACCTCGTTGGATATTCTCACTAAAATCGTATTTCATTTCTACTGTGGTTTATCGAAGTCTAATTTACCTGGATCTCGGCCCACATTGTTATAGTTGTCTCTCGTCAATTGTTTAGCATTATTAATAGCATCTGTGAATTCTTCCTCAGTTCTCCTTTTAGCTTTGCCTTCCTTTACGAATTCTTCGCCATTAGGAGTTACTCTAGAATAGTGCTGCCATCCTTTCTTTATTGCTCTTTCTGATCTTTCAATCGAATCCTTTAAGAACTTATCTGCTTCCTGTTTATTCATCCCCTTGAGATCATATTCTTTATTCCTAGCCCTTACAGTATGGAAATCAGTATCGGTCCCCCAGTTAAAATTAGGCAGTTGTGAACCATAATATCTATTACCGAATTTACCACATTTTTTAGGGCATTTGGTTTTTTTAGGAGCTTTCCCTACAGGAGCCTCACGCTCCCAAATAACACCACAGTCTTTACATAAATAGTCGAATTTAGCCATTATAATGCCTCCTACTATTATAGTGGGTGCATATTACTATTCACAGCAATTGCAGCATTTATCGGATACTACGCACTCGGATAATAACTCTTCTATAACATCACATACCGCTTTTTTCATTCTGCCCATTGTGCTATTTGCCTCACAGTCAGCGTTTCGTAAAGCAGTACGAACTTTTTTCCCAAACTTTTCTGCTGCTTTTTTAGGGTTAAGAATTAATTCATGAGCACTCCAATCCATACCACCCGAAGATTGATTGCCATCAGGAGTATCCATGCCGAAAGAATCCATCAAATCAGAATCAGATTGTGAGGCTGGAGGTAAAGAATCGTCGCTGCCCATTCCTGTATTTTTACATGTAAGGACTGGCGCATCGTTAGGATTGCGGGGAGGTTGATTTTCACATATTGACCAATTATATCCCGTTCTGTATGGAACTTGAGCCCCTGGATGCTGTGTATCTCGCCTTTCTATTGTTTTTACTTTAACACAATTATCCACGCATTTTAGATCTTCAGACCTGATAATGCCATTGCAAACAGTTAAACATTTTAAAGTCTCACCTTCAAAGGTAGGGGCACAACACTCACTAGAGAAGGGCTTTTTCTGTAATCTTTTAATTTTTCCAGAAAAAGTTCTAGTTATCACTGTTCCGTTTGTATGTCTTAGGCTTGCAGGCTTTCCATCTGCATCTTTCAAGCACTCTGGGAGCTTATCGGCTAGAGAACCTTGAGTGGCTATTAATTGGTCTGCTTCTTCTTTAGTGGTACACCAATCAGAAACCTTTTTTCTAACCTTAATTTCAATGGTCCTTCTATTCTCTTTATGCTGATGTAAGGGTCTACCCGCACCTGGGGGGTTTCCTGGATCTCGATTATCACCACCGATCCCGCCTCTTTTTATGTTTACACCACTTTCTAATTTAACACTAAAATGAAACTCACACTCCTGTAAACATTCACATGTTTGCGTCCCTGTGCCCGTTCCTGGTGGTATTCCGTCTCCGTGCGTTCCAAATAAAACCATTACCCTTCCTCCTCCTCTTCACAATCACAGCAAAGTTCTGTGCTTACAAATTCCTGTACAGGATTGCCAGGACCCCCGAGAGTAATAGCAAAACTCTCACAATTCTTTTGCATTTGTTTAAGCATTCCGCAAATCGCTTTTGATGAATCGTTTCCTCCTGCTGCTAAAGCTTGTGCTAAATCATTACCAAAAGTAGTTCCGTGAGGTACAGTGGCAGGAAATTGTTCATTAACTACATCATTATTATCAAAATAGGAATTATCTTCTAAAATATCAATAATACCCTGTTCACTTTCTGAGGTAAGACCCGCTTCTTCAGCAGTGTCTTTCCAACCTGAATCCTTATCACCACATTCTTTTCTAAATTCTACAGCGCGAGGGGGTTGTGGTTCTCCAAATGCTTCAGAACGAGGTCTTGCATGTCTTATACTTATTTTGCATTGCTGCTTGCATTGTCCTACATCCTCAATAGAGCCACAATCATTATCAAAATTACCCCAGCAGGCAGGTATATCATCACAAACCCCTGTGTCTGTAGAACCTAAGATTTTTCTAATGAGTGTGCGGCTTCTGATGTTACAGGATGCTTCTCTTAATCCACCTCCAGTAGGAGTTCCGAGAGGCGAAGACGCATTTGTTACAGCCCCTCCAAAACAGTCTTGATCAGGAAGCTCTAAACTTCCCCAGGTGCTACATTCACGAAATCTTTTAACAGAAAACATCAGTTTTATACTCCTGATCATTCCCTGCTCAGTAAACTCACCTGTGCCAGCTTGGACATTATCAGGTAACTTTTTATTTAAATTTATACTGATTGTGTTATCACATATGTCTGTGCAATAACATTTTTCATCAGGTGGACTATCATCTGGGGAAACTCCAGGTTGTTGTGTTCCGAAAAATTTTGCCATAATACTTCTCCCTTTTATATAGGGACTACTCTTGGCAAAAAAGATTGTTTCTTTACGGAGTTATAGCACCTCTAGCTCTCCACCTAAATAGAACTTCTTTCTTTTTTTCGTTTTTTATTATGGATATTACAGCTTGTGTTTGATCCCAAGGAACTTTTCGAACATGAGAAATTGCTTTCCACATGCTATCTACCCCAGCTACTCTCATCTGAGTTCTACAAGCCTTCTGACATCTAGCCTCTGCTTCCGAGATTAGGCGAATACCTAAAGGAGAATCCTTATTAATTTTATCCTTCTTGATCTTTTTCATCTCGGGGGTTACTTCCATTAATTTGGACCAGTTTACCACTCCAGGCTGTTTTACCATTCTAGGCTCCTTTACGCCGCAAATATTATCAGAAGGCGTAGCAATCCACTCATCTATTTGGTAAGATAAAAAAGTATTATCTAAAAGAGGAGGAAGGCATCCTGTGCCTAACCCTAAAAAGAATATGATTAACCGATCCATCTTATTAATCCATATAAAAGCAAGGAGCCTAAAGTAGCATACAGTAAAGCTAAAACTATAATCTCCCGTGTTACTTGATCGTCTCGTTTATACACTAAATGACTCCCCACAACCACAGGTTTTTGACGCTGAAGGGTTTTCAAATTTAAACCCTCTACCCATAAGGCTTTCCTCAAAATCAACCTCTGTACCATTCAAATACAAAAAAGATTTAGGATCACATATTATATTGCCATACTGCATATCTAACTCGGTTTTATTATCATCGAAGCCTAAGGTGTATGAAAATCCACTACACCCTCCACCCTTAACACCTACACGAAGAAAGACACTACCTAAATTTTGTTCGGTAACAATTCTATCAACTTCTGCTTGTGCTTTTTTACTAAGAGTTATCATATTCGTCTGCCAACAAAGCATTAAGTTGAATCCATCTATCTTCCGACTCATCTTCTTGCCTTATTGCATCTACTGGACATTCTGGTTCACAAGCAGCGCAATCAATACATTCTTCGGGATGAATAAACATCGGAAGATTAGAAGTATCTTCTTTTGGTTCAGCTTCGTGGATGCAGTCCACTGGGCAAACTTCTACGCATGCTGTGTCTTTAACTCCTACACAAGGTTCCTGTATTACATATGTCATTTAAGCACCACAATCCCCACCTGCAAGTGAGCACATTTCTCCAGTCTGTACTTCCGACTTTATTTCCTCACCCTTCATATATTTATCTACATTAGTTTGGGTAAGAGGTATAGCCTCTAAAGGCTCATTACCTTTCGAGCCAGCACGATAAACCGTGAGTCCTTTAAGGTATGGAGCATAGTCCAAAGCGGCTTGAGAAAAGTCCGCAGCTTCCGCAGTATTGGGGAGGTTGATTGTTTTTGAAATACAGGAGTCGATGTACTTCTGAATCGTCGCCTGTACTTTAATGTGACCATCGGGCGCAACATCATAAGCTCCGACGAAGTTATCAAGCGGGACTCCTTTTTCGTAAAACTCTTGGAATAACGGATCGACAACTAATTGCTCCTTCCAAATATTGTTAGTACGGTAACGCCTGTTATACATAGCAGCGAATATCGGCTCAATTCCAGAACTAACCCCGTGGAGCATTGAGATAGTACCACAAGGAGGGATAGTAAGCATAACAGCATTTCGAATCCCGTATCGCTTGATAAGCATTCTGATACGAGCAGGAAGGGTTTTTGCAAAAGATTCATTTAGATACTTTTTGTAATCGAACTCTGCGAATGGGGCTTTGTCCCTTGCGAGGTAAATCGACATTTTGTACGACTCATCTCGTATGGTAGCAAAGAGTCGATCTAAAAACTCAAGGCACTTTTCACTACCGTACTTAATTCCCAGTTTAATAAGCATATAATGTAGACCAGTTACGCCTAATCCAATTCTACGAGATCTCTGCGCGACAGTTCGACACTCCTCAGTAGGGAAATTGTTCACAGTTAGAACATTGTCTAGGAATCTAATTCCTGTACGAACTGTACGAGCCAATCTTTTCCAGTCAACATCACTACCATCAGCAAGCACCATATTATTGAGATTAATATTAGCGAGGCAGCAGTTTCCATAGGATGGGAGGGATATTTCCCCACAAGGATTGGTTGAATCAAGGCTTTCAAAATACGACACATTAGTATATTTATTAGCCAAGTCGATGTTATAGATGCCAGGATCTCCAGATTCTACAGAGTTTTTCCAAATCAGATCCCATAAGTCCCTAGCTTTAATGTCTTTACGACCTTGGCAAGAAAAAGTGTCTTTCCAGTCTTTCTTATGGAAATTTTCGGCTCGGGCAAGGGCATCTTCTTCATCCATACCTATTACATAGATAAACTCTTCACCGTTACGCAGCATCTCGTAGGAGTGATATTCTTTATTATTAAAAGAGAAATACCACTCTTCGTCTAGTTCAATCGCTTCCAAGAACCTGTCGGTAATAGCAACAGAGATGTTAAAATTATTAAGTTGTCCTTGGTCTAACTTTACAGACAAAAACTCAAGTAAATCAGGGTGGGTAACATTAAGGATACCCATAAGAGCAGTTCTGCGATTCTTACCAGCACGGACATGTTCACCTACCTCATTAATCATTTGAAGAACGGAAACTGCCCCAGGAGCGGAATTAGCTACGCTACCTATATGATCTCCCTTGGGCCGAATTTTAGAAACATTAAAACCTACGCCTCCACCTGCACAGGAGATCCGATACATGTCTTGTACAGTTTTTCCAATGGAGTCCACAGTGTCTTCTGGAATAATAACATAGCAATTAAGCAGGTTGTGATTACCACGACTCCTACCAGCACCATAAATGATCCTACCACCTGGGATAAGATCCCCAGAACCGACTGCTTCATAAAACGCTTTTTCAACTTTTTCTTTGTTTTCATCAATCTCTGCGGAAGCAACAGTTTTAGCTATAACCTTTGCTCTTTCTGCCCATTTAGTTTCGCCAGGATAGGCATAACGACTTTCAAAAATTTCCTGACCTAGATCACTTAATACAGCTTTACTCATTTTCTTCCTTTGATGTAAGACACACCTTTCTTTTTTGCAACAGTAATTTTCTTAGAGGAATATAATAGGGACTTTAGATGACTATTGTGAGTGATAACAAAAACTTTTTTATTTGCCTTAATCTCTTGAAGTAGCCCGTACAATCCTGTTATACCTTCTTCATCCAAATTCTCAGCTATTTCATCGAAAAATAGTAAATTTGGTTGTGTTTTGTCCGTTAAAAGTAAAAGATCTTTAAGGGAAAGCGTGACTGCTAAATTAACCTTTCGTCGTTCGCCTCCTGACAATGATATATATTGCACTCGTTGTCCGTTAGTATGAATTTCTTCGATTAATTCTTCGTTAAATTTTAACATATACTTTGAATTAGTTAAGAATGATAGGTAATAATTGATCCTATCATTCAAATAGTCTAATACATTTTTAATTATATACTTAATTATACCCTGCTGGGAGAAAGCCTTTTCCCAGAAACGCATAACCTCATATTTCACTTTGTTATTAGCTTTTACCTCATTAGATAGGGTAATTTTGGAAGTTAATGAATCCTTAATCTCTTGGTAATTTGTCCCGTCCCTACATAAGTCTCTATACTGTAAGAATTTGTTGTATTCGGAAGAACTAAACTTTATTTCAGGAATGTCATTCTTAATTACTTTTAAGTCTTGCTCTAAAGAACCAATGTCCGAAATTAAATTTTCTATTTCAGAGAGTATCTTATTGTCAGTCCTGCTAACTAGTACCTGACTACATTTCGAACAAGTCCTATCCTCGATAGGTATTTGTAGTTCTTTTTCTAGTCCTTCAACCCTATCTGATAGGCTATCAATTTCATTAGACTTTCTAGAAGCCTGATATGTTAGCTTCGACTTAAGCTGCTCGGTTTCTACAATTTCCGATAGGGTTAGATCAAGCGGGTAACCTTCATACTTCACAAACTCTTTTTTAGCGGAGTTGATGTAATTAATCTTTTTATCAATTCCTTGGATAGTCTTTTCATGCTCGGAGACAATTGCGTCCTGCTCTTTCATCTCTTGATAGAACCCTGCCTTGTGATTCTTTATCCTGTCTCGCATAATAAAGATCTCATCGAGAGCAAGAAAGTGTTTAATGATGTTTCGTTTATCTTCGGCAGAACAGTCCAAAAAGTTTAAATCATTGGACTGACCAAAAAACATAGAGGCTAATAAAACCTTATAATTTGTTTTATATCGCTCATCAATTAGAGCTTGAGTATCGAATATCGTATGCTGTGTTTTGTCCTCTCCGTCGATAAAAAGCTTCAGTTTTGTCGGCTTTTTTTGCCGTAAAATACGAACCCCGTCATCTAGAAATACCTCTACTTGGCATTTCTTTTTCTCTTGATTGTTGACCAAGGCTTCGTCAGTGCTCTTTCTAATGGTTTTGCCTGTCAAACCAAAATAAATTGATTCAATTAGTACACTTTTGCCAGCGCCATTAGAGCCTTTAGTATCGTAATTATAACCATCAATAAGAACGATGCCTTGTGATTTGGAAAAGTTTAAAGTAGCATTCTTAAAAGAATAAAAGTTCTGAATTCTTACTTTCTTAATGTTCATCTCGAATTAGTCGAAGCCCCTCCAAAATATCCTCCTTAGGTAAATCAGTATGGGCAGCATCAATATAATCTTCTAAAATCACTTCATTCAAGGTAAACAGGTCTCGCTTAGGTTTGTAATCAGAAAGCATCTCTTCATCGAAAGCAGGTTTGAACTTAAACTCTACAGAAGCAACATCTAGCCCATCTGTGACTGGTTGTGTTTCTCCAGAGGATAGGTTAACCCGTAAAAGAGTATAGTAATCAGGATTATTGATATCATCTAGACAAAACTCTATTTCAGACTTATCTACAACAAGATACCTAGGCCCAAAAGTTACCTCATGGTACTTTGTTTCGCCATCCTCTATAGTTGCGTAATAGTTTACTTTCCGACTTTCTCCAAAGTTAGTACTATACGGAGTTCCTAAGATTGTTACTAATTCTGATTGTTTGAATCTATGAATATGCCCCAAATAAGTGCGGTTCCTAAAAGTAGCAAGAGTAATCCCGAAATCAGCATCACCAACGGAGTTAAGGCAACCGTCGTAACCAAAATGCCCAAAGACGCTATGATCTTTTGGGACAGTGAGTAGAATGTTTTTAATCCTGTCTTGATCTTCGTAGTGTGGGATGTAGGTTCGTTTTTTATCATAATCATGGGTAGTCTGTGTAACAACTTGTACATTGTCTGATTCGAATAGGGATAATATTGTTAACCCATCATCGGATCTATTATCACTATCATGATTCCCTCGAATCAAAACCATAGGACAATGCAAACTTATGGTTTTGATTATATCGTGGAGCGCGGAGAGGACCACTGGTTGGGGTCGCCTAACCATTACGAGGTCTCCCATTATTATAACCTCGTCAGGTTTTTCCTTCTCGAATATTTTTAAAATACATTCTTTCTGTGCGTCCAGTAACCCTACAGGCTTATGTGTTAAATGTAAATCAGTCAGTAATAATGTTTTCAAACTCAACCTCTTTTCCATCGCCAAAGCTAGTTCCCACTTCAACATCTATATTTAGGGGTACGGCAAACTCGATACCGAATAGCTTCTTAATAGTCGGATAATTAACCAACTCATCATGTATGATTGAAAGAACAATATCCAACTCATCTTTGGGACACACTACCTCCACACTATCATGAACAGTTGCAACAGGTTTAGCTTTTAAATTATTCTCCTTAAACCTCCTAGCAACACCTAATAAACCACAAAGAAGAATGTCAGACGCTGTACTTTGGATAGTAAAGTTTAGGCCCTGCCTTAGGGCTCTGTTGACAACCGACCTGTCACGGGAGTAAACATCGGGTAAGTTTCTTCTCCTACCAAAGATAGAATATGCGTAGCCATTTTCCCGTATAAATTCATTTACATGGTCCATGTATCTAAAAACTCCAGGGTAGACCCTTTGATAGTTCTTAATTATCTTCTCCGCTCTATCCATAGGTATGGACATTGTTTCAGCTAAATTGAACGCGCCTCCTCCATAAACAATTAAGAAGGAAACAGTCTTTGCAATCTGTCGCTCCCGTTTCGAAATATCATCCTTCCCGAACAGTAGCTTTGCCGTGTATGTATGCAGGTCTGCGCCAGAATTGAATGCATGCTGCATACTTTTCTCTTTAGCCACATGAGCAAGAACTCGCAACTCCATGGCAGCATAATCTACAGTTACAAAATGGCAGTCATGGCTTGCGGTGAACATGCTTCGAATGTTTGTATCAGTATCACGGGGAAGAGTATGGAAAGAAACACCCATAGGCTTCTGAGCATTATACGCAGCACAAGATAGCCTACCCGTTGCAGTGCCATCAAGTCTGTAGTCTACATAGACCTTGCTCCTTCCATTGTAATCAATGGCTTTCTTCGTACCTAAGATATAAGTCTTCTGTAGTTTCTGAATCTTTCTAAGACTTAATAGGTCAGAAATAAATTTTGAAGCAGACCGAAGATCCTCAGTTGATTTATCCTTGATGACCCTCTTACTGATCTTCTTTCCTTCTTCTCTGTATTGCCACTTTGAACTCATGATCTTCTACTTAATTCAGAGTTAATTTGTTCGAGTAATAGCTTAAGGGTTGGAGCAGAGACTGAAGGTTTTCCACTCCCAGTCTTGTCAGGAGGGTAAAGCTCAAAACCCCCCTCTCGGGTATAAAATATTTCAGTTAAATCATTATTAGATGCAAGGTTGTCTGTGTTTACCACCTGTGAATAAGAATATAAATCGTCCTCTTGGTTCACAATAAGGTTAGACAACTCCCTATCTAATTCCTTTAGCTTTGCTTCGCTAACCTGCAACCCCTCGTACTCCATGTCAGAAAAAACATCTAACGCTTCGGGCAAAATTTGCTCAACGAAAGTTAAGCACCCATTTTCCTCTAACTTGTTTGACACGATATCGAAAAGTTTCAAAGTAAAATAGGCATCAGCCGCATTGCCCTCGCAGCAATCTGCCAAAGACATCGAAGACCAATCGAAAGTTTTAGGGTTTGTTACGGTTAGCATGGCTACATATTACAGGGGCAAGAGCCCAATTATAGGTTGAGATTATGATTAAATTATCCGAAAGATTAAGCCCTATCCAGCAACAAAGGTCTAGAACAAAAATTCAAACAGCTTTAGCAAGGCGTGGAAATATAGATAGAGGGCATGGTATTGCACCTGTTACTCAACGAACAGCTAAAAGAGAATTGCAAAGAAAAGCATCTAGACAAGGTTCAATTCAAAGAGTCGCGTCACAGCAAAAAAAATACGGACAGCAAATTGCGTCAAGAAGTTTAGGCATTACCTCATACAATAAACTTTTTGAGATGATGGTAGCTGATAATCCAAAAAAAGAAACTCGCGCAGTACAACGAGCAAGACTCCGTAATAAAGAAGCAGGAAGCATGTTAACCAGACCTAACCAAAGAAGATTAACAATGTTAAAAGCAGCTTTAAAAAATTTGTTATTTTCTAAAGACTCTCCAACTCCGTAGGAAAGTATAACTTCACCAAATCCATCAAGCTCTTAGGTAGGTTCTCATCCAAGAAGTGATGCATAATCTTAGTATCCCACACATTCTTAGTGTAAATTCCGTAATTAATCAGGAATTTTAGATCAAACTTAGCATTGTGAAATACCTTCTTGTTCTTTGGGTTCTCTAGTATGGCTCTGAGATTTCTCCACATCTTCTCATAGTGGGACTCCCCCTTCCTGAATGGTGAGTCCTTATGGTCGCAAGGGATTACCCAGTTCGTCTCTCTGGATGAGATGGCTATTGTTTGGATGCTATCTTTAAGGAAGTTAAGACCAGTAGTTTCTATGTCCATTGCCAAAGTCTCTTCAGTATCCTTAAGATCATATGCCAGCTTAATTACTTCCTGAATGTCAGTTAGGACTTTGTATTGGAGCTTCCCTTCATGTTTCTTTTCGAGGACATACTTTTCATACGCATTCCTAATGTCGGTTTCGAAGAGAATCCTATGCCGAGGTTCTTTAACCACAGAATAAGGATGAAAGATAGGAACAACAACACAAGAATGTCCTTCATCAGTTGTATAATCATAAGATCTTCCCCTTTTATCAGTGATGCCACTTTTTTTAATTAGCATCTTCATTGCAAGGTTTCCACAGGTAAATACTAATATAGGCTTTACCCTCTGTATCGTTAAGTCTAAGTGCTGTCTACAGAGCTTCATGTTATCTGGAGACATATCAGCCTCCTTCACAGAAGGGCACTTAACAGACGCAGAAAAAGAAGCATCATGATCAAAGCAATCACTAATTAACTCCTTCTCCTGCTTAGAAAAGGCCATCGACTTCCCGAACCTGTGGTAAAAAGAATCAGATAAAAACAAAACATCGTTTCTATCCAACGAATCATAATCTGTGATACTATAATTCGGCTTTTCTTTATCTAAAATCGTGCAACCAGCGCATAAATCGTTGGTATTAGTAGAGTTATATAAACTATAGAGATTACGCATACTATGATATAGTAATGAAAACCCATTATATAGACAACAAACGCTTCGAAGAGCTAATTAAAGCTTATCAGGAAGACCCTGGCGAAAGTGAAGATGAACTATTTGCTATGTTCGATATCCTTATCGGAAACATAATTAATTCATTTTCATTTAAGCTGGACTTCGATGATGCGAAGCAGGAATGTTTTCTAATAATATTAAAAACATTAAAAAACTTCAAAAAAGAAAACGGAAGTGCATTCAATTACTTCACAACTATTATACTAAACAATTTGAAGCTTTTGTACACAAAGGATAAAAAATATACAGAGAAGATCAACAATTACATTGATCTAAAAAAAGATCTACTCGATCCCTAAAGTCTCATATATTTTCGGTAAGTAGTCTTCCGTATACACCCTATGCTTATCTATTTTTACAAGCTGGGGGACTTTGTTTGTTTTGTATATAACAAAAGAGTGGGGCATATTGTAACTATCTACAATATACAAAGGGTACTTCCTTGATGAGTTAATTTCCTGTTTCTTTAGGGAATCAACGAGTTCGGTGCTGTAATCGTCCCATAAAGAAACGAATAGAATTCTAAGTTTCTTAGGCTCTTTCTTATGGGCCTTTAGAATTTTGTTAAGGTCATTTTCCTTTCTCAGGAATGTCAGGTAATAGTCTGACTTAATTTTCTTAGTCTTAGTTCTCATCATTTTCATCTGCTTTTGCAGAATCAGCGACCATTTCTTCAACAGAATCATAACCTGCATCTTCTCGCAGTGACTCTAAATCAATGTTATGTTCTTCCGCGTGTTTCTCTACAGCGTTCATTAACTTAGACTCCATAGTTTCCAAACCCATTTTGAAGATACTTTTAAGGAAGTCTTCATCGGAAATTTCGTCAGGCTTTACAACCTCAGCGAAATTTTTAAACGCTTGAGCTTCTATCTGATTTAGTTTAATTTGTAGTTTCATTCGAGATCTCGTCCTCTCTTTTAATTTGATTGACCAATTGGATAAATTGATATCTATCGCTACTTCTTTTGTTTTATCCATTGCTGGTTCCTGTCGGTGTATAATAGTGTATGAAAGATAATTTTGATGTAGCAAAACTAACAAAAACTAAAAAACCTAAAAAGGTTAACAGCAGGAATAAGGGGCATTCTTTTGAGCGAAAGATAGCAACAATGCTAAATAATAAATTCGACACAAAAGAGTTTAGCCGCTCTCCTGGCTCTGGTGCGTTTGCCACAACCCATAATATCCCAGATCACCTAAAAATCTATGGAGATTTAATAACTCCTAAAGATTTTAAATTCTGTATTGAATGTAAAAAAGGATATAACAAAGAGAATATATATAGTCTATTTAATAAGAGATCAGAGCTATGGAAATTTATAGATCAATGCGAAAAAGATTCTAAACAATGTAACAAAGAGCCCTTAATAATATTTCAACAAGATAGGCAGAAAATATTAGCTATTGTACGCTCTAATACATTTAATATTGATATAAAAAAAATAGATCTAACTAGAAAGAGTAATAAAGAATATAATAATTATTCTATGTATCTACTAGAAGATCTATTATTAAACGATGATATTTGGATCTAATTCATAGTTACTTCTTTTTCAAGCTGTTCAAGAAGTAGTTTTTGTCCCATAATAAACTTATACATTAAAGACTCTTGCCCATCTGATACACCTGTCGCACCTACTACTTCATTTATCATAGCATATTCTTCAGCTAATGCCTTGCTAATCATTACCGCAGAACCTGTTTGATAGGTATCTTTTCTTGTTTTTCTTGTAGTTTTTAAAGAAAGTGATTGTCTAGTACCTTTTCTCGTAATCCTAAGTGAACTACCTACGCCTTCAAAGTCCCACTCGTCTGGGTTATATAATATGCCTCTAGTAGGACCATCTAAAGGAGCTTGGTGTGAAACAACTAGTGTACTACCTGAATCTAAGTCTTTTACATTAGTAAAACCCCCACCGACTGCACCACCCAGCATTTGTATTGTGTATGCTGCGTTTGCTCTTGCGTTGATAGCATTTGCAGTAAGATTACCTTTCGAATCTCTTTCATTGCCATCCTGGTGGTATCTGGCAGTTGTAAGTAAGCGTGTCATTCTTTCACTAATATATGCATGATTTTGTGGAGTCATAGGAAGCCAATGCCCTTTGTCATCTTTAAACAATCTAAGAACATTATCCTGCTGTCCTTCTAGATATGAGAATTGGTTTTTTAATTTATTGTATATAGTTTGAGCCCCTGTGTTACTCCACTCACCAGGAATTACCTTACCTTTTTTATCTACCTGAACACCATCAGCGCCAGGAAACACAGTACTTAATGCTTCAACATCTGCGTCCAATTTATCTTGATACGCTACAACTCCAGCATAAGTAGGGGAGCCTTTAATAGGATTCCCTGTATCGTCCATGGCATCTAAACCTAAACCTGTTCTTGTCTGCTGATGCATCTGGGGGTGAACAGTACCTCCTCCAGTATCTCTAACAACCGCAGACCGATCTTCCCAGCCATTATTTTCACCTGCTTTATAACCACCAAATCTTAGATAACTTTTTAGGCTAGATCCGATTGTATAGACAGGAGTGCTATCTGTTAAGGTTCGTCCTTCAGACTTATAAACAGACTCATAATGAGAGAGTATATTCTTTGCTTCTTTTCCTTGGGTTCTAAGTTCACCTATTGTAGTAGTTTCATACCCTAATGCAAGGTGATCACAGTCCGTTCCTCCTTGGGCTAAACATGCACTACGAAAATGTTCCACTTTAGCTTCAGCTACATCTGGATCTAAATACCCGTAGACATTATCATCTGCATATCCTTGTCCAGTGTTTACCCCTACTGGCAGAATAAGATCTGGTTCTAAAGCTTCCAAGACTGGTAATTCTAATCGTGACAACGAAACAAAATAAGACTTTAAAAGCTCGTCATTCTCTGTCATCTTTTCCAATTCTTGAAGAGTTTCATATATTTTTTGACTTTCTGTGTCAGTAGAAACTTCTCCTGCTGCAACTTTTTTTGCCCACTGCATCGCCGCTTTGAATTTAAAATCGTCTTCAAGTAATTTACCAGCAATATAATCTAAATGATCTTTTAATATTTTTCTTCTATCTCTAGGGTTTTTTACATTCTGAATAAGCCCAGCTATATGAAGACTGGTTATAGCAACTTCATTAATTTTCCCCCTAAAATCGTTGAGTTCTTGAGGATCATACTTAGCTTTAGGTACTTGTTGTATAGGCATACCACCACAATTATCCATTGCTCTTTCAGCAGCATAATCTAGCATAGGATTAGATTGTATAACCATGCCCTGCTCAGTCTCACCCCTTGCTAGAAATACAAAACTATTTCCTCGCTTTTTAACATAAGTAGACATCTTTCCACAGTCTTCAAATTCTTTATCACCTAACGCTGCTCTGAATAAAAAGTTTACTGACTCTGCTGCACCCCGCATTAAAACTATATCATTCTCAGCTAAAACAACTGGTGTAACAACCAAGTCAGTTTCGCCAGTCTCATTCCCTTTATCGTCCAATACGGGGTCAGATGAAATGTCAATGCCCTCTGCTAGTGCAAATTTTCTTTCTAAACTTGCCCCTGCATTTCCTGTAATATAAGATTGCTCTGCTTGGGTTCCTCCTTCTGCTGCTCTAGAGCCACCAGTAGCCCAATGGTCTTCCCCTTCTGGATTCCGTAATCTATAGTCTTCAGCTAATTTTTTTCCGTGACCTACCCACTCTCTTATTTTATCCTCAAGACCATCAGGACCATCATCTCTAAAACCTCTATGTCTTTCGAAAGTTCCACCTGCTCTATCCCACGAAGCATTACGGTCTAGTTCTTGCCTAAGTTCCGCATTTCTTTTGTTTCTTGCTTCTTCTTCTTTTTCTTCTGGAGTCTTGGGTTTATCTGGAGTAGTTTTTTTAGGGGCTGCTCCTTCGTGTCGTGCTGCTAAAGCGTTTCTATATCTTCTAAATATTTGAGAATTGCCTTCACCATATCGGTTAATAATGGGACGATCTGATTTAACATCCCCAAATCCTCGATAATAAATAAAGGTTTCCCCTTGAGGTAATATAGCTGTAGGATCTCCTCCTGACTGAATAGTCTTAATAACTTTTGCTATTGTTCCTTGAGGTACACCATAACCTGTTTCAGAATTATCAGGGTTAGGAGCATTAGGAATATCAGTACCCACACTCATTTGTCCCTTGGGGTCTGAGGTCCCTAACTGCTTAATTAGTAGATCATCAATTTCTTTTGCCGCTTCGGGATTTTGTTTTTTTAAAGTTTCATAATCTCCTGTAGGAACTTGTCCCGCAGCAGTAACCTCGTCAAGAGTAATATTTAACTGTCGCTTCTTGAGCTTATCGTAACTTTCTAGTAATTGAGTAAAATAGTTCATTCTATATCATTATAGATAAAGAAAAGGCCCAACCCAGCGTAAAAGACTGCGTTGGGCCTTTAATTCTGATCATTACTTATTAAGGGGTTGAAATATCCTCTCTATGAATAATAAAGTCGTAGCGAAGTTTCATCTCTAAAGTGTGGAATTCGTTCTGAGAGTAGTTGTACTCTGCGGCAGTAAGCGATTTAGGCCAAGCACCAATTAACTGAATGTAGTTATAGGGCTGCATGTCAGAAGAGAGTTGTACTAATTCAATATTAGTCTTAAAACGACCTGGAGTTTGTAGGAAGCTGCTTGTAAACTCACCTGTTGTTGGATCCCAAATAGTTTGGAAGAACTTAAAGAGTCCAACATTAGCCTTAGTCTTAACAAGGTTATCAAAGGTAACGGTCATTTCCTCAGTACTTGGCTTTCCAGGGTAGTAAACTTGGTCGTTAACTCTGTGTACAGGAATATCCTCGACCTGAAGACCAATACCATTAACCTGCTTCGCTGCAAGAGTTAAGGGCTTCGAAAAAGAACCAATCTCAACTTCCTGTGGAGGGTGAAATGTTATTTCCCATTGATAAGCTCTGATCGAATCAATGTCCTGGGAAATAACAGGCATGGTATTACCATCCGTGATGTCCCGATTTAAATTGTTTGCATAGTATCCTGTAAGTCCCATTAGTTTCTCCTATTCTAACTTAAGTTTGTAGATTGGTTTGTAATATTGAGTTCAAAGACAATAACTTCAGCAGTCTTTGTTGGCTTAATAAGAACTTTACACCAAAGTTCATTTCTATCAACCCTAACAGGTGTGTTTGTAGTTTCATCACAAACAACCTTGAATTGATTAATTCCTCTTCTTCGTCTAATATCATCTAGGAAAGGATCAAGCGTAGCCTTTACCTTTTCCCAGGTGATCTCATCATTAGGCTCGAAAACAAATCTTTGAGTTGCATCTAAAATAACTCTCTTAACAACGAGCAAGAGTCTACGAACATTAATTCTGTCTAATGCAGTGGGATCTCTCTGTGCTGTTCTTTGCCCGAAGATCGTAATCCCTCTCTGGGGGAAATTAACGATGGGGTTGATTGCATTACCGCCACTGTATAAGGAGTCTCTGTCTCCCTGATTGAGATCAACTTCAACCTCAGTGGGCTTAAGAAGTCTACCTCTAACAAAACCTGCGGGAGCGAACCATGGATCAGCAACACTATCAGTGAAGCACATTTGCTTAATACCGTAGACACCTGGATCCATAAAGATATCCCTACCTAGGTAAGGGTTGAATACTTTTACAGCAGGATAATAAATAGCTGCGTAAGAGCTATTTATTGGGGAGGTTCTCATTAATTTACCGTTATGCCAATCAATAGCGTTTTGAGCATTACCAATTGCAAGAGGAGTACCTAAAACAGCTATAAAATCGTTTGTTCTTTCTGCTAATGCTACTAACTCATTTTGAACAGCTTCGTCGGTGATGCCTGGGACAATAGCCATGGTGATTGGAACGCCTTCTACATCTAATGATTGCATACCTGTTTTAGGAAGAGCCGCAGCATTTCCTACTAAAGAACCAGTGGTGTTTTCAGAAGCTCCACTGTTACCACCAGCCATTCCTACCCCACCATCAATAAATTTAGTAAATCGGGGTGTGATATCATCTGTACCATTAGCGTCTGCAACGCCATCACCTAGTAAAACATCAATTCTCTTAGTAAACAGAATTGGATTAGCATCAAGGGAGCCTCCATCTTCTTCCAAGTTGCCCCGAATAACTTCAGATGTAGTATCAGTATTACCAGTGTTGATTATAGACTCAACAAAAGATTCTGTTCCTAGAGAAACCGTAAAGCTTTCTAATATAGAGCCATTCTCATAAACATACAATACTGATTGATCACCACCTAAGGATTCAGTAGCGACTGCGTTACCTTTTACTGCACCGCCAACACCTACAACCTCATTGTAACCCGCTCCAGGCCAAAGTGATTCTGCTTTATATGCGAAAGATGCAGTTGAATAAGTCCAACCATTTGCGTTACCAGTGTCTGCCCAAGCAGGAGTTTCAGGATCGCTCCCCTCTTCAATCAGGGGATTACCTTCAGAGTCTAATGCAACAAAAGCATTTGAGATAATATCATCAATATCCTTAGCAGCGGAGGAGTATGCAGTCGCAGTAATTGAAGCCGTTGCACCTGCTGCGAAGCCAACTAAAATACCGTTTTCTGAACCCATAAGGGAACCAGCATCATCGTCATCCCAAAAAACGCCAACCTTGTCAGTGCTAAGGGAACCCCCTATGGCCGCTCTTAAGGCTTGAGCATTAGTCTCGCCATTAGGCACAGGAACATGGAATGTTCTAGAGCCTTCTGGGAAACCAAAATCATTATTATTGTCACGGACAGATATTTCCACCCAAACACCCTCAGTAGCCTCAGTAAAAATATTTGAATTAACAGCTAAAGCTGGGCAAGCACCTAAGGATAAGCGACTAGAAGCTAATGCACTTTCTTCATCATCAATTGCACGAACAAACCATAGTTGATTCGTTCCGTTAGGACCCGCAAGAATCTCTAATGCACCTTGGAGTCCCTGACCTGGAAGATCGTCACTAGGTTCACCAAATGTACTTACAAGTTGTGTTGGGCTGGTAATTAGAGTAGGCTTATGTGGCTCTCCTTTATCAGCAAACCCAACCACACCTACAATAGATGGGTTAGTTGCTGGGGTGTATTCACTAATATCTTTCTCAATTACATAGACACCTGGACTTACAAAATTTGGCATAATTATCTCCTAAGCATTTTTTAAACGCAAAAGCTGCATTTTCTGCATATTCTTTACTTGTTCGGTAATATAGTAGGAAGGAACTACTATAGTCTCCTTAGGCTTTAACCATCTTGTGATATGACCTTTAGGAGTGTTAATGTGGATCTCAAATCCTTGCAAACTATCATTGGTGATACTTTTCATAATAATTCCTCTATTATATTTACTATACCTTGTAACTAAGGTTGATTATTTTTTTAGGTTAAATGAACATCAACCCCTAATTCTTCTATTTTTCCAGTAGAAGTATATCTAAATTTTGGGCTAGGTATATATGTTTCTACAGAAACAGTAAATGTCTTTCGAATAAGCCTGTCTTCTCTGTCCCCTGCGGTTACATCAGAGTTATTAGCCTCGTCGGTTAAGAATGCTTTCGTATCTTTACTATAGGGAGTAATAAAGAACAAGCTAGGATTAAATTTAAGCCTCACTTGCTCTGCTAATTGATCCATATCTTCCATGTATTTGGTCCAAATACTAACACCGTAGCTAATATTTACGGGCCTATCAACAAAGCTTATCACCCTCTCTGCTCTAGCTGTCTCATTATTGTAAAACTTACTAGCAATAATAATAGGCTTATATTTACGCCTAGTGGGGTCATCATCAATCTTAGTCTGCCCAACTGTAACTACAGGAAGAATAATATTATTCTCTTGATATAGTTTTGCGATTGTCCGCTCAGGGTTTGCGTGAAAGCATTTTACATCAGTAAAATTACCCTCAGCATCAATATACCCTAAGTTACCGAACTCATGAATAAGAGAACGCAAGGTTTCTTTATAAACTTTTGCAGGTAAAGTGGACTTTTTAGTAGCTTCCATCAGATACCCACGAAGCTTTTCATTAGCTGATCTACCCTCAATCGCCATGCATATACCTTCCTAGTTCATCAGTTGTGTGTAAGTTTGGTGTGTCCTGAACTTCTTCGTTAGCGCGAAGGAGTTTAGCAGAACATACGAGGTGATACACGCCATAAATTTCAAAGCTATCTTCTTGAACTTGGAAGATCTCGTACTTCTGCTCCTGGAATTTAGGTTTTATAACATCTCCAGGTAGGGGCATCCTGTTTAATCTCTCCTCAATATAGCTTTTATTAAATACAAACAACTGCTCATTAGTTAATTCGATTCCAAACTCTGAGAGGTTTTCCTCCAAAGCTTTAGGCTCATAATGACCATGAACAACAATAGGTTCTGTAGCTATAGGCTTATTACGAGATTCTAGATATACATCATCATGATCTTCACTCTGATAATATTTGTAGTAATATAGCTCAGATCCTGAGATCTTAATTAGCTCATCATCAACAAGATTAAAAAGATTAATATCTGCGTTTTCTTGATCAAAAAAGTTAAGCATACTACTGCCTTCCCCTTCGGGGAGGGGTGGCATATTTGTAGTAACTTTAAAATTCTTAGGCATTTCTCAATCTTCTTCTGAGCATCTCCCTTAGGGGACTTCCAGTACCTAGGTACTCAGTATGTGCCCTGTCTATGTTGGTGTCGGGATGTTCGATCTCCCCTCTAGAGAGAGCATGAGGCATTGGTTTCTGTGTCCATTTCTTGCGTCTTGTTTGCTTAAATGTCTTCCTCGCTTGCTGTGCCCCACTAAGATTTCCAGATTTCCTTAACTGCAAGAGCTTTTCCAGATGTTTTTTTCTTAAAGCTATATTAGTTGGATCCCTCTTCACAGGGTCTTGCGTATATCTTTTACCCGCAGGAAGTTCGAGAGGCGCATCCTTCAGATTTTTAACATCCCAACTCCACGGGCGTCGTGTTGTAGCAGGTAGGTCAGCGCCTCTTTCTATTTGGTTAGGATTGTAGTTAGATGGTTTATGCTCGATGGGCGTAGCATCTACTTTAAGAGGATCCTCTGGCACTAAGCTGGTTTCAGGTTTAACCTTAGGGTCTGTGGGTTTTCCTCTCCCTACTTTATACCATGGAACTCCTCCTTTACTAATAGGTCTACCTGTTCTAGATATCCCTGGCTCTGTTGTGTATGGATAAGAGGGGTCCGTTCTATCTCCAGATGTCTTTCTATATTCTGGTTCCTCCTCACCCCTAGCCATGGCTCTAGCTCTTGCGATATCTCTAAATGCTTTCACTGCTTCAGGATCACCAGCCAATCTTTTAGCTTGAGCTTGCTGCCTTTCTCTCCTTTGGATCCTCTGTGAAGTTGTTTGGTTCATGTACTTTCCAGAGGTTCCAGTTTGCTGCTTTCCTGGCTGAAATCCGAACTCTGTCTTCTTTGTTACTTTACCAGTATCTGGATCCACTTCTGTTCTTTGTACATCTCCATATCTTGAAGTAAATCCAGGAAGTGGCTTTCCTTGTCTCAGTTCGTACTCTCTAGCAAACTCATCTCTTTTAGCAGCAGTAGGAGCGTTCATCTTCCATTGATCAGAAAAGGTGGGTGCCCCTTTCCCCAATCTTCTATCTGCCATTCTTCTTTGTACGATATCCCAAGCTTTATCTCCTACTACTCTTTCTCCAGTGTTAGGATCAATCGCACCACCAACCATAGCATCACGCTTGGCTTGAGCTTTCATTGCGGCTCCCATATAGCCTTTCCTATAACCGAAACGATAATCATCTGCTGTTCCGATAACATCTCTTTTGATACGCTTTGCTGTTGCTCCTAATGAGCCTCTAAGCTTCCCCGCCTTGGTTTTTAGTGTAGAGGCTAATAATTCATCAATTCGATCATCAAATTCACTCTTAATATTTTCTTTAAGAGCTTGTCTTTCTGTAAGAATATCGTGTAATTTTTTCTTATCCATATTAGTATGTAGTGAACACGGGTGGTTCTTCGATCTGTGAAGTAAGTTCTTCCATAAGAGCTTGCTTTTCTGTGGCTGATTCTTGTGCTAACTGTTGAGCATTAAGTGAGACACCCCCTCCAGGAGAAGGAACTTGTCCATATTTACCCCTAACCTGTGATAATACACCTTTAGCTACCGCTAACGCATACCTTTGAATCCAATTAACATAAGCAGGGTGTATAGTATTAGAATCTAATGCTCTATACTCAATAATAACAGGCTCTGGAGTCATCACAGGAGCAGGATATAACTGCACATAGCGGTTATTTAAAATATTATATGAGCCTTCCTGGCTTAAAATCTTTCGTGTACTTTCGAGCATACTTTGGAGGAGGTAGAAATCACCTACCCCAAAGTTTTCAAACAAGAAATTCTCTTGAAAATACTTAATAAAAAAGTCAAATTCAAGCGTTCCTGCTTGCGATTGGATACTAAGCAAAGATTTTTTGTACACAATATAGCTTAAATTATCAATCATATATGTAGGAAGTTCATATACATTCTGACCAGCAGAAGCTTCAAATACTGCATACTGCATAGTCCATAATGGAGCATGATAGTTTAGCTTTGTAACAGCTTCATCTATGCTCGCTTTTAATTGATAATGTGTAAGTTCGACACGAACAATAGGATGACCTAACATCCCCAAAACATAGTCTTTAACTAGTTCATCAAAAGGGGAAAACTCTACTCCATCTGATAGTTTAGTTTTATTCAGTTTTGAAGGATCAATATCTCCTTCTGGGGTATAGTTAAGGAGGTCATAGCCATAATCTTTAGAACTATTTCTATTACCAAAACTTGTCCCGTAACCATTAAGCCTCGGTCTTGGAAATGTCTTGTTTGTCGCCATCTATTTCTACCTTCTTTTTGGGTCTACCCCGTTTCTTTTCCTCAATTAAAGTTAACTGTGGATAATCTAGCTTTTCTTTTGTTTTTATTATTTGTTTAGGGCGAATTTCAAGTATCTCACCACCAACATATAATAACATCCTGAATCGGCAGGAGCTTTTGTATGTATACATTATTCTACTTTATATAGGCAAAGAAAAAGGGCCAAGGAAGTAATTTTCCCTGGCCCCTCTATTTCTTTATGATTTATTATCTAAATCATTCAACCATTATGGCTTATGCCATCCCGCCTTTCACCTTAGCGAATGGGGTGAAGAGGAAGTTAGCGGTAGGCCCGATAAGTCTCAAGATTCTATAGTATCTTGAGGCTGGGGTTACTGCTGCCTTACCATAGCGGGTGAGGATCCCCTTCCTGGGCTGGAAGTCGGTGGGATCAACGATGGTGGGTAGAGTCTGGAGTGGGATGTATGGAGAATAGACAAAGCCTGAATCCATAGCATTGGCACCCTTATAACCCATCATAAGCTCATCTTCTGGGTACATAGGATCGACATAAAGATCAAACTGACCAGCAAGTTTACCCTTGTACTCAATGTTACTACCACCAACATTGGTGGGACCGTCAATCTTATCAACACCACCCTCAAGCTTTGCAGCAGAGTGAAGCATTGAAGCGACTAGAGGTGAGCAGACAATCCAGTTACCAGGACCACGCATCGTAGTCTTGTAGATGTCCTGACTCATAAGATTAAGCATTGCAAGCAAGTTTGCATAGACATGACCGACATGCTGAGGTGCAAAATCAAGAGCAGAAGTTGAGAAATCATATAAGAATACATTTTCGTTAGTTCCAGCAGTGTCTGTGCCTGTAGTGTAATCATACAAGAAGTCAGCAGCAGGATCATTAGTTGCCATGTCAGGCTGAAGAACAAAGTTGTTCGAATTTGCCTGATCAAGGTTAGCCTTCTTCCACTTAGATCCCTTGGCTTCAAGTTCACCATCAACATCGTATGAAAGCATACGAAGATCTTCGATAAGCTCACGGTCGATCTCAAGGCGAAGTTCCTTACCAAGCATGTCAGTAAGCTCCCGCTCAAGGTCAAGGTTGTGATAAGCCTTAAGGTCTTGAGAAGCCTCAAGAGTCCAAAGGGCTCTCATCTTACGAGTACGGGCTGCAACAGGCTGCTGCTCGATGTGGAAGACCATTTCTGGAATACCAGAACCAGCCAAACGCTCACCAGCAGAGACATTGAATCCCATCATTCCGTGAGGACCAGAGCGAGTCGATCCAGTATCGTCACGACCGAGATCACCAACGGCAGGCCAAGAGGCAATCTTACCACCCATGGTAGCAGAAGCATAAGGACCATTAGCACCAGCACTCATGAAGAGAGCAGATGTAGTAAGATCTCTACCTGCAAGAGCAGAAGGTGACCAGCCATTGTTGGTTACAACAATGTTACTATTACCTAATGCACTATCGGGGTCATGAGTTTGATCCATATCATAGTTTGCACCCCCAAAGATTGGGTTAGTGGTCAAGCCTCTGTATGTGAGTTGATACTTGTTGTAGATCTGCTGCTCAGAACCACCATCAACACGACTGTTACCAATGTAGAAGATCTGTGAAACAGGTCCCTGCATTGGCTGAACGCCAACAATATTGTTAGCAATTAGTTCAGGATAAACGCGACGAACAATAGGAAAAGCAAACTTCTGGAAAGTACCTAAGCGGCCTACGGTAGTTTGTGTACCACCAGTATCGACTGCTTCCTGAAGTTTTTCAGAAATAATCGACTTAGCTTGGTTCTCAAGAAGTTGAGCGGTTACTCTTCTTCCGTAGTCATCGCCTATCCCTTCAAGAACTGGTTCCCATTTTTCTACGACTTCATTCTTAATTCCGTCTGTGGGCATAATATCCATAATTAATTTCTCCTAGTTTCGTTGAAAGGCATAAACGCCATAACATCTTCGGTTAAGAACTCATTATCATTTTGAGTTTCAACCGTAGTAGATTCAGAGTCTACTTCCTCTGATATAACTAAAGCTCTTTCGTTTGATTTGAAAGGCTTTTCTACTACACCTTCAAGATGCTGTACGCTTTCCTGAAGTGTCTGATTTTTCTCTTCGATTAATGCTAACTTGTCATTGTATACTTTGATAGTATTTTCTAACTTAGCATTCTCCATAAGAGCTTCGTTAAGCTCATGAATGATTAGCTGATTCTCTTCAGCAATCTCTTGAGCTTCTTGTGATACAAGAGCGACAGCAGACTCGTTATCACTTTCAGAAAGCTCAATAGCCATGAGTGACTTTAAGTACTCAAAGCTTTTGGCATTTTTAAAAGTATCATCTTCTGCTTCTAATTCTCTTATAGCTTGTTCTTTAATTGAGTCCATCTTAAGACGAAGGAAAGAATAAACTTTATCCTCCAAATCTTGAACTCTTTCGTTGACCTGCTCAGTTATAACTGTATCAACGATGTTCGCAATATCCTCTAGTGCTTCCTCACTTAAATTTTCAGGAAGTAAAGAGGCGAGATTTTCCATTTTATTACTCATAATAAACTCCGTTTCTATCTTTATTTATTAGTTAATATAAACTATATTAACTTTTTTTTAATTTTTGTAATTATATACCTGTTCTATCCTTAAACCTTTTCCAGGGACTGTCTGGAACCGCACCTGTTCCCGCAGTAGCATCTTTATCCGCTTCAAAAGATTTCATTATGTCAGCAGCCAACCCACGCAGAATAGGTTTCGTTTCTGGGGCCTCGCCCCCTTCTCCACTTTTCATTTTAGCAGCCCACTGATCGGCCCTCTTCAGCTTTGGTGATTTCTTTATCGAACCTCCGTGAGCAAGCATCTTTGCGTCCTTATCGCTTAATCCTTTTTTAGCTTTTTTTTTAGATTCATTTAATTTTTGATCCAAGGAAGAGCGTAAAAGAGCATAATCAGTGCTATCGTTTTGAGAACTTGGAAGTAAACTTTTTACCGCTGCGCTTACTTTACCAAAAACACTTTTCTTTTTTGGTGCGGGTTTAGGTTTAACAGCTCTTTGAGACTTAATGTTTGAAAGAATCTCACTGCCTCTACGAGCAGCCCTTAGGTGCTCTGGCTCACCCGTATGAGGGTTTCCACCATGACCACCAGTATACTCCTGTACTTTTACTGTTTCAGTAGGTGTTTCTGCATCGTCATAAGTTCTGTGCTTTCTTTTGCGAGCATTAGGATTGTTGTGCCCGAACTTAGCATCACCTCTAAACAAGTGTAATGGATCTTTTTTACCACCCTTTTTGGTGGTTTTTTCAGTAAGCTTTTGCTTAAGAATAGTAGTAAACACCTTTTCCTTAGCTGCTTTATCTAAAGTATCTTTAACAATGTTTTCTACTAAATCGGATTGAGTGGACTCTGCAAGAGTGGGGAAAGCACCTCTAGTGGATGGATCAGCAACAAGGTCGAAAGTAACCAGCTTAAAATCTTCGTTAACTTTCTTTGTTCCATTGTCACCTTCAGAAAGAGTACCCATACCTCTAGAAGAAATACCAATCTTAACACCCCCTTCAACCAAGGCTTGTGCTACTTTACCTGCGGGAGTATTAAGAAGCTCACACTCACCTATAACATCGTTGCCTTTAACATGAAGGTTTGTAATAAGATGAGAAACATTGCTTAATTTAACAGAGTCATGGCTTGGGTGATCTAGTTCGCCCATCAATCTTCTCTCATTTAAAGCATCAGTAAGCTTAGTGACTTCACGCTCCAATAAAGCCTTAGAATACACTCTCTTATTATTGTTTGCTTCATCTGCTCTTTGGAAAACCCCACGAAGTTTTTTGCATGTCTGACCGTTCTTTTCCTCGGTTAGAACTTCCATTTCTTCTAAAATAAATGTATCTACTAAAATCATATTACTTGTGCTCCTTATACTTTTCGAACTTTTTGGACTTCTGCTTTCCGTGTTTTCTCATGGTCCTAACTGAATGTGCTTTAATGCTTGAAAACTCGGAGGATGGAGTAGAACTTCCAGGAGTAAACCCTTTGGCTACTCTACCGCTGCAAGAGGGAACTTGAGACTTTTGCTTTTTCCTTTGCTTGGTAATAACATAAATTCTTTTGGATCCTTTTGTTGACATCATTTGTCCAGGATATCCAGCGCAAACACCTTTTTCTAAGGTATCGTATACCTTAACTTTTGATTTCGTAGCAGTGGCTTTTCCTGACTTATTTAAAGTGTTGTACTTACCTCTACCTGAAGGGTATCTTTTCCCTTTTGCTTCAAGAATTTGATCCAGGATGTCCACTATTTTTTTCCTAAAATATTTAAGAGGTCCTGCCTTCTACTTTTTCGTGACTTTTTAGAAGTACCTGCGAAATTAGGGGAAATCCGACCGACTGTAGTTTTTGCTTCCCCACCTACAAAACCAGAGCCTGTCATTTCACGAAGAACAGAAGTTAACTCCCTAACTGCACCTTCAAAACGCTCAACTAATGCAGCATGTTCGTGCAATATTTGAGGTTCTTCAGGTGTAGAGATCTCAATTTCAGGAATTTCTTCTACTTCTGGTTGTTCTTCTGGCTCTTGTGGAGCTTCAACAGAAAAAGATTCGTTAAGAATCTGGTTTCGCATGTTACTAGGGACTTCAATGTCACTAATATCAGCTTGCCCTTTCTCTGCATTAACGCCTGTAAAAGGATCTCTGGAGGTTGGAGTGGGACTTTCTAGTTCCTGCTCAATTAAGTTTAAAGCAAAGTCCCCTATGGACTCTACCGAACTCATTTTGCTTCTTCTTCCTCTTCTTCCTCTTCTTCCTCTTCCTCGTCACCTTCATTTAAAAGGTACTCTTCTGCGGCATCAAATAGTTCAAGCATGTTTGAAGCATGCTCAAGGAGAGCGTCATCTTCAAGGTTATCAAGAACATACTCAAGATCCTCAAGAGAGAAAGAAACTTCCTCTTCAGAAACCTCTTCAGCGGCTTCCTCAACGACCTCAGTAGCCTCAGAAACTTGTGCAACTTCTTCGGTTGCCTCTTCAGTAGCCTCTTCAATTTTTGCTACCTTGACATTTGCTTTTGCCCAAGACTCTTCTTCGCAGAGTTGCTTGATAAACTCATCAGTTACTTGTGTGTTAAAATCCATTGTTTTTTCCTCAATTAGAATTAGGTTAGAATATAACCTCTACATTTATTTAGAGGTTATATTATGTAGTGTAAATAAAAATTTAGTTTTTGTTACCCAGCAAAGACATTTGGTGATCCATCACTCAAAATATAAGTACTTTCTCCTGGGTTTGTTCCTTTGTCCCCTACCCTATGTACTGGTCTGTCCTCAAAGAATACCGTTGCAGAGCCTTCTGTAGCCCAAGAAGGCGTGTGCTCATTGGAATCATCTCCTTCATGATCATCTCCCACTGAACAATCAGTATCTCCTAAAGATCCAGTAGATTGGGTTCCTGCAACTGCGCCCCTGAATCCATTGACCAGTACTGTAGCAGCACCTTGGTCACTCCCTGCATTTTGTAAGGTTGTTGTGTAGTCAGAAGGTACTATAACATGCCCATCATCTCCCTCATGATCATGTGTACACTTAGATCCTCCAGCAGCAGTAGTTGTCCCTGTATCTGCTGCGTTATGTCTTCCTACTTTACTACTCATTTAACTTACTCCTCCACCTCCAGGTTTGACACCAATGACAATTTGCTCAGTTTCAGGATCTTCGTACTCATTAGGATAATACTTTAAGTAAGTAGGAGCATGATCCTTGTTTATTAGATTTGTATAAACAGAAAGTTTAGGGTATGTTTCAGTAGCACCCACATAAGTTAATAATGTGATATACTTATCCCGACTAACATGACCCATTTTTGGGAAAGTTTCTGATACGCTTGTTGAACTCGAAAGCGTTTGCAATCTAAGTTTAGATAAAAAAGTTTTATAATTTTCAACATCTAGTCTTAAAGAATGAAGCTGAGAAGGGGTTAAGCGATAAAACAACTCAACAAAGGGAGTAACAGAAGGTAAAGTGCCATAGGAAGTATTTAAACTTTTCATAACTGTTAATGCTTTATAGAGTGGTCCTGCCGTTCTAGGCAAAGTTTCACTACCTTTTTTATAATAAGTTGAATTTGGAAACGCTGCTGTGTTAAAAGTGTAGGTATTTGTTGTGGAGTTGTGGGTTAGATGGGAGCAATTAGCATCTGAATCTTGTACATCATTGTCCAGGTGGGGAATAAATTTGAGAGATCTAGTACCATAAACTCCCATTTTAGACCTACCATGAAAAGGAGTATACTCTGTTTTATCCGTGGGAACAATAACTATATGTTGAGGAATGCACCGTGGATAGGTTTTTTCATCTATATTGTTAAAAAAATGAGTAGAAAAATCAGAGAAAGTTACTGTAGCTTGCTCTTTATCAATCAGATAATCAATGATGGGGTCATCATGTAGAACATAAAAAACAGCATTAGGAAAAGCTTTTCTCTCTAAATCTGTGTCAATAGTGGTAGTTGTATTATAAGTAGCCGTTGTAGACCTAATTAAAGAGGTATTCGACTCTAAATCACTAACAGATGCTGTGTCCAAATTAAGAACAATATATGAGTCTCTTCCTGTAGCGGTAGTGTATGTAGTTTCTATATTATCTGTTTCCGTAGTAGCAACCTTAATAGTTATTGAAGAGTCTTCACGCAACAAATTAAATATTTTTTCTGAATCAAGGAGTGTTGGGACTTTAGCCTTGCTTATGTCTGATGTTAGTTTAACTATAGAGGAGTTAACTAAAATATGATCACCAGCCTCGTAGGGCACTTTGTTAACAGTTTTTCCTGAGTCTTCAACATGTAGCGTGTCATCTGTGGCTATTGTGAAACTATGCTCTGTCCCATCTTCTTTTAATACAACAAGCTTTTTATTAACATCGGCAGGAATGGTTCTCCAGTATTTTAACCTATCAGATAGAACACCTGAATACTTTGTATAGTCTAGGTCTGCTGAATCTTCTTTTGCAATCTTATATGCTATATTCTCATCCTTAATTAAATTATTAGTAGCATACTTTGGAGCGTTGTTAAATGAATGAGTGTTGCCTAATCTTTTTATATAATTAGAATTAAAGTACTTCAATTCATTTCTTACTAAAAGATTTTGAATAGTTGCTAGGAAGTTTCTTTTAGCTGAGTTACCGTCTAAAGTTTCAATCTTTTCTAAACTAATTTTCAAGTCATCAGCTAGACTCTGTTCAATAATACTTAAAGAGATGTCCCCATATGGATATGGATTGTAGGTGCCTACTTCAGCGTTTAACCGTATTATCTCTGAGATACTTTCATGAACCTTATTAGAGAAAACATCTTTTATGTTATACCAATCATACGCTACGGGAAGATTCGCTTCTTTTTTTGAGATAACATCCCGATACCCGTGCCCAGGCCACTCATATCTTTCATCAAATACACTTGATCTTCCAGTAAAAGAGTATCTATCCGCAGATGGAATCACTGATTTAGTGGTTCTAATTCCATCTAAGGGCGCGGGAGTAAACTTATAGGTTCCTTGTGGCCTATTATAAACCATAATTTATTCAATATCTGCTAACTTAGTGATACTAAAACTACCTTCAACTATAAGATCTTGGCTCTCTGTCTGCGAGGAGGGATCTCCATCTGAATCTTCATATACGAGCCCTTCTTGGGACAACCTAACCTGATAATCTATAAAATCTTCCCCTGGTGGAGGCACAACATGAGCGATAATAGTGCCTCCTATAGTGCGACCGTCATTTCGGTAATTGACAATCCGATTTAAAGAGCCCTCACTTGGAGGAGACCACCAGCTTCCTGCGCCCATGTCGGCGTGGTCTCCAAAGTTATCACTAGTTCCCTCAAACCTATCCCAAGAAGTATTATCAATAGTAAGTGGCCCTCCACCAGGATTTCGCCAAAGATGTAGCTTGGCATCCATCATTTTAGAGGATTGATTGCCATCTGAATCTTGTTCTCTACTCCAGATAGGATTTATAAAACAATCAATTTTATAGATGCCTCGTTTTAAAGTAATCATACCTTGATCTGCTATATAAATCTCATTATTATCATTATATAATATTGTTCTCTGTGGGTTAGCATCTGGCATAGAAGTTCCTGCACCTGTATGTTTTAATATTAAATACCCATCTTTTGAAAGTTTATCTTCATTAGGCCAAGAAGAATTAATAATCTTACTATAGAACTGAGGCTTATTTGGGTTTGTTACAGCATTTACCAAAGCCGTTAATTCCGAAATTTTCAGATCATATCTTTCCACTATTGTCGCTTCTATATTCCTAGCATACTCTTGTAATTGGCGTTTTCCGACCGCAGGGTTAACCATAGATAATTGAGGAACCGCAGCAGCGATACCTGCTCGTTCATTATACGCTAACTCAGCAGTCCTAAAGAAAGGACGGATATCAACGATATGATCCATAGATAAAGTTTGTGTTTCTTGTCCGCTCTGTGAGAACACATAACATATTGGTAAAACTGATTGTCCAACCAATCTAATATCAGTGTCTACAAGATTATCAGCTAACAGAGGGGCTAAATTCATTAAGTCATCAGGTGATGGGAAGCTTCCTCTAAAAGTAATTGAACCGTTAGGGATGGTAGTTAATTCTGTGTCCCAGTGATCTACTATGGGAGAAAGTAAACTTTTTGAAACATCATAACTCCCTGGATTTCGCTCATCAAGAACATACTCTACTGTATCATTCGCAGCTTCGTTACCTATATCACCTGGGGCAACATCGGTTAAAACACCAGCACTATCTTTTTTCTTAAGAATTAATCCAGCACCTTTAACTAACCCTAACTTTGGAGCCGTTATTGTTGTTATTCCGTCTCTGTGACCTATTCTAGTTCTTTTCGAATCTACAGGGTGAGTGTATAAGAAAACTAAATCAATACGATAATTAGGGGAAGCATCAGTTGAATTATCCATAAAATCAGCCGAATCGAACGCTGGGATATCAATAGTTAATTCCTGAGGTACATTAACTACCGCTGTTCTAGCTACACCCTTCCATCTCTTAGTAAACTCCATAGATAACTTTTGCGACAAAAGAGTATCAGAGCTAGTTGTTGCGTATTTCCATACAGAAGTCTTTAAACCTGGAATTCTATTAGGAGCCTGTCCTATTTGATATCGGAGATCATACCCTTCTTCCAATGTAGTATTAAATATACGGTAATAATCGTATAAACCGTTGAACCCTAACCCTGCTAAACTAGGAGTACCTGCATTTACGGTAAAATTACCAATAAGCTTGTGTAGGGTCTCCTCAGGAAGAGTAAGGAGGTATTTTGTGGGGAGTAATCTTTCACTATCTTGAGATTCAGGAACATCAGGATCATACTCAGGAGCCTGCAAGTTTGGTCCTTCAGCCTGTAAAGTACTTATGTAATTTTGTAATCCATAGGCATCGTTAACTCTTGCAGTAAAGTTTCCAGGCTTAACTCGTACAATCCTATCTGTACCAATTACATGTGGCTTAAGTTCGTTAAAGTCTGCCCTGTTAATACCGTTAGTGGTTGTCCCACCTGAGCTTCCTCCAGTACCTGTACCATTCTGAATTTGGTCTCTAAGCCATAAGCAGTTTTCTTGAAGTTGCTTAAGTGGGATGTTGTCAACTTCCCAATAGTAGGGATCGTTTGATTTGTAGTAACGAACAGGATCGGTAAATTTATAAGGACTTTCTGTAAAATTAAACTCTAAATTAGAATCGCCAGTGTACGAAGATCCCGTACCATTACCATTTCCATTTCCACTATTATTACCGTTGTATGCCATTTAGTTTCCTTTCCCTAGATCAAAGATGTTAGATGATCTGAATCCTTTACCTAACTGGTTTGTGGTAGGTGTCTCCATCTCTCCACCAGAAGCGTCATATGAACTGTATATAACAACCTTAGGACCACCTCTGTCTCCTATTGCTCTAAAAGCAGCGTTCTTAGCATTAGCAAAGGTGTTAGCTGCTGACTCATCAAGCATAATATTATAGGGGTTATGTTGTGGCCCGAAGTCCTTGGATCTGTAATATCCTGATAGGCCTAAATCAGGCATTCCCTCATATTGGTAGGCTCCCCCATCATTAGTACTTGAAAGAAGAAGATGTTGATACCCGACAGCACTTACATTATCTAACCCAATTCCTGCACCGACAGGAACACCTGCTGGTCCTGACAAACTATACCCCTGTGCTAAATGTTGATAAGGCCTGTTGTCATTTAGGTGGTAAGGATATACACCACCAAAAGGTACAGCCCCATTAAGATTGCCAGAGGCGTAACCAACTTGTTTCATCGCAGGGTCAACACTGAAATATAACCTGAAAGGGCCTTTATTTTGATAACTGGTCATGCCTATAGTGGTACTGTTATTGTGTACAGACTCAGAAATTGCACTAAGCACAGAGAAAGTTGGTCCTCCATCAGCCCACCGAAGTCCATCGACATCAGAAACCTGAACACCTAAGCCATACAAATCGCAAACAGCAATTCGACCTGTTTCTGGGTTATGTTCCGCTCCATAAGCTACTGCGCTTGTGGATGTATTATCAGTAATTGTTCCACTGGCAAACTCATTATATGATTCCCCTGAGAAGTACGCTGCTCTAGGACCATGATAATCAGCTTTAGCAGGATGGTCTCCACTCACACTAATATATGAAGCATTTAGCCTTGAGGAGTCTGCGATGTTCCAAATAAGAAGATTATTATTACCTTTTATATCGGTATCAGCTTCTGATCTAGTTGGGTCGAAATAGGTTCCGTTTGCAATTGGTCCACCACATGGGAAGTGGACATTTTTAACATTAACTTGACTCCCACCTAAAGCACGAACACAATAGCCTCCTAGCGAGACACTAATCTTAGTTATGGCACTTGAATCTGCTCCAAAAGGATTGAGTACTTGATAAAGTGTATCATTTCCTTTCATATTCGCATTTTTGATTCTATCTCCTGCAACAGTATCGGGGAGTGCTGAAGCGATGTTCTGTCTACTTCCACTATCAATCGAGTTGGTTATAGCATCGGCTGGATTAGGGAAGAACTGCATAGAACCTCTTGAATATAATGAAGAGGGGCTATTATCGTTGTCAAAGTCTACGCCATCGCCGTATATACTATCGCCTGAGACATCCCAAAAAGCGTTGAAATCACCCAAATTTTCCATGTTGATTACTGAGTTATTATCAGCAACAAGACATGCCCTGGTTGAGTGTAGCTCAACCGCTGTATGGTTTAAAGGGTTAGTTAAAGTAAACCCACTTACATCTAATTCACCACTGCCTTTTTTATGAGGACAGAACTCCATAACTGAATTATTGTCAGCTAAAACATCTACACCGAATTGAGCGATAACAGTTGGGCCTCGGAAAGAAACCTTAGAATTATTATCTGCTGCGATCCCTGCATTATGCAACTGCTTTGCAAGGTCTGGGGGACCAATAACCATAGTAGTTCCTGAGCCAGTACCTAAGAATTTAACTTCAGAATTATTCTGAGCTAAAACAGCGGAGCCTTTAGTTGGATGTAAACCTAACATACCACTTACATCTAATCTACAATGGATTAAGTCCGCTTTAGATTGATTAACTTCAACCGCAGGAAGCGATGTATTCTTTGCACCTCGGTTTAAAACACCATGGGACTGTACCATTCGCATCAATCCAAACCTTTGGGGACGGTTGTTATTAGAAGATCTAATATTTGTAGAATCATCATAACCGAAACTACTATTAGAATCAAGGACTAAATGTTGCCCATTCTGCCTGAAAAAGGTTTGTGAGAAACGGACACCTTTTGAGCTTTCAACTAAGTCGCTGAATGTATCATTAGAATAATTCTTATTGTATACAATGTGAGAATTATTCGCTCGCAATCCTATATACTCACTATTCTCTACGGTAAGCTCATCTGTTTTAATAACAGAGTTATCTAAATCAAGACCGTATTCATTATTAAATACATCTAGCCTTCCATCAAAAGCCATATGTGAGTTGATAGCTTTAACACCGAAGTTATTATACCCAACATGGACATTGGTTGCAAGCCTTCCGCTATCACCTGAGGCCCCTGCATCAAAGATACTATTCTCTAATAGAATGCCTACTGAGTTTTGTTGTGTGTGAAAAAGGAAGTCCACACCAGAAGCGTATAGGTCAGCACTTACAGAAACAGTACTGTTAAATGCACGAAGCCCAGCGGTCTCATTATCTGCTCTTGCCTCAGACCCCTTAGTGTTATTCGTAACTTCGTAATTGCGGTGGGAATAGAATCCCCTACTTAAAGTTACATTAGAGTTTCTAATCTCTGTTCCATACAATTTGCATCGTGTAGTGGCAACATTTTCTAATGTAACACCATTAGAATTTTCAACCACTGCACCTTTATCAATGAGGTACTTACCTACAGGGGTTCCATTTTCTCCACCTCCTGTGTTCGCTCCATCAACACAGAATCCTCTAAGATAAATAGGACCATCACAATTGTTAACCCTAATTGAGCTAACATGATTTGCAAATACAAGCCCTGCAATTTGATCATCATTAGTAGTATCAAAAGCAACGGGAGGAGCCGATCTCCCTAAATGTGAATCATCAATCTGGCTTTTTGCGCTGACATCTAAGACTTTTACAGAAAGATCTTTAACGCTGTGTTTTCTTACTCCTTCTGTATATCCTGCTATTCCGTATTCAGATAACTCAAAAACAGCACTTGTACCTTTAGCCCAGGGGTTAGGTGCAGCGAAATCACCCCCACTAGCTTCGTGTAAAGAAAACTGGACTCTATCAGGTCTTTGCCCTGAGTCATTTTGGTGAGCGGTACTAAAGAATGCTCTTATTCCCTCTCCTGTTCCTGAAAAATTAGCTTCATTTTGGTGTCTGTGGAAAATTCGTCTAGTATTAAGTTTTGAATTGGCAATTGAAACACCAATATTTTCTTCAACTCTAGACCAAACATTGTCCACATAACTTGACAAGTCGATTGATGATACATATCGCCAAGACTTAGCTCCATTTAGAGGAGTTACATTCCAAGTTCTACCTATAGCTCCCGTTCCTGATACGAAAGCAGTTGTAGCACCAGCGGCTAAAGCACCTGTACCACCAAATTGATCAGAATATACTTTAGCGCACCCTCTATTAACAATCTCTAAAGCCCCGTCTTCGCTACAGGTTATACCTTCCAAGTTTAAAGAACCTAACGCGCCAGAAGCAACAACTTCAATACACACTGGGAATCTTAATTCTCTAGGAAGTGAATCAACAGCAGTTTGGAGGTTGGTAAATACTCTACCATTTGCACTTTCATTAGTTCCAGACACTAACAGCGCCATACTTGGTACAGCAGAAGCCCCATACCCTGCTCCTTTAGCCCATAAATATTCTGTTCTTTCCTCTAAATCGTACAGTGGGAGGTTATCTTGCTCCCAATTGTAGAAGGAACTAGTATCATGCTTGGTAACATATGGGTTCCAGTAAGTGGTGGGAGTTATTCCCGCGCTTACAGTGTAGAGATCGTCTGGATAAAATGGCATAATTTAGAATTGTAAAGTCCACTTGAAGACTAGTGCAAAAGCATCAGTCTTTGTTATTGCAGTAAATGGTCTGTATGCAACTAAGATCGGTGATTCAGCAGCTAAACCTCTAGGATTTCTCATAAATAGTCCAACTTCATTTAGATCGACACCTACCCCGTTAGCAGTATACCTATCTAATACCAGTATAAACCTGACAGAAGTTTTAGTTACTTTTTCAACATGGTTAAACGGTATCCTAACAAAAGCTTTATTACTTCCTAATACAGATCCATTTTCTACAGGAGCCAAAAGTTCAATAAATGCTTCAGAACCAGAGGATTCGTACTGAGCTTGCGATAGCCCAGAGACTAACTTAAAACTGGAGACTCCATATGTATTTATATCCCCCGACACTCCGACTTGGAAATTGAGTATCTGAAAATTCTCAATAGATGTCCCACCTGATGCTGAGAACAAATGAGATAACCCTACTGCCATCCCCGAAGTAATGACATTTCTTTCATCAAATACTAATTCTTCAGTTCCATCAGAATAAATCTTAGATATCTCTAAGAATCCGTAAGGCTTGATTGTGTCTTTTGTTCTATTCATTATAATTATATACCTATTTTAAAAGCCTAAGGTGTTATTTCCCATGTCAATACTTTGTGTGCATTGTTACCTAACAGAACAGCTTGTGATCCTTTATTATACTCCCAATATATTGGGGATGTGTTCTTACCTGCCCCACCTTGATTAAAGGTGGTTGCTTCATCACCTTCTTCTAATTTAGCATGTGATAAGGCTATATATTTTAGTGCAGTAAAGGAAGCAATATTCGCTAAATCACCGAAAACAAGAAGAATAACAGCTTTACTTCCATAGTCCCCCTCAGGGAAAGTCCCAGTGAAAGAAACTCTTTGCCAATCATTGTATCCTTGGGTTCCACCTGAAATACCTGAATCAATAGTATTAGTATCAATAGTTTCTTTTTGATAAGGAACACCTCCAAAGTCTGAGTTCCCACCTTGAGCGTATACGCCACCCTTTTGTGCATACATAGCTAAACTAACATCTACACCTGTAACACTTCCTAATTGAAAGTAACAAGAAAAAGTAAATGTTTTACCTGATATCGAATCAACATCTACTACACCTTTTCTTCCATTATGAATGGCGTTCACATTAGCAGCAGTCTCTCTAAATAAGTAATCCCATTCTGTACCCCCATAAGGATCTTGCTGACTTGGTAGCTGTTTGGGGCCATCACCAAAAACCTTAAGGTTTTGACCACCTAACCAATTTCCTGCTGTATAAAAACCAGTCTTCCCATTTACAGTAAGGTCTCCACCAAAATCAAAAGGATCCCCGTTTACAGCACCTATTAAATAGTTATCGTTACTAACATTCCCACCTTGGAACTCGCTTCGTCTGTACTCAACATCGTTTGCTACCACTTTAGAAGGTGGGGTAGGATACAAATGAAGAGTTGTAGTGCGGTTCGATTTTAATCTCTTAACTTGTGCTTGAACTCCTGGGGAGGTCTCAATACCGTAGTGCTGAAAAGAAGCTATATTGTTCATAGAAGAAAGAGTGGAAGACAATGTAGGTGCATAATCTTCAAAATAAAAGTTAGCCGCTCCTCCATTATGATGATCCCATTCAGACGCACTTGGAGAGGCTAACACATTAAAAATTCTTTGTGATTTATATATGCAATACTCACCCTCTGTTGGGAAAGATAAAGTATTCGCAGAAACATGATCCCAAGCAGTATCTAAATAAGTTTTTCCTGTATCTGAATTAATACCAGCAAGGTGATCAAAATTATGCGCGTTATAATCTCCTGTCCTTATTTGTCGCAAGTAATTAGGGTGATTTAACCCACTTCCTTCTGCACAAACAGCCCAGTTATGGAACATGGTTATTCCACTCATATAAAGTGGTTGTTCTCCGTCTCCGTATGAAAGCACTAATGGCAAGTGTCTTGTGTTTTTTGCAACACTTAAATTTGCCGAAACAGTAGAGGTATCATGCTGATGATGAAAGGCACTATTCTTATAGAACTCAGAGATAAATGATGAAGTCGTGGAAGGGGAGATAGATGCATAGGGTTCTGCAACACTAGAGAGCTGAAGCGCACTAATATCACTCCACGAATCTCCCTCATGAGGGTCTCCAGCACCTGTTTCCTCCTGCGGAATGTAAGGCAACCTTCCCATGCCTGAGGTCCAAAAGCGTAATCTATCCTGATGTACATGACTATTTCTAAAGAAATTGTCATAATTTAAAGCGTCTGGACTTTCAGATACTATTCCTGCTACCATAAAATCTTTTGTCGGATCAAGCAGTTTAGATGCATAAGTTATAGGGGCGACTCCTCCATTAGAGAATCCCCATAAATAAATCCTTTTATCATTAATGGGATGCTGACTTTTCATCCAACTAACCGCAAGTTTTAGATGGCGCAAACCTACATTTTCATTCCATAAACCTAAATGCATGGCTCTGTTCCATCCTCGAACATCATCAAAAGCTCGATTAGTTAATCCGAACTTACCTAGACATGGATGAACCATAAAATACCCATTATCTACAGCTTTTGATACAAGTAACCCTGATACGACTCCTGAGACTAAAATCTGATCAAATTCATGTGTAGGCGATTGCGTGGTATCAACTGAGGATAACCCTAGACCTCCTCTTTCAAAGCCGTGACATCCAATAACTAGTGGACTTCCATCAGGATAAACATCATATTTTGCTGGTCTATTTACTATAAAAAATTCATCAAAATCTGTTTCTGTGCTTAAAGAACCATTATCCGTTGTTCCACTTAAAACTTGAACAACATAAGTGAAGTTTTCACCTGGGGTAGCTTGGGTAATATCGGCTGCAAACGAGAAAGTCCAATCTATTGCAACAGAAAATTCTGCATTTTTAACAATAGGTTTTTCTAGGGATCTATAAGCAGCTAAAATAACTCTATCTTTACCTTTAGCTCCCTCAGGATTCTTCATAAAAAGACCTAGCTCTCGAATACTTTGCCCATTTGCAGTGTCTTCATCTAGGGTAATTCTATGTTTAATTACATCACTATTATCAAATGAAGTATAAGCTTGCCTGTCAAGTTTGGCAAACAACCCCGAAGATACAAAGTAAACTAAATCATTAGCAGGAATAAAATCATCATCCACCATCACTTGGGGAGTAGTCTGAAGCATGAGAGGACTTTCATTACCATACTCTGATAAACTGAAAGCTGAACTTAAAGTATAGAAATTATTCTTCAAGAAAAAGTTTACAGAGGATAAATCCCTTCTGCTATCTCCTAACTGAAAATAACCAATCTGGTGGTCCTCAACATCAGTTGACCCATTTTGAGTGAATATATTAACTAAAGAGCAACCAAGTCCATCAGTAACAATGTTACTATCATCGAAGATTAATTCTTTATCTCCGTTAGAATAAATTTTAGTTACTTTTACATTACCTCTAATCATGCGAACTTAATCCTCCACACCAGGGTTAAATCTTGATATCCTATAGCTCCTGGTTCAGTTATACTTTTATCACTAATCTTCGCTAAGTTATCCGTTAATGTTCGCTTGGCAAATAATTTATACCTTAGCGGGTTATTTTCTGCCTTAAAGCGGAAGGGTGGGTATTCATTTCTTCCTGCAACAAAGTCTGTAGCAGTCGAACCCTCCTCTAACTTAGCATGAGCCACAGCAACATATTTTCCATTTTCGTAGAAAACACCACTAGGAACTCCCCAACCCAAGCTACTAAGAACTATCTGACAATTAATTGCACTAGTTCCATCAGGGAATTTGGCAGTATGAGATACTCTTGTCCAATTATTTAAATCATCATCCTGGACAGAACCTGTCAGCGAAGATAAGGACCCCCTCTGTCCTAGTGCAGCCCCACCTGAGGTTGGAAAACCATAATGAAGATCAGTTGCACTAGTCATAGCAGTCATATGTAATCCAATCGAGGATCCATAAAGTGCGCCTGGATTCTGATAACCTTGGAAGTAAACTGAGAAAGTATAATCGCCAGAAGCGGTCAAAGTTGGAATAGCGACTTTAGCTACGGTGCTTGCCCCTACTCCTGCGCCAGCAATCGCTTGCCATGCATGTCCACCATATGGATCTCTTTGATTACCACTAACGGGGTCAGCAGTAATACCTAAATTTGTTTTAACCCAACCATAAGTATTTTGGAACTGATATGGATCCCCCGATGCGGTGCTTCCATCTGCATAATATAATAAGTTATCAGTCTCAGTATGTGCTGTTGCGCTTAGACCTGCTAATGTTTTCTCTAAATCAATCGTCCACAAGCCAAGAGTCGTTATCCCTCCAAATAGGTTTGAGTACCCCACATCACCTGAAGCAAGAGTTGTTACATATATAACTTCACAATTCTCTAAAGGGGTGGTCTTGCCTACTATATGGTTCAAATTGGTATTTCCAGGAACTGCGAACGCTGGCATTGTGTCATTTCCTTGTTGAGCAGATACTAATAACCCTGACAGTGATCCAAGTGTTTGGACTCCAGCTTCTTTCTTTATACCGCTCAACTCACCTAAGCATAAAGTATATGCCTTGACATACCCAGACATATCCATAGCTTGTGCGTTATTATACCCACCTCCTAATGGCCCACCGTATACACTACCACCATAATGAACAGAAGAGACCGCTCCTGCATCTTGAGGATTGGGGTAAATTGCTGCGCCATGTCCACCTACATCATCCTTATGTCCATAAGTTTGTGAGCTTACTATGATAGCACTTGATCCAGTCCCCGATAAAGGCCAACACCCTCTAAAAATAGAGGAAGCGGCTGAATCGAATTGGGTAACATTCATGTTATGCCCAACAGGAGTGTACTTTCCAGCCACTAACTTGCCAGATTCATCATAATGGAACTCACCACCGCTCAAATCAATTGCCGTATCAGTACCCGCCTCTAAGACTGTATCTACGGGATTAGGAAAGGAATTTTTAAGTCTATCCCTTGCAGGAGCAGCATAGGATGAAGCTAACAATTGGAGGTCATCCCCGTGGTTCCAAGTACTACTCATTTCCATAACCCGCATAATTTGATCATCCTGGATACGAGTGATTAAAGAACTCGTACCAAAGTGATCCCCTGCTGGTGGAGCCCAGTAGTGTCCGTACTGTGTGTATGCAGACGCTGCTTTGCCGAAACTTATTGCTTGTACAGTATAGTTCGAGGTATCATTCATACCTGAAACAGAAGAAACAATAGATGAGGGGGTCATTAATAAATCAACAATAGCTTCTCCTGCTCCATCTACAATCAGATTTTGCTCTGTATGAAGAAGCTTTTGGTCATTAGTGCCAAAACCACTATAAATTTCTACTATTCCAATCATCAGTTAGTAATATCTAGTTTTGTAACTTGCTTGTAGTTAGAATCTCTAACAGTCCATAACCCTGGAGAGTTTTGACCATCCATTTGGTATGGGTGAAGTCGGTAATTAAGCCTACCTCCACCACTAGTCTCCATGTTTGATGCTGTTACTGCGGCATTCCTAGAACCTAAGTTATTCGTTAAACTATTAAAGTACCGCAAAATAACCAAAAGCTCATCTTCTTCTATCTGTGCATATGCTGTTTCTTTCTTTTCTATGTAACTACCTAAAGTTGAGCTTGTAATTCCTACAAAGGCTGAACCATCAATATCTCTTGGGACTGCATTCTCATCTAGGTAGAAGTAACCACCGCTAAAATTAGTGTTGGTATAATTATGTGCCGATACTTGAGTATTTAACTTAATAATACCAGTTATTGGATTTTGGACAGAAGCAGTAACTCTTTGGATTCCACTCCAGTCACCGATAGAAGAAGCAGCTTTAACTTTAGTAGTGCCTGTAAACATACTACCTGAAGTATCCATGTAACAAAGTTCTTTATCAATCTTTGCTATCGTGTCTGTATCACCTACAAAGAGATCTCCTGCCATATATTGGAAATCTTTAAGCTCTGAAGCATTACCTTCATGGAAAAGAGACCCCCAAACTTTCCAATCATTTCTGGTTGTTTCAGAATGTGCATTTCTCCAATCAGTATTCTGAGGAATTGCCATGTCATAGGAATAGGGTTTATGCATTTGCATAGTAATCCTTAATCCATTTACTTTATTTTTATGGAATGCAAATTCTTCTTTATTATCCCATAATGCAGGATTATTAGGAGCATCTATCGTTCTATTAATCCAAGAACTCCTCCAATGAACAGATACTGAAGCTCTAAACCACCCATTTTCTAACTCAACAACATTACACCGTTCACCTTCTACAGCAGGACTCCCCGCATCGTAAAACGCTGGGGCATTAACAGCATAACTGGAGACCATCGCTTGACCATATATTGCGTTTCCTGGGGTAACTTTAATAGAAGTATATGGGAGTGACGATGCAGCGTCCCACTGCGCTGTATTTCCCTCATTTACAACACCTGTGTTTGGGTTTGTGGGTTGCGTTGCTGCATTTCCACTAGTATTATATATAAACCAACTTTCGTCGTGCTTAGGTCTAAGGTAATTAAGCGTTAATAGGAATGAACCGTAATCAGTATCGTGAACATTACCTAAATTATCAAACACTATACTGGAAGTGTTAATGCCTGGTTTAAAGTAAACAGAATAAGTATACTCTTTTCCATCTTCTAGTTCTGTATAAGGAATATCTTGAATTATACCATTTGGTGGTATGGACCCTGCTCCGTAATTAGTTTTAACTGCTTTATTAATATTAGTAAAGTCCGTAGGGGCATTATCAAGCACCCCTCTTGTTGCTGCATTAAAATAAGTCCCTGTGGGATCAAAAATAGTTTCTTTAACAGGTTTTCTATCTTCAGCTTGAGTAACTAACCAACCTAAGGAATAATTCTCGTCAGAGTTTGGCGCGATAAGACTCACATTAGAAAGTAAATCAAAGAAATTCTCGTACTCTGATCCAGTAAAAATCTGTTCTCCTGCAAAAACAGATCCTGTAAACCAAGGAACTTGATCACCTTCTAGTCTAAACGGTCTGGGGTCCGTATGTCTAAATGTTTGAATTGGGAATATATAGTTTAAGTTTGCTGAGTCCCCGAAAGATACAGGACGATCAGTGTTTAGGTCTCCAGCGACAAGTAACCGCTCTATCCCAGTAGAACAGGTAACCAGGGTGGTGCCGAAAGGATAGTGTAGTGGTGAACTCCAACCGTCAAACCACATCCCTCTCGCAAATACATCATCATCCCAAAGTGCTTGAGTATAGTTTCCATTAGGGTGGTGAAGGAAATGGCCCCAATCAGGTCCATCGCCACAATAACTACACCCAGGGAGAGGATCACCATTAAAAGGCTTGAGTTGTCGTTGAAATTCTACTCCCTTCTGTTCATCATCATCCCAATAATCATTAATATAAGTATTGTATCCAAAATCTGGGAAACTGTAGTTAAGGAGTGATGGCATGTCTGAGAACTCTGTGGTAGTGGTTGATGTTTCTAAAGCAACTTTTGATCCATCTTGTTTCCAGAACCCTGCGGAAAGATCAACTAACGCCCCAGGAGACTCATGGAAGATCTCATCCGTTTGAGAGAAATCAGGTAGTATAAACTCTTCAGCGATAAATGCCCTATCTTTTTGTGTTTCATCAACAATGCTCACGCTGTCAAAAAGAATAGTAGTAGTATCTTCGTTTGTTGGATACAAGAAAACTTCTACAATATAGTTTTGAGCTTTTCTGTGTACTTGGTGTCCTTGTTTCGTCCCCACTAATTTACTAAAGTAATTTATAGGTACATTTATTTTAGAATTATGGGTATCAAAGTTTAGCTTTAGGCACTGTACATGTTTTTCTTGTAAGATTTCTAATGTAGGCAAATCAACAATAGTATCATACTCAACACCCTCAGTGCAATAGGTAGTTGTTTGCGTTTCTCCCTCTAGGCTAGAAGAATCTAATGTAAACTTATGAGCTAGTTTTTCTAAAACCGTGGTTTCTCCTATTTCAATATCTGTAACAGAAGAAGCGTCTTGCATGCTCCAACTACCGTCAGGCATATAGTTCCAGAAAACCTTTTTATTATCTACATCATTCTCCACATCAGTATGAATCCAAACTCCAACAGAAGCTCCTCCAATTTCAGGAGTATCATCTTTGAAGGGAATGCAATTAACTGCTAATGATAGATAATGTTCTGGTATTAAAAAGTTGTTATTGCTTTCGGTAGCACTTAAGTTAAGTCTTAGTCTAGGAACCCCATGACTCCTAGATTTAGATAGAATAAACTTGTTTCCTGCAAAGTAACCATCAGAGTTAGGTCTAGACAAGGTGGGATCAAGCTCGACAATGGAGAACCAATTTTTAGGAACCACCCCCTCGATAGCGGACCCATCGACAAGCTCGACCCCACTAACCATATGTTGAGTTCTATACTCAGGAACTCTAACATATAAATCTTTATCAGCAGAGTGAAGACTTACTCCTATTCCAGACAATGCACTACTGGTATAGTCCCTCGCTAAATTTAACTCATATTGTGATCCATATGATGAAGCTTGGAAAATACCGCTTGTTGCTATACCAGAGCCATCAACCCTTAAATTTCCATTATAAAACAAAGGGCCGTAAACATGAGATAACAAGTTTTTTCCACCATCAAGTCTTGAATCAATTAACTTTCCACTCAATCCATCTGAATAAAAATGCTCAATATAATCCCTGTATAGTGAGTGTATCCCTTTACCTATATTCTTTCTATTATTGCCTGATTTATCTTCGCTAAGATAGCGTACACTTTGTCTTTGATCTAGCCGCTTATTAAAGAATTCATCAAAATTCATACCCAAGTATGATTTCTGATTTTTTAAACTTTCGACTATATCGCACCATGCAGATGAGGCGTTAAAGTATTGAGCATTATGATCACTTTCAATTTTTGCTTTTTCAGATTCAATTCGTTCAGTAAGCGCATGAAGGACACGGATAATATCTGGAGCAGAATCTCTTCGTATATAATCATCCTGAGAAGAAACATCCCAAATAGAGGTATCCCCTCGAACAGGGAATGTATTACTCACATCAACATTAAAATAAGTATTAACCGAATTGGGATCATTGGATACATTGTAAACACTAGATGTATTAGTAACATCGTCTACAGGATGAAAATTTAATGATGAAGGTACAAAGCCTAAAAGGGTATAATCAAAACTCTTCTCTGGATACGAGGAGGATGTATTAAAGTAGACAGGCATACTATCGCCTCGCCTAGAATACCACCCACCTCCCTTTTGAGTTATTACATTTTTAAAATTCCTTCTTCGGATAGAATTTCGTGGGATTGCAATAGCGGAAGTAGACCCCATCGCTGTGTCTGTAAATGAATCTACCTGTTCTCTTTTGAATACTGGAAGAGTGTCATGTATGTGGTTACCTTTAGAATCGTCGAATCCGCTATGAAAATCCTGGCCTCTCATCCCTTCGCCGCGCAAGTTGACCGATGATGCCTCATAACCTCCTAAGGCTCCTGAGGTATGTAAATCGTTCAAATTCAACCTATATGAAATTGCAGTATTACCAATACTACTCAAGTAATCTACATGGCGCAAAACGAAATCAGCTTGTGGTTTCGACTTTGCAGGAGCGAAATCATCAATTATCTTTAAACTATCAAAAACATCACGCTTAGTATATCGTGAATCTGTTAGATATAGTACATCAAAATCACCGCCAACAACTTCAAAATTGAACATTGAGGATTTTCCATTCCACATACTTATGTAATCGTACTTATCTCTTTGATGCTTACTAATTATTGTTTCATAGTTTGGAGGTAGCTCTAAGGAAGAGGTTAGGAATAAAAAGCCAGATTGCCTAGATTTAGAGGTTGACAGTTTTGCTGTTGTATTATCCTGAATAAAAGATTTTAATTTTTGTGTACTAGGTAAAGCAACTTCTAAACAATTCAATTCATTAATTATAAAATCTAATAAATCTTCTGTTATTGCGGTGTCAGCATAGTACCTTTCATCTTCCCATGGTGGAATTGGATATAATCTACCTCTATAATTAAACACAAAGTTTGGATCACCTAAGGTAGCAACATACTCAGAATTAGGGTTAGGAGCCTTGTAGGTCCTCCAGCGACCATAATGTGGAGCACCGAGAGGCGTTTGGTGTACATCTCCTAGACCGTCTGGAGGGGAATCGTAATCATCAAACCAAGCTTTTCCGCTGTCTAGAATATGAACTCTAAAAGGCTCATTACCAATACGGAATTGTGTTGGGAACTCAGTTACACAGCGTTTAAGGATTTCATCTACTACATACTTAATATTAAGATCTAAGTCTGATGGATCATATCCTGGAATACCTAAAGCCATAGCCTTATCTTGAGTCCAAGTACTTAGACTTTCAAATAAAGGAGAGTCTGTCTTAAGTAAGTAGAAAATTAAATTAGGAACATATGACTCGTAAAATTCAGTTATAGAATTTTCTGGATCTAAAGGACTGTTAGGAATAACAGCGTGGAGTGCATCTATCAAGCCCTGTCTTGTTCCTTTCTTTTTGTAAAGATCTACAGCCGATCTAAGTTGTCTTCGCCATGCAGCCTCATCACTTCCATAAAGTCTCCAACCAACTAAGTCGGCAAGGAAAGGAAGGTAGTCTTTTGGGCAACTTTCGATTGAGGTTAAAAGTCTAATACTTTCAACCTGATCATTTACATCATACATGCTGTATGCTACAGCACGAAGAAGCTTATGCAGAGGGCCATCTTCTACATTTTCACTTTGCACAGAATTAAATAATAAGTAGTTTTCAAAAGAATCTTTAACCTTAGTATTATTTCTGTCTGTGTATAATGGAGAATATTCTATCTCAATTAGAGTTTTTAGCTTGTCTAAATTCTGAGTTCCACTTGTATAGGTTCCTGTTCCTGACATAAAATCAGGAGGAATTACATTAACATCTAAAGAACTTAAAGCATTGTAATTCTTCCACACATATTCCTGATACATTTTAATTGCATAATCTAAGGTAATATCTTTACCTTCAAAGATCATATCAGTTAAAGCACTGAATACTAATGAAGATGGGGAAAACCCTACGGTCTCTTCTCCTGTTGTGGCTCGCGTAATAAGCCCTGATGTATTAAGAAAGTACAACCAGTTCAGGGAACTTGTAAGAAATTCATGTGACTCTGTATTATTATTTCCAAATGCAGAGGTAGTGTTCGCTGTGATATCAGTATTTGGATGAATAGAAGGAAGAAGCGTTCCACTAACATAGTCCGCAAAATCATCTTTACTTTTGTAATTAGTAAGCCTAGTATTTAAGGGCCTAAGAATAGCATCATCAAAAAACTTAGGTGTAATATTGGTTAGATTATTCTGCTTAATAAAGTATTTAGAAATACCTTTAATATTATTAATGTCCTCTAAATTAGAAGTCGCAGATACATGCAACCCACTAACTTCATTTTCCTTTGTTAGGTATGTGATATACTTCGAAGAAATAATGTGACTATTAATCAAATCTTGATTAATATCTGATGCTAACCCCGCAAGGTTTATATCATCCTGAAGATAAACCTTTGGAGTGATAACCTTTAGAACATCAACATAATTTCTTTTAAAGTATTTTCTATCGGCCATAACACTAAATTAATGCAAAGTTAATCGTTAAGTTGTTTAGCTGGATGATTTCATTGAATGAAACTTCAATAATATCAGGAATATTATCAATGGTTGCATATCGTACCTGTGGGATCTTATGTAGTTCTTTGTTTAGGTTCTGTGATATAAGCCTAGCACCAAACGACATTTTATCAACACTAAAGTAATCAAGAATCTTAGCAAAAGCTAATCCCTTAATTGTCCCTTCTTCTTTTTGTAACTTCTCATCAACATGAATCGTTACAACCAAATCCAAAGTTCTAATTAACCCATCGGCAACCACGATATCATCGGTTAACATCTTTTTATCATCAATAGCTTCTAGTAGTTCCGTTTTAAATTGTACAGTTGCTCTTTTTAATTGAGTAGGAGAAGCTACCTCTAAGGCGTAGAGATCAATAACATTTGCAGAGCTATATGCTTTTCTGGTTGCGGCGGTAAGCTTCGCACTTGTACCTGCGGTACTAACAAATCTGTTTCCAAACGCCTCGTAATCTTCTAAAGTAACTAATCTATCTTGCCTCTTAAAGTCCATAGGACCGTATCGTTTGGCATGGGCAACAGTTTCAGCATCGGCTCCACCTAAGGATACACTTGTATTTGTTGCTCTAGATGTTCTAGTTTCATTAAGAGTATTAACTCTTGCAGATATAGGTGCGGAGATGCTTTGGGAGTATATGTTCCCTCGGATACCTCCTCCTGTTCTATAGTTTATTACATAGTTAGCATTTGCAGGTGGAGAAGCGCCGAGTACGCCATCGCCAAAGAGCAGTACTGCGTTAAACCTTTCATCATAGCTAACTTCAAAAACCTTGTCTTCATACCCTGAAGCTTGAAATAGATTATCTACTTGTCTATACACTCCTGACGCATTACTGTTATCTGCATTTACATATACCTGAACACTGTTCTCACAAACAGGACCTTTTTCAAGCAGCACTTTTTTTACACTTTCTCTAGCATCAAAAACACCTTTCTGTATATTCAGTGAACCTTCCACAAGAGCTAAATTATCCCAGACTCTAGCGTTAGCAATTACATCGTTTTCCGCAGTGCCAGAAGCGACATACTCTACAGATTCGGTGGAATATAATTTTAAAGAAGACTCGGCATTCAAGTCAGTTAGCTTGCCATCCTTGGTTTTGTACAGTATAAAAGTTAGTGGCGATCCGTCTTCAGGAGATGTCACTGTAAACACCCTATCTGAAACATCTATCTCTACATATTCATCTTCATCAAAAGTGCCTACTCGATCATCAAGTGTAAGAGAGGCTTTTGCTCCTGAAGAGATTGGACCCTTCATTTTAATACCAATCAATTGAAGCAGCTTATTTACATTTGCACGATTTTGTGCAGTAGCTATGTAGTTTTCATTTGCGAGCATATCTGCCTTCATAGACATAACTGAGCCCATATAAGCCACTAATTCAGAAAACATTATACCAAAGTCAGACTCCGAATAGTTCTGGTAATCTAAGGGGTATACTGCTTGTAAATACTTTATTAGAGAATTCTTAAGAGAAAGAAAGTCTGTTGCAGCATAATCAATTAAATCCTCTTTTCTTTCAAAACCGTCACCATAAGGTAACAGCTTTTCAAAATCAGACGCTGCGGTTGTAAAAGGGATTGAATCTGGTAAATTATATGAATCTGTCATATTGTTGCTTGCACCTCTATTGCTGACCCTTCATCGCCTCTTATTCGTATGTTTAGAATAATTACGATTCCAGGAATACCTTTATATGAAGAAGTTTCATTACTTTGAAAAACAGAAAGTTTAAGTATCTCCCACTCTGGGTGATTAGTAGCTACTGCGGTATAAACCTCTTCAACAATCTCCTCATGAAGCTGCTCATCTAAAGGCTCGAATAGGAACTGCTCTAAGTCTATTCCATAGTTAGGGAGCATGGGGCGCTCGCCCGTCTGAGTGTTGAGGAATTGATATACCATGCTACGAAGCAGGTTCCGATCCGTAGCTTTATTGAATGCACCATAACCTTCGTTGCTAGTTAGAGGGTAATTAATCCCAACTACTCTAGGAGTCTTCTTTACCGAAGTTATAGCTTCGTTAAGATGCTTAGGGGTGTCAAACCCGTAAGTAATAGATTCAGTTACAGTCATAGCTTAATGTTTTTGAAAAAGTCTTTTTGTGCTTTATAATTAGTTACTACCTCTTTAGTAGTTAGGGCTTTCGAATAGAACTTTAAACTTCCAACATAGCCATCTAGAGCACTCCTATATCCGTGCCTTTCTGACATAAAGCCACCAGAAGAACTTGTAATTTTCATGCCATCAGTCCAGCCCCCACCAACAATCCAAGGAGTATACAGACTACCTGTTATTGTATTGTTGTAATTATTTGGTCCCTCATTAAAAGCACTTGTACCTAGTTGATTTACAGTGCCGCTATAGTAGTAAAAACTACTAGTTGTAGCGTCTGCGGGTGTAATAAATGTAGGAATTTTAGGCATACTATTTTTAGCTATACCAAATACATCAGACATTGCGGAAGTAGCCATTAAGTTACCGTCTAGGTGTATTCGAACTTCATCAACATTAGGATCAAATGACACATTAATATGCATGAAATCCCCCGACACATCATTAAACTTTACACTATTTACAGTAGTAGAAGAATCTACAGTCATTTTAGAGTATCGAAGACCGTTATCTACAGAGCTAACTGATACGAATTCAACATCAGAAGTGTTTAAAGATTGCGTGGTAGCTAAGAAGAAGCAGCTAGATGCAGCAGTTGCGCTCGCTACTAGCCCCAAGGAACTTGCTGGGTCTGTATCACTACCTGGAGTAACTCGTTCTGAGGAATAGATTTGAGGATCTCTACTAAATCCCATAACAAAACCTTTAGTTGTTACGGTAGTATTATCTTCTAACATCATGTTATCAGCATTAGCTACAAGAGATCCTCCTGTATTTTCACAAGCTAACAACAATTTATAGTAGTTGTAGTCTGCCCAATCCCCTGAATCAGTATCCACTGTTGTACTAGAGGCTTCACCGTAAACTTCGGCACCACTAAATGAAGTTCCATACTGAGGGATATGCACCCACGCATCTATACTAGCTCCATTTTGATTATATAATAAATTTTGGAAGTCGATGGAGTCTGGTAGCTTAACAAAACTACCTAACGCACTTGTGTACACTTCCGTATTTTTGTATTGCTGTCTGGTTATCCCTTTAAGTTTAGCAAGACCTAAACCTTTATCAAACACATCACCTGCATCCGATGCTACTAATTGAGCATTATTAGCTGAATTATTCGCACAGTTAAGCACTTTGTAATCATTAGAATTTGTTCCAACGATGTCAGAATTTAAGAAATTATAAACAGCGAACAGATCGTCTGTTACAATGTTATCTGTTAGAGACAGTACGGGCGCGTCAGTAGAGCTAAACTCACCTAGGTTAATAATTCCCCCCGCACCAACAGGAGGGACTATCATTGGAGGTGCTAATGTTTGTGCTTCTGCCCTAGCAGAGCGAACAAATTTAGGTCTAATAGGCAAGACTATACCTTCAACCTCGCCCTCTTCAAAAGTTAGGTTGCGTTGTTTTTTTATATCAACATCTAGATTTATTCCACTAAGATAAGAGAAGTCGTTAATAGGAACAGTGCCTGGAAGGAAAGTTTGATCTGCACCGAACATTTGGTTAGCTAATACCGCTACTTCAATTTGCTTCTTTCTTTTGTTAATTCTCTGAGTATGTCTATCTATTGCTGCAAATATACTTTGTTGGAAGTTAACTACTAATGCAGACTTAGCATCATATCCCGAGGCTACGAGGCTGTTTACATGACTGGAAAGGTCATATACTTCTTTATTCTTTTGATTCTCTAGTACTTGTAAGAAATGATCTTCAGTGTAATGTGTAGCCATAGAAGGCGTATTGTTTACCTGATCAACATCAAAAAAGGTATCCACATACTTACCTAGCTCGCTTAAAGCGACAGTGGTTCCTTTTCCACCTAAGTTGGGATCGTGTTCTAAGCCCCATTTGTCGCCTGGAATTACAATCCCTAGGTCTGCACTAGTTGGAATTGGCCCTCCATCAGTGTAGGATCTATTTTGAGAATCATAATAAAGACCATCTCTAGAAAGTAGGAATTGTCCTTTTTTTGCCGCAGGAGGTCCGAATACTAGCCTAAATATGGGCCTTGCTTCTTCCTCTTCTGCTACTCTAGCCGCTTCTACTTCTCTTTCAGAGAGTACCTCCGAAATTAAATTTAAAGCACTAGTGCATTTATTGGAGAAGTTTACAGCAGTTTGTACCTGCTGTTTCATAATTAAAAACTCCCCCTGTCTATTCTTTTGGAATGGAGACTGGTTTGCGGGGTCAGTGGGATCATTTGGATCACCTCCTGCTCCTGGTCCACCATCTAAAACGAGTTGTGCGCTTCCTGTCTCTTCTCCATCAACTAACCTAAACCAAGCCTCTGTATCATCAAGACATTTACTTATATTTTCGTAAATCTCGCTACCTTGACCATATAAATCAGCCAAGGCATCGGCTACACCGAAAGCGAACCCTGCATACTCTGCCCATTGCGCGTCGATTCCGTACCGAGAACTTGAAGAAAGGAACTTTAGTTTTCCAGTATCAGCATCTATTTCCATGATACCTAAATCCCTAAAAGCCCAAGCCATAGCGTCCGCTATTGCATTTTGGGCTGCTTCCTTACCTTCTTGAATACCTAGGGCAAAGCCGCCTAAGGTATCCCCTGGGATAAGGGATAGTACATCTTTTCCAAGCTCAATCATGCAGGTAGGCACACCCCATTCCATTAGATATCCCTCTACAGGGTTATCTAAATTTTGGATAAACAGTCCGTTTTTTAGGTCTAGCTTTGGAAAATTAACCATATCAAGTCTCGCTTAAATCCTCTAACTTGTCTTCGTCAAAGAAGCTGTAGTTACCATCTTCATTTTTCATTTGATCGTAATTGTTTAATTGTATGCTCATATTATCATCAACATCAAATGTAGGGTTTAATTCAATTTTACCACCTGCATCACTTTGTATATTAACATTGGCTCCTTTTATATTTACATCACCTGCGCTTCTCATTGCAATTCCTTTAGAAGCAAATACTCCTACATTCCCTCTGCTACGAACTTGTACAGTAGAATCATCTCCACCCTTAGTATCTATGAATACTCCACCTTCTACATCATAAGTTTCAATAATAATGTTACCGTTATCAGAAATAATCCTAATATTGCCAGAAGATTTGTTATAAGGAGCCTCACCATGCTTTACACTGGACTTATTTACTAGTTGAATCTCTCTTCCATTAGTTCCAACCTCTAAAGTTATGTTTCCCTCCCTACTTACAGTTGTTGATGAGCCTTTACAAGCCGAATAAATGGAATTTGGGCCTACAATTCCCTCTTTAACCTTATTTTCCGTTATTTTTATCCCTGCCATCTCATTTCCAGTCTTGAGTACGATAGCATCTACTCCAGGAGCATCATTTAGAGCTACAACCTTACCAGTTGCCGATTTTAAGCGTATCCCTGGGTTCATCCTTGCTGAATTTCGGTCATCTTTAAGTAAAATTTGGTTTTTTAGAGGGGTTGTAATGCCATAGGACATGGGAATGGAAGCAAAATTATATAATTTTGGATTAAATCCTATATTTTTGCTAGTTGCCTCATCCTCAAATACAGGTCTACCTTGGATTTCTGAATTTTGTGTTGGTGCAGTTGTACAGGATAAGAAATGGTACGAAGGGTCATTCTCTGGTTTGCAGCAGAGAACTCTAGTGCCAACTTCAGGAATAGCGCCGAAACCACTATGATGACCTCCACCATATGGAGTTCCATACCATACCCATACTGATCCAGGAAGCTCACCATCGAATTGAACTGCTATCATTCCTTGACGGGTTGGATCTGCATTACTTGTTACTGTTCCTACTTTAATATTTTCCATTTTTAATCAATAGCTGGTATCATCCCTGGGCTGGGGTCTGGGTGGGTATAACCCATTGAACGCCAGTATCCTTCTAAAACTTCTTCTTCTGATTTACTCATAGTAGAAAGATCTGAATGTCCTAAATAATCGTTGTAAGCATCATGTCCGTATTCGGAATTCTGTGCTCTCCATCTAGCTATAACACTAGCGGCTAATCCTTCCCAATCATTATCACTAGAAACACGATTCCAATCTGTATTTCTTTCCACCCAATCTCGTACATCTATATTATATGTTATAATAGGAGTTAATGCTCCTTCAAAAGTATCAGGCGATTCATCTTCGACGGGAGTAGGGGGTAGGTCATCAGGGAGAGGGATCGGTGTAGGTGTATGCATCGGAGCCCTGACTGGTTCCGTATCCAAAACTGAATCACCTGCGTCTTTTGTTGGAGGTAAGACCACTGGATGAGTAGGATCAATTAATGGAACAGGAGCAGTAGCCTCTGGTGCTGCGTAATCAGGTAGAGGTGGCAGTGTCCAAGGATCAATCTCGGGTGGGACTTCAGCGGCAGGAGGGTCAGAATAGAATGGGTCAATCCTAGGATCAAGCCCACGGGCTCCCCCAGCAAAGTGTGCAGGGTCAGTAGGAAGATCAGCATGCCATGCAGCGGTCATAGCTCCTGCAATTTTTATACCAGCCATTGATGCAGTTCGCGCAGCTAACCCTAGAGCACCTCCACCTCCAAGTTTCTGATCGTCCATTTCTATAGGATCCTTGATGACAAGGAATTCAGAATAGGCATCACGATTTGATATATAATGTCTGAAACCAAAGATTCTATAAAGACCTGAATAAAAACTGTTTACTGGGTTTCTATTTGTTTTTCCATCGTATAATTGCCTAACTTGATTTAATCTATTTACAAAAAGCAAAGAAGGTCTGCTTAAAATAGCACCATCTGAATATTCAAACATTGGGAGAGTTCTTATTTGTCCCGAAAATCTAAAATTAAATAATTTAAAAAAGAAATGCAAAAAAGACAAAGACGAAGATTTGGTATATTTTTTATGAATCTTTGACATGCCTAGGCCCGTTGTAGTTGTCAACAATGTGGCTAAATTTTTAGCCAAAGATCCAACGCTGACAGGGGGTCTGCCCATCATAGCTCTGGCATGTGCCCATAAAGGGTCAGAACTACTATAATCTTCTAAAATTCTTGTGTATAAAGCTAAAACATCAGCAGAAGTAATTGTCTTACTTGAAGCTTTAATATGCTTATGAGGGATGGCTGCTGTTTGGTTAGCCATGGTCCATTGCATCTCACTAAAACTTAAATTAAGTAGTGGAAAAAACCCCTCTTCAGTCTTGATGTTCAGGTGAATTACATTAGGATTTGAAGTGTTACACCTAAAAACAGGAATACCGAAATTAGCAATCTTTTCTTTCGCTTCTTGTGAGTAATTAAACTCATCTGGTATTTTGTTTATCGCTAAATCAGGATCGAAAAAACTAGTAGTTTTAAACTTTTTAGTTATTATGCTTTGAATGTACGCAAAAAAAGGTAATCCTGTATCTGCAAAATTACTTAGCACAGGATTCGAAGTATATGCAGGGGTAGTTGGGTCATTTAAATCAATTAGCCTATTCCAGAAAGGGTCTCCACCTCTCCCTACGCGAGGATCATATGAAGGTGGAGTATACTGAATATGTTCAGCGGTTCCATGAAGAAGAGATTGTTGTGTTTTTTTATCTAATCTTGGATTATTTACAAAAATACCACCTTGTAAATAATTTTTTATATATTTTCTAGCTCCAAAAACAAACATTCCTGGTTCACTAGATGGTAAAGAGCCAGTTAACAAGGAGTAAGAAGTTCCTATCATCTTTTTGTAAATATCAATTAGCTCTACATTACTTTCCCAGTACCAATAAGGTTGGATAAGTTCTTCCGAAGTGGCGGTAGATACTCTTCTAAGCAACTCAGTTATTGGAGCTAACCTGTTGCCTTGGTTTATCTGCTCTGCCATTTCATCATCAATTAGAAAAGTTAACCAGTACATTCCACCATAATTAGCATCAACTAAACTTATAAATTCTTCCTGATTCACCACGGGAGCGTCCCATGTAACACCTCGTCTAGCTTTTGCAATAGCGGGATCATAGTATCTTGCTCCGCTAGTACTGCTATCTGCTTGCATTGTAACAACTTTTAATCCCAAATCTTCATAAATCTCTCTTGCAAGTATAGCAGCCGCAGTATCTGAATTATACGGAGTCATACCAGCATACGCAGCATCAATTTCTTCAGGCTCCGCAATTAATTTTAGTCGATCTGATATTGAAGCATCTTTGTTTTTTAAATATTGCTTAAGTAGCTTATTTAAGTCTGGTAACACTACTAAACTATTAGGAACCCCTACTTCTTTTAGGTAATGAGTAATTAGATGTGTAATATTTTTATCGAGATTTAAAATATTATTAGTCTCAGGTACAATTTCAATATCGTCCTTGTAATTAGGGACACCTCCTCCCATAGTAGTTCTAACTATCCTTCTAGTTGAGTGAGTCGTGCGATATTCAAATAAAGGAACCCTAACTGCGAATTCAAATTTTTCCTCAGCTAGATCAACTGCTTTTTCTGGGTTTAGCTTCTTAACCTCTGGTGTAGCTACAAATGTATACTTTGTAGTCTCTAGGTTCTTCATGTTGTTAGCATAAGTTACATCAATAAGAACAGACTCAAACGGCCCAGCCCAATGGCTTAGATCATCTCCTACACCGTACATAATATAGACTTTAGGAAATAACTTAGGCAGGTTGTCCGTTAAAGTATGTCTCACGCTGCTCGCGTCTAATGTATCGCCTTTCGACTCCGCTTCCTCTACTAACTGATTTCTTTGCTCTACAACTCTAGCTAGTCTGGACGATAAGGCAGTATCTAGTAATGTTCTTAAGAATAAAAGCTCAGGCTCTAATACTTCAATTTTAATTGTAAGACCTTTATCGTCTGCTCCCTCACCAAAAGCTACCTTATGGTCAAGACTTAAAAAACTTTCATCTCTATTATTAAGAACAGCCGTATTAGCTAAACCAGCAGCCTTAGTTTCAAGAAGAGACGCAAACTCTGCCCTACTACTTTGCTTCGAAAACTTCCTAGCTAGACCTTGATCTAATGTTATTATAACATTATAAGTTGCAATAGTTCTATTGTTGGTTCTAGCCATAGCATTACGAGATTACTGGTATAAGTATTTGATCCCCACTATTAAAGCCTTCAAAAGGGTCAGTAACTCCATTTACTAACATTAAATACCACCAGTATCCTGGAGTTCCAAAGAAAACATTTGAGATAAGGTCAGGTCTATGCTCAAATCCTGCTGGAACTCTGCCAATTTTTGTTTGCACATCTGTAATATTTTCTGAGACGGCATCTATTTGTGACCCTACAGAAGTAGTTATATTTCGGCCTTTATGGAATAGTGCTCTAACTCCATGCCCGTATCGAGTAATGCTAGTTCTACTTTCTCCAATCATTTATTATCTCCATCTAGGTTTATCGTCATCCCTGCTTGTCATAGGTTTTCCAGGGACTACATCCGAACTGCTCATCATGGGATCAGTAGATTGGTAGTCGCTAAGAACAATAGACTCCCAACCTGCTAAGTTATCTCGACTAATTGGAATCGCTTGCTTATAAGCTCCTCTGTCTCCCTCTCGCACCTCTAAAAGGTCCATGCTAACACCTATCACTCTAGGAAGCATAGTTCTTTGGTCATAACCTGCTTTATCATCAGCAGATATTCGATAAGAAGTGCATACACAAGGTATGTTCTGATATAGTACACCATATGTTAAGCGAACAATTGGAGGTCCATAGAAAGGATTTTGTGCGTTATTTAAAACACTTGATCGAATTAAATTAGCCCAATATACAATCGCATCAATTATGCGGTATTTCATCTCATCCATCCCAAGTAAAGGGCTATCTTCTACTTTTTCTTTATACTTTAAAAGATCGTACTCCTCGTTATTTTCTGTCCCTGATATTGTAGGATCTTTTCCTAAAATTTCTTCCCACTGTTTTTCATATTTACTTGAACGGGCAGGGCCTAGATTTTCTTGATTGGTAAAGTCTTGGAAGAAAGATTTTTGTAAATTCTCAACTGACTTATCTCTTCTTCTCATACCTAAATTGGATCCAATTCCTGCTGTAACAAAACTTTGAATGTTTGGCAAAGTCATGTTAAAAGTTATTGCTAATTTTCTAGAGTCAGCGCCTGTGTATCCAAAAGAATTTGAGGATCTACCGATAGGGTTATATTTTACTAATTTAGCAGACTTAGACTCCTTAATTGTTACATTCTCAAAGAAAGGTAATATTCTCTTAACATCTTTATCATGAGTTGGAAACACAAAAACAAGTCTTGATCTTTCCTCAATATGTGAATCTATTCTTAATATAGTCATAATTTATGGGGTCGCTCCTATAATTAAACCAACATCAGTTGGTGCTGGAGTTGCAACACCTCGGGCTATTTCATCTAAGTAATCAATTACTGATCTAGCTACTTCATCTCTACGAATAGGATCTAATAAGTCAGGTCGGAACGCCATAGCAATTCCTGCATCAGATGAAATAGCTTTTGCCATTTGTAAAAAGGAGTTTGTACTTGCAACATCCATCTGCTGCCTTCTCTGTTCGTTGTGGAATTTATCCTTCTCCATTTGAAGGCTTTCTTCACTTGATTTTGCTAGGCTTGACATTGATGCAGCCATCATACCTATACCTACAACAGCGCCAAGTAAAATGCCTATTACTCCACCTCCAGCAAGTGCAGCGGTAGCGGATTTAGTTTGTGCTATTGTATTCCCATGAGTAGCGCCTATTAAGCTACCTATGGCACCGAGTAAGGTTTTCCCCTGTATTTGTGTAGCCACCCACTGTGCTGTTGTTATGGCAAATCTAGTAGCTTGAACGGTTAATAAAGTTGTAGTTACTCCAATAAGAGCAGGGAATAGTGTTGCTACTAGAATTTTTAGTGGAGTTTTTAGTGTAGTTAAAATATCTACTATTGGTGGTAATAAAATAGCACCCATTTCTTTTAATGGTTCAACTATTTCAGAAAATAATATATTTAACTCTCGCATCTGATTTGCTAAGACCTGTTCTGGTCCTTCAGGTGCCATACCTGCTCTATTTAACTGTAAAGCCATCTGCCCCAAGCCACCTTCTCCACCTGCAATACCAAGTAAAGCGGTGAATACCTCACCTAACTCCCCACCTGCTCCACCTGTAAGAGCTTGAGTTTGTTTAGCACTGATAGAGATTGCTTCTGATAATTTCTCAGTCATCTGAGATGGAGATAGTGTTCCTGCTCTAATGTCCCTAGCAATTTCTAATAATCCTAATCGTTGAAGCAGCGCAGAGCTAGTTGCAGGGTCTGCCAGTACGGAGGCAAACTTTCCAATAGTACCTCCGAACTGCGCTCCCATCCGACCAGTTAGTTCAATTACAGATTTAGATAAAGGACCAGCAATACCTAACTGACCAAAAGTTGCCATTTTACTCGAAAGTACCTGGACTGCTCCAATTAAATCAGTAGTTGTGATATTGTAAGCAGTAGAAGTATACATTAAATTTTCAGATAAGCTGTTTAATGAATTTTCAGTTAACCCTCCCTGATTAAAGAGAAGCTGATTTAATTTCATAAGACCCTGAGTGCTTTGCCCAGTGTTTCTCATAAAAGTCGCTAATTGGAGCGTTGCAGGGTTTAACTTATCAAAACCCGCGCTTCTTAGTTCTATAAGAGATTGAGTATTTTCGGCAAAGCCCCCTCGTAAAGACGCTAGTGCTGCATTATTTCCTTCGGTTAACCCTGCTAAAGTCTTATCTATTGCAAGCGATTGTTTTTGCAGATTATTTGCCTCTTGAACTGCTCTTCCTAATTCCTTTACTGGTGTTATTAAAGCGTTAAAAGCCAAATGACTCATACCCATGGATTTTCTGAGTCCATCTAAACCTGTATAAACTAGATTTAGTGACTCATTTAGAGTGAAAAAAGTGTTTTGGGCCTGACTTACCATTATTGTTCAGTAATTTCTGCGTTCGGATTTATTTCCATATTAAGTTGATTTATATTACCATCAACTTTGGTTGTCATAAAAGTTCTAAAATTTTCAGATCTAAACACTCTGGATAGTCCTTTTGTTGCTTTATAAGTAAATAGCGATCTGACGGGAAACCCGTACCTCTGTGCATTTTTATATAGCCCTGTAAGAACAGTATGAATTACTTCTACAGGTACATCATTAACTAAAAATCCAGAGATTACTTTATTATTTTGGGGAGTATTATAAATACCACCACCTCCTCTAGCTTTAGTTACGAAAAGAAGTCGTTCTTCTCCCGTATAACTAAAATAAACCATATCCCCTGCATCAATAAGGCTACTACCTTTAAATAGCTGGGTAGTATTTTCCCGTAGTCCCGTTTTTTCAACAGTTTCGGGATCACCAAAAGACCCTGCCAAAACAAGGTCCAAAAGTTTATTCAAGAAAGTTTTAGAGAATTTAGCCATGTCTGTCTATATTTATATATATTAATGGTTAAACAATGAGTAATACAGTAGACATCGAGTTAATTGATTTTCTAGATCTCCTCAATCATACACTAAGTAATGAGTTTACGGAGAAATGGAGACATAAGTATAGTGAAAAATTTATTAAGCATTTTCAGTTAAAAATATTACATACTATAAATAAAGGTAAAGTATTGAAAATAAATACTTTATATCTATACTTAACTAAGAAATGTAAATATTCAAGGGATCAAGTCCTTAACTTTTTTGAGACAATAGATATAGATATCTACAGACCCTTATTGACAGGGAAATTAACTAAACACTTATTATGATTGATATTCAAATGACAGATTTACACAGCTTTTTTATGTGGGTTATGGTTTGCTTTAGCCTTACCCTCATAGTTACCGATGGCACCATTTTTGAGAAATGGCGAACTGCTATTAGAAATAGAAGCGATTTTTTAGGCAAGCTATTTAGCTGCCCTCTTTGCTTTGGTTTTTGGGTTGGTGTTCTTTTAGGCTATACCTACCTTTCACCTACTAATTGCCTCTTCCTTGACGGAGCTTTAGGCTCTGGTACAAGTTGGATGCTTTATAGCTTCTTTAACCGTTCCGCTTCTTAGCCTCGTTTAGTCGTTGTTGAACGACACAGCCTTCATTAAACTCAGTGCAGTAGCTTTTATACGCGCACCAATTGCAAAATTGGTTTTGCATGGGGGTTAAATCAGTTTTCTTAGCCTTTCTGATTTTCCATACATCATCTAGCACACTTTTAATGTGTGCCCGTATCTGAGCAGAGGTATACTTCACGGTCACTAAGTTATCCGACAGAGGGTAGTAGTGACCAGCGGTAATATTCTCAATCGGAATATTGTAGAGCTTATGCACGGCATATACATAGCCTTTCATTTGGCTATCTTGGAAGAGGTCTATCTTACTTTTCTCTCTTTTAGATGTTTTGTAGTCTAAAACGAGATACCCACCGTTACGCCCTTTGATAATCCTATCAATATATCCGTTGATGGTGATACCTTCCGCAATCTCTAGGTTAAAATGCTGTTCACTTGTACCTACTTCTGAAAAAGAAGCATTTAGGCGTAAAAAATTCTTTAAACAAGGGTCTATTTTGTTGTTATAGCTCTTGGAAAACTTATAATTTCCTTTTAAGTCTTCAGATATACCTTTTAGTTGCTCAAAAGTAGTGCTTTGGACTCCATCCTCAAAGATTTTGTGGATATATGAGCCAAAATGAAGAGCGTCGGTATTTAATGAGTCAGGCTCCTCAAGTTTGTCTACATACTTGTAGCGGTACTTGAGCTTGCACTGCTTAAATGTGTCTCGTTTCGAATTACTTATTGTATTTATAAACATGATAAATCCTCAGTTCATTAAAGACTACCTCATTGAAAAAGTGGGCAGCGATTATAAAGAATCATCCAACCATGCAGAGCTAATAATCCCATCCTTTTTCATCGAAAATGACTACAAAAAACATATGAGCGTCAATCTTACCTCAGGTTTGTGGCAATGCTTCAAAACAGGTAAAACAGGAAATTTCATCCGTTTATACTCGATTTTAGAGGGTATTTCGTATAAACGAGCGGAATCGGCCCTTTTATTTCGTGAGTTAGAGGATAATAACTATGCAGCGTGGGAAAGAACATCTGAAAACACAGAAAGTACTGAGCTAGAATCAACCATAGATCTAAAAGGTTTCATCCCTATAAACATTAACAGTTATGAATCAAAGAATGATCAGGTGGTAAAAGCTTGGAACTTTCTTATGTCCAGAGGGCTCTTCAATACTTCTGAATTTGAAGAGGCTCCATATTATCTAGCTACACAAGGGAGGTATAAGGATCGTCTAATTATCCCGTTCAAGGATGACATGGGTGAAATTTTCTTTTTTCAGGCGCGAGCCCTATCCCCTGACATACAACCCAAGTACCTAAACCCTTCTGTTGATGAGGGTGTTAAAGCCAGCAATATTTTATACCCATTTGATTATGATGCTGATCACTTGGTGATCTGTGAGGGTCCCTTAGATGCTATTACATTAAATTTACATGGGTTTAATGCTACTTGTACTGTAGGAAGCTCTATTTCAGGGGTTCAGATGCAGATGCTAAAAGAGTTTGCAGGTAAAATAATTCTTGCATACGACAATGATGAAGCAGGAATTCGGGGTTTGGCTAAGTTCGAAGCACAAAGACGGCAGTATTTAATGCCTGAATTTAGTGTAGTGTTTCCCCCACAAACTGCAAAAGATTGGAATGAAGCCCACATTAAGGAGGAAAACTTAAGTTCTTGGATTCATCAAAATCAGTACGATTATACCTACGAAAATATCACTAATCAGCAGCTAAACCAAACCTTTTAGAGATCTAAGAATGCTAATTCAAATTCAGGACAAGAGTTTTGCTTTGCTGCCTGACAAATATCAAAAATTGTTCCGTTTACCGTGGTGGAAGTATCGAAACTTGCATTATAAGCTCCAGGAAGCCTGCATGCATTAACTGATGCAGTTGCTCTGGTTTGTGATTCTACATCATCCTCTTGTACAAGTCTTCGCATAAACCCCATCTCTTGGGTTCTAATAGTGCCACTTAAACCTACACCACCAGTTGAGGAGTCACTCTGAAGCTCTACAACATGAGGTTTAAAGAAGTCGCCCCCACTTGCGGTTGCGTAGATATGCTCTCTTGAAGCTTCAATTGTATAACTAGCCTCGATGTAATTAAAGTCTTCTGTACCATCTTCAGGCTTATACTGAGTCTTTCTGCGGTACATGATTTCAATATTTTGAATATGTACTCTCCAATCTCCAGTGATTCCACTGTTATCGAAGGTGCTTCCTGAGGCTGCAAATGTTTCGCCATTTTCCGCGTCCCCGAAGCTTCCTTTGCTTATTGTGTATTTTGTAATAGCCATTGGGTGTATCTCCTAATTTATATACTGTACGAATCTAATAAGTTAATTAATTATTAGATAAAATAATGGGCTAACGATATGCTGATCAATTAAATCATATGAAACTTGAATAGAATAAGTACCAGTTCTTGAGCCCAAATCATCATCATTAAAAATTGGAGCCTCCTCGCCTTCATCGTAGGTGTCTCCAGGTCGTTTACCTCTAAGGTCTGTTGTATCAAAATTCCAAACTATTGTATTATCTGAAGTTACTTCAACATCTGCTGAAGAAGCAACTAACACTCTAGCTGGAAGATTTACATCTTCATTATGCTTATGCATTTTAATCTCAACACCGCTAACAGAAGAGCCTTTTAATGCATTTTTAGTAGCTTCGTCAATATCTCGATTTTGAATCGTGATTTCAGTTCCTACCTTAATAGCAACATCAGAACCTAACCTTATGCGTCTGTTAAATAGTTTATTTTTTGCAGTGAGAAGTAAAGGCTGAGTTAAAGTTACAAAAGTATCAGCAAAAAGCTCAAAATCATTTATAACAACCTGCCAATCAGAATTAGGGCTAAACTTTACTGTCCAAACATCAATGTATTCTGCGGTTGATGATGCGGTATTTTGAACAATAAACTGATTTACTCTATCAACACCTGAAATCAATCCCGCATTATAACCATCTAAAACTACTGCATACTCACCAGGAGTCATACCTAAGTTATAAATACCGCTTGTTCCTGTATTGCTAAAGTCAGGTTCCGCGTAGTCTATAGGTTCCCCTGTATAGTTTCCTTCATCAAAATTACTAGCAATGAATGTTTCACCACCCTCTGCCGCAGGACCAAAGACCATTAAGGATTTCTCAGCACCTTCCTCCGAAATTAGACCATCATCGCCTAAAACTGTGTTAGGGGCTATATGGTCATTCTTGTTAAAAATGTGTACCGATCTAATAGCATAAGGGTTTCTAGGAATCCCATCATCTATAAAAAAGGATCTAAGCAGCACTCTAGAAAGTACGCTTGGTCTATTATGACGATCATTAACTGATGTTTGATTTACTAATGGCATCTTTTTCTCGCTCCTGCTCTTCCATAAGAAGATTCATAAATATAACTCTTTCAGACCTAGTTAAGTGTAGAACATCGCTATAACTTAAGCCCACATGCTTTATTAGTATATAGGCTTCTTGAATTAGGTCTTTTAAAGTTAATCCATCAGTTAATTCGGAGAGAAAAAATTTGGCGTAATCGGCAAGGCTATCGCGTTGTGCTCACTACAGGTTGAACAAATAAATTTAACTTCAGTTTGAATACCGTATTCAGTATTCGATACTGCGTTAATTATTGTATGTAGATCTGAGATGGGTAATCTCTTAATCACTTTGGCGATGACACCTTTATCTTTGCTGCCTCCTATTTCTGGAACAAACCTCCAGAGTTGGTCAAGTGTTTTGTCAGGGTTGGTAAGATAAGCCTCATCGGTAACCCTAGGCATTCTTACTTTACAAGTTTTTTTGATCTTTGGTAGATCAATCTCCTGAGGATCAGTAAAATCATCAGGAACATTAACATTGATTAATTTATCTAGTTCAATAGATAGTTTATTTTCAGCGTTACACTTAGAGCATAAGGACATGACTTTATACTCAGAGCCATAAGATAATTCTCTAATTTTTAAAATAAGGAACAATTTATCCATTAAAAGCAGATTTTCAACATCTAAGCCCTGTACGCATCTAGATAGAAGTAGGTTAGCTCCATCTATCGAAGGATCATTTTGTGCTGTAATAATTGCCTTTTCATCCTCAAAACTCATAGGACGAACAGAGACTTTTGTTTCATCAAAATTTGATCCATAAAACTTTCCCCTGGAGGGGACTTCTACCTGTATCTCAACATCACTTGGAAGATGCTCTAAAATACTGGCAATTTCCTCTTCTTCAGTCAGAGAAAACGCTTCTGGGGTGGTTTCTTTCGTATTCATTTTTTACCTCTAGACTATTATAGGATGTATGGAAATACAAGTATCAAATATTAAATCTAAATTAGTAACTGATAATCCCAAATTACTTAAAGCCTTAGTAAAACTATATACCTTTAAAGTTCCTGGGAGTGAATTTTCGTCTGCATATAGAGCTAGAAGGTGGTCTGGTGACAAAAAATTTATATCTAATACTGGGACATTTAGAACGGGTCTTCTACCTAGGATATTAGACGATTTAAAAAAGATCGACTGTACACCAGAGATAAAGTACAAAAAAACTAACTTACCTGTAACCCCTCACAATTGGCAAATTGAAGGGTTTAATTATTACGATTACCAAGAAGACCTTATTATGCGAGGTCTAAATCAATTAAGGGGAATTATAAAATCCCCTACTGGGTCAGGAAAAACCTTAATTATGGCAGGTTTAATTAAGGGATTAATGGGTAGAAAGATGGTGATCCTATTTAATGCAAAACAACTGCTAACTCAAACCTATGAGTTTTTAACGCAAACTTGTGGATTTGAAGGAGTTGGCTTATGTTACGGGGAGGGCTATGTTTATGGGGATATAATGCTTTGCACTGTTCAAAGTATAGAAAAAATATTAGATACCCATCTTGATGATGCTGAAGTATTGATGGTTGATGAGTGTCACGAATTTGCAAATGGAAAAACTACTTTACCTGCAATTCAGGCTTTTCCAAAAGCTGAGTATAGATTTGGGTTTACTGCGACCCCTCCAAAAGAACCAATTCCAAAATATAATTTAGAGGGTGCATTAGGACCTATTATTGAATCTAAAAATACAGCAAATCTAATAGATGATGGAAAACTTGCAAAACCCATAATACAGTTAATTGATAGAAGCTATGCTGCTAGTGGGTTAGATGAAGACATGTCTTACTTAGAAGTGTATGATGAATACATTGTCAATAATGACCTAAGAAACAAAATTATAAGAGAGATTGTAGATGACATCAGAAAACGAAATAAACAAGCCCGTATACTTATACTTACCAAATCACTTGATCACGGAAGAACCTTGGAACACTTACTTGGAGGCAGTTGTGAATTCCTCCAAGGGTGCAATTCAGTCGGAGAAAGGTATGAAGCTATATCTAGATTCAGAGGATGTGGAGAATCTAGCATCCTCATTGGTACTAAAATCCTGCAAACAGGGGTTAACATTGAGGAAATAACACATTTTATAAATGCGCGAGGAATGAAGTCTGAGATAGCAACCCTTCAAGCTTTAGGTCGCGCACTCAGAAGACATGACTCAAAAGAATGTGTTTATATTTATGATTTCTTAGACAAAGAAAAGTATTTAAATGAGCATTCTAGGGCAAGAAAAAAGCATTATGAACGGGAAGGACATGAGGTAAAAGTATTATGAAAGATATAAAAGATATAAAAAAACATGTAGCAAAATTATCTGAAACTGAAATTACTACATTAAAAGCTATACAAAGTAATTTAACTAACATACAAAAAAAGCCCACCGTTTCTGAGGATGGGCTTAGGGTGTTAGAAAACTGTCTATCAGAGTTAGAAATTTTTAAAAATAACTACACCTGGAGACTAATTAGACTATTAAAACAAAATCATATGATTGATTAGTTACTACTTCTGTAGTCTTTTATTGCGGCTTTTATCGCGTCCTCTGCCAGAACGCTGCAATGAATCTTCACGGGTGGAAGGCTTAGTTCTTTTACGATCTGAGAATTTGTTATCTCGTTTGCCTCGTCCAACCGCTTTCCCTTGATCCATTGTGTGGCGAGACTGGAAGAAGCGATTGCGCTGCCACATCCGAAAGTTTTGAACTTGGCATCCACGATGAGATCCCCTTCTACCTTTATTTGTAGTTTCATCACATCCCCGCATTCTGGAGCCCCAACTACGCCCGTTCCTACTCCCTTCTCGTCCTTTTTGAAACTTCCCACATTCCTTGGATTGTGGTAATGATTTAGAACCTTTTCGCTGTACGCCATCGTCTTTTTTTGTTTTAGATTTGGTTTCCTGTTTCTTTGCGAGAGCCATGCGCTCCTCAATACCCTTATAAACGGCATCTGCCTGTTTTTGGGTCATTTTTCCTTCTTTCACAGCCATTTCTACGCGAGTTTTAATAGCGTCTAAATCCATTCGACCTCTATCTTGTGCAACTGCTGTAAAGCTAAAAGTAATTAAACAAAATAATGCTAAAATAAGTTTACTCATAAGTAATCCCTCCTTTATATCTAGTCAACTGGAAGTTTAATATCTGGATTTTCTAATTTTAATTTTAATGCCCAGTTCTCCATATCCCTTCTAGTCCACTGATCTTCTAACTTACTTTCCAAAGCATCTAATTTATAATGAATTGAATTCAGTTGAGTGCTAATCCATACAACCCCAGCACACAATGTAATCACCATACCTAAAGGCATTAGTGTATCTTTGCTTATTAAACTCTTTTTAACATCCATTACTTAATCCTTTTCAAAGTTAAATTTGATCCTGCTTCCAGGTGGGCAGTTTTACTACCACCATCGTCCATCTCTATACTTACTGTGATATAATCTCCTGTAGATGCAGTAAAAATAGAATGAAATGTTCGTTCTTCAGGGCCTACAGTACCATAAAGTTTAGGAGATATTGTATGAAATGCAGTTCCGTTTTTCTTAGCCCTTAGCTCAATAGGATCAGACTGGGATCCTGCATCAACAACAAAATTACCTAAAAGTTCGTAAGTCCCTGTTGCACTAACTGTAAAATATTTTTCGCCATCATTCCACGCAATATGATTTGTATCTGATATAGCGGTTGTAGTAGTTGCTCCTGCTGCAAAGTTTATTTCGTCAGTAGTGTTTGTTCCTGCGGTAGAGCATTCCACATAAGCAAAAGGCTGTGGATATGGCATTCCATTGTAATTGATTGCAGAAACATCAGTAGCAGATACACTAGATGCTCCCCCAATTAAACCTGTAATTGAAGCGCCAGTGTTCGTGGTCTCTATTTTTTTAGAATTATTATAATAAAGCCATACTGCGGCATTCTCATTAAATCTAGCAAAATCTTCGCCATTATTAGATTTAAAATGGATGTCATCTTCAGTTTGAACAGTTATTGTCCCATCAGTCGCTCTAATAAGATTTGGGTATGAAGCCCCGTCATCCCGTCTAATGAATAGGTGGGCTCCCCCACCTCCAACACAGGAAACTCCTACTGAGGAAATATCAGTAGCGGAAACTGAACCACTAATAGAAAGAGAAGAAGCTCCGAAACGAGATCCATCAGTTATTAAAATAGAGCTTGTAGGAAGCTCCGTTATTACACTATTAGCGGCAGTCCCCGACAGAACCAGAGGACGGTAATCAGCCATAACTTACCTCCCTCTCCCACCCTTGAACCTATTTCCAGGGCCATCAAAATCTGCGTCAAAAGCAATACCAGAACCATTTCGAATAACAGTAAATACAAAATGTTCACTCCATACAGCATTACTATTAGCTTTATCTACAAGGTCTTGGATAGTAGGTTTACCAGCACCAGAATTTAATCTAGCACCAAACTTAGCAGAACTGGATTTACTGTCATGAATTTCCATAAATGTTCTACCTCCACTATGAACCGCATGAAAAGTTAAATCATTTCCTTTCCTTCCACGATAAGTGGTACTCTCATTTTTTATGGTTACCTTAACATATGGCTTTCCACCGCTTCTAAGAATACATACAGCATTAATAAATCTTTTCGCTACCGCCATTGATCTACGACCAGGACGAACAAGACCATCAATTGTAGAAGCTAAAGAGTTAGCAGTACCTAAGTTAACTACTTTCATGGACCCCAAACCCTCTCTTGATCTTTTATACTATTTGAGGTTTTAGCCACTCCATAAGTCAGAGCAAATATTCGTAATTCTTCACTGTGATTTCCTACAGTTACTGCATTAAAAGGAACCATAGTAGTTAACACCAAAGAAGTGCCCATAGGACCAACAACTCCAGGTACGGATTTCGCGCTATCTATTGATGAGGCAAATACAGGCCCAGCACCTAATGTAATCGCAACACTTGAAAATAAAGTTCCTGATCCTTGTGAGTATCCTACACCAGAAGTATAGGCTTTGTATTGCCACCTTGTTCCTGAGAAAGTAGCAGGAGCCAGACGCATCCATGCAGTAGATCCAAGGCTAGAGGTTGACGCTTGATCTACATCGGGTGTAGGACCTACATTTACTGCCACACCCCCAGATAAATCAATCAAAGTGGCGTAGGTAGCTTCAACTGAAGTTCCTACCGTATCCTCTAACGAAACTGATTTTGTAACTCCCGAGGCTACAGTAAAAATCTTAGTTACAGGTAGTATTACATCTCTTTGCGACATTAAGGACCCCAGGGCTGCTCTTGATCTTTAAGACTATTAGCGTTCTTAATATTACCAAAGGTTAGAGCAAAGACTTTTGTTTCTTCACTGTGATTCCCGACTGTTACTCTATCAAAAGGAACTAAAGTTGTTAACACCAAGGAAGTCCCCGCAGGCCCAACAACACCAGGGACTGCCTTACCACTATCTATAGAAGATGCAAAAACAACAGCCCCAGCCGCTGCATCCTTATCAGTCTTGTAAACTCCCCCCGCAACCGCACCAGCAGCACCTTCTGTGTAGCCTACTCCAGAAGACCAAGCCTTGTACTGCCAGTTAGTGGCAGAGAAATGTCCAGGAACTAACCTCATCCAAGCAGTAGTACCTAAATCCTCGGCAGGTTTTTGAGGACCTCCAGAAAGATCAATTAAAGTAGCGTAAGTAACCTCAACAGAAGTTCCTGTAGTATCCTCTAAAGTAATAACCTGGGTAGCACCCGAGGCCATGGAAAATACTTTGGTTACAGGTAGGATTACTTCTCGTTGGCCCATTACTCTTCTTCCTCTTCTTCTTCCTCAGTACCTGAGATGTCTAAATTACTTAGAGCATCTTCTAATTCCTTTAAAGCATTCATATACTCATCAGGATTGATCTCTTTTCTTTCTTTTTTCTCTTTTTCAGGTAACTCTTCTTCCTCTGGAGCTTCTTGATCAAGTGTTGCCGTAGGAGCTTCTTCTTGCTCCTCCTCTTCTTCACTTACCTTTTGCTTTCTTTTTTTAGCCTCTTGTCTAGCGGCTTTAGTTCCTCCCTTAATACCTTTTTCAGGATAGCCTTCTTCTTCGTCTTCTTCTAAAGCTTCAGGATCCTCTTCAGGGTAAACATTATGGATTTCCGCTCCATCAATAACCGTCCTCTTCTCATCATATTCGGGAATTTCTTCTGTTTCTTCTTCGTCGTTTTCGTCTGCTATTTCAACAGGCTCAACCACTGCATCTTCATCGTATTCTGGGATCTCATTTTCGTTAACGCTTTCGGGGTTTTCCCGCCTTTCGGCTAAAAGATCAACAAGTTCATTAATATTTGAGCAGTAAGTTGAGATATCACTAAAGTTTAGTGTCTCAATATCGTTTTCAGGCTCAAAACCCTCAAACCCAGCCTCGGTAAAGATAACTTTAATATCTTCGTTAACATCTAAACACTCAACACCGTCTCTGTTTCGTAATAATTTGCTTGTTTCCTTTAAGATCTCTTTAATTGCACTATTTTTAGGTGCGACCTTTGCAAGACATTCGAAAAGAACTACTTGTGTATTTGCTAAACTCTTAAAGGAGGGAATTTCTTTTAAATTTTGAACATTAACACCGTACTTTTCGTTTAAAGAGCGGATAAACAAGGATTTTACTGGCTTTTTAGCTTCAAAAAGGTAAGAAACAAAGCTGTTTAGATCCTTTTTAGAAACTAAAGAAGATTCTCTAAGCTCTAAGCTGTTCATTATCACAGTTCTAAGCTCTTTTTTAGATGCTAAGGCCAAATATGGGACTTGTTCTATAGCTTCTACTAGATGCTGTTCAATTGTCTCTTCATTTGGATCAAAAATACACCCTGCTAAGTTCGAAATCTTCTCCTCATTAACCCAGATTGAGGCAAAATTTTGCTTCGTTTCGTACAATTCTTTGCGAACAAGCTCTTGGCTGCAAATCATCTCATAAATACTTTTTTGATGCCCCTCATCAACAACAAAGTTCTGCTCTTCTTGCAAGTTATCGTATTCAATTCTAGGGCAATCGAAGGCTTTGGAGATAGTGTTTGATAAAATAATTGAATTTCTAACCTCAGGGATACTTTCTATAGCTTCTCTATTCTCTGCTAGGAATTCAACGACTAAGGGAGCAACTTCAACTAGCTTTTGATAGCTATCAGAGCGAATAATCCCCTGTCTTTCATGTAACTTTGCAGTTTTTTCAAGAAGATTATTTCTTACTGTAAAGAATTTAGCTCTATTTTCCCAAAGGCTAAGAATATTATCAAAAGAATCATCTGCGTCTGCGAAATCTTCTTCATAAATATTCTGAATAAAGTTAGAGACCTTTGACGATACAAAAGTATCGAACTGCTCTTCATCAAGGAAGACATCTGAATCTTCAATTATAATGTTTTGCAGAGAAATGCCTTGGGAGAAATCGTAGTTACCTTTTACGATTTTGTCACTTTCTGTAATAAAGATAGCTTCCTGAGTGGAGTCGTTAATAGAGAATACTTCAATATTCTCCCTAAGAGATCTGCCTAAATAATCAGCTATCTTTAGTATATTAACGAGCTTCTTATTGCGATTTTCAAAAATATGGTCAAACATAATTAATTTCCTTAATGTAAAGCACTATGTTATATATGCTTATTTAAACCAGAAAAAATCACTTATTTTGGTTTAATCTTTTTATGATGCGATTTATGGTTTTTACCTCTGCACTGTCTGCACCTTTCTCAGTGATTAGACGCTTCTTTATAGTTGACAAATCTACCTTGTCTTCTGATGGACCAGCCATAGGCTGTGTGTTTTGTACTGCTGCTGGCTGGTTTCCTGGGTTAAGATCACCAGCCCCAGGAGAAATTGCATTCATCTCTCCCTGCTGTTCAGCCATTTCTTTTGCCTCTTTCTCTAGCTGGTTTTTGATCCATTTAATTTCTCCCTCACTCATATCATAGTACTCTTTATAGATATGCTCTTTAGGAAATAAACCAGTCGAAGTTACTCCCTGGATAATTCTAAGTTTAGCTTCATCAATTTCCAACTTTCTCTTAGTGAACATATCTGAAGGATCAGGCAATTCTACTCTGAGGTCTTTAATAAGACTTTCTGGAAATTCCTTAAACCCTAAATGGGTTCTTGCAATCTGCTCTAATCCCAACTCCATTGCGTGTTGAATTCTAGAGATTGTTCTAGCAAATTTAACATCTAGCTGGGAAAGATTCGCCTTTCGTTCAGGAGACTTATCTTTCTCAACAATAAAATCTTTAGGTATTTTAAGGGCTGCCAAAAGCTTATCACGGAAATATTGAACATCGGCTGTTTCACCTAAATTCTGCGCTCCTGGAAGTGTCTCAATTTTTGTTCCCTGGTTATTTCCTTTTACTGGAACAAAGAAATCCTCATCTGCGCTTAATGGGTTATATCGCTCATCTAACCCTCCACGGTTAAAGTATTTTTCCTTTTTGAATTTCTCTTTAACTCGTTCAATAAACATTTCTGCCTTACCTGAGGGTAAGTTTCCTACATCAATATAGAAAATTCGTCTTTCAGGTGCCCGAGCTAATCGGTAAATGAGCATAGCATCTTCCATTAATTTAAGAGACTTAAAGGTTTGGATTGCCATAGATGCTATAGATTTACCATATGGATAAAATTTAGGGTCAGAAGTAAATAATTTAAAATGAACGATCTGGTTCTTATCAAGCTCAATATATTTTTGAGTTTTTTGAGATTCATATGAGTTATTTACCATACCCTCCCAACTAGATTTCTCTGGAATTTCTTGGAGGAAATTATTTAAATAGCCGTACTTATCTTCTACTCTAATAATAAAATTAGGGTTAAGAATTTTAACTCTTTGAACTCCTGCGGAGTAGTTATTTTCATCAACAATAGTTTCTATGAAGCAATCACCAAACTTTACCGCATTACGAGTAATATCCCAATATAATCTATCTAGCCTGATTCTATCAAACAACTCCATCACTTCTTGTACTACCTCTGGACTATCTGATTTAATCGACCAGCGTTCATTTTTGGTATTTCTTTGCGTACAATCATCAGCATAGATGTCGAACGCTGATCCTACTTCAGGATACTCATCCATACTTTCATATGATTTATAGCGTTTTTTACGGTTTAACTCTGCTTCTTGCGATACAGGTGTCGCCCTACTGATTGCAAGGGGTACTCCAGGTTGAGGCTTAAGTCCAGGTGCATCATGTATAATGGTATCACCTTTAGAGGCTGAAGGCTTATCATATTCAAGTTCTTTTACAACGGCAGGTTGGGCTCTTGTAGCAAAAAATCTTGCGAAAAACTTTCCAAGAAATCCTCTAGGATAAAAATAAGGTCCTACTCGCCCAGACCCTACATCAAAAGTGGTCTCACCTACAGTTTCATTAAGTTGTTCTTGTTCTAGCTTATCAGCCATCTTATATCTTCCTCTGTCATACCATTAAAGGTTCTAAATTTACCTTTTCCACTAGAAGGGAATAAGGGGTCTTTTTTAAACGGTTTTTCTCTTCTGAATTCAACATGCGAATGTTCTACATATATATTTAGTCCATGAACAGCTAAAGCTAAACTCATAATTAGATCATCATGGCTATTTTTTTCAGCAGCAACTTTACCTGACTCAGTTAAGACAAAGGAGTTTAGCTCTTTAAGGGTTCTTTCTGAGTTAATTTTAATCATGTTAGTTCGTATGGCTTCTTCTAATTCAGCAAGAATTTGATCCCTGTTTTTAAGAGTTACCTGAAATCCTGGATTGCCCTTATCATCATGCCATAGATTTTCATACTCATATTGATTATATAGCCAATCAATAACATTGTTTCCTATGGTATTTCTTTCTATAACCATTAAAGCTGTATTATATTGCATCCCTTCTGTTGCTAAAATTTTTGAAAATTCATTAATTGGGGTCTTGTTACTATAAAATTCAGCTACAACTTCACCATTATAAGTATTCATAATCTGAAATGCTGAATAATCTAATTCTCGGCCTAAAGCGGTATCAACCCCTATAATGTACTCATAGGAAGGATCTGGATCCTGCCAGATACGCATACGATTGTTATACTTTCTATAGTAATCTTCGCTTACATTATCTCGTAATGATGTAAGAATACTACCTTCAATAAATGTATCCCCTGTTCCTAAAAACTCACATTCATACTCTTGCAGCCATTTTTTTAATGGCATATTTGATCGTGTGACTTTCTCCCAATCATCAATATTCATAGGAGGATCCCGACGCTCCATAGCTTCATACAAATGGTCATACCCTGGAATTCGACTATATTCTGGGTGTTGCTTCCAATTAATGTCAATAGCATTGAATGAGTTGCGTTCTGCCATAGCATCATTGTATGTTTCATAATACCAATTACCTACGCCATTAACTGTAGACAGAACAAAGGCCCTTCCACCCGTTGAAATAATTGGGTACACAGCAGCCCAAATAGAATCAATATTTTCAATGAATGCCGCTTCATCAATAACCAAGAACGATCCCGCAAGTGATCGTCCTGACTGTTTGCCTGAGGGCCTCGACTTAATTATTGAATGTGTCTTTAATTTTAAAGTGTGTTTATTACTTTCTACAATTCCTGCTTGTAAAAATAAAGGAAGCTCTTCATACATAATCTTTATTCGGTCAAGAACCTCTGTGGATTCAGTATCACCCACCGACAAAATAACAATTGATTTGTGTGTCTGAAAGGTTGCCATCCATAAAGAGTAGGCAGCCGAAATAGTAGTACATCCTGCTTGCCTGAATTTCCTTAAAATATTAAATCTATGTTTCTCTATGTTCTGTAAAATTAACCTTTGAAATGGGTATAATTCAAAGGGAACTAAACCACGAACAGGGTGTGTAACTTTTATATATTTACAAATGAAATAAATGGGGTCTTCTTTACATTTATTAAATTCCTCTAGTAAAAGTTCTTCTTCGCTTCTATTATATGACATGCAGTATTACGCCTTTATTTGTACTAGATCTAGTGACTTAACAGACACTACAAAAGAATTAGTCTCCTATTTATCTAGTATTGATACAAAGGTAAAAATCTTAGCGGGTGAAGACTCTATCTTTGCTGCATATGATAATGCGCTACATAGTGAGAAACTTGATCCTTCTGATATTATTATACTCTGCCATGATGATATAAAAATAACAACTAGTCCTCAAGTATTTAAAGAAATAGTCGAAAGTAAACTAAAAAACCCCAAAACTGGCTTTTTAGGGGTTGCAGGGACAAAAACACTAGGACAAACCGCTGTATGGTGGGATCAATCTTTGTGGCAACAACATAGACATACTGGTTATGTACTGCATGGAGAAGATATATCCTCTGCTGATGCCACTTTTTATGGTAATTATGGGCAAGCAGTTGTTATGGATGGATTATTTCTGGTAGCAACTGCAAAAACACTAAAGTTAATAGGGTTACAAAAACCAAAAAGATTTATAGGTGAATGGGATTTTTATGATATTTTATACACATATAAAGCCCATAAAAGAGGATTAAGAAACTATACTGTACCTATTACAGTGCTACACCAATCTAGAGGAGAGTTAGCAGGGCGAGATTCTTGGCATCAAAATAGAGCAGCATTTCTAAAAATGACAGAAGGTAGGCTTCCTGTCTCTATTTAAGTGCTTACCTAACTTTCTCTTCGACTCAGCAATCCTAATTCGCTTGAGTTTTTTCATAAAAGCATTACGCTTTTCCCAGTACCGAGGATCTTTATTCCTAGGAAGTCTTCGCCGCAGTTTAGTTACCCCAGTAATGTCTTCCAGGAACATACTCAGGGTTACAAACCCCTAATGCATCAGGTGCTCTGACAAATCTAGGAGTGCCAGCACCACCTTGACTTATATCAACAGATATTTTTTGTCCGATAGCGTCAACTAAAACCTGAACATCTCCTGGGTCATCTTGATCTGAGGAATATGTTCCAGGTTTAAAACCAAGAACGCCTCCATTAGTTACTCCTATATTTGTAGGAATATATCCACCATTAGGGAAATGGTCTGCAAGACAACTTCTATGTCCACCCCATTTGTTACTAGCAGCTAATATTTTAATTCTTCCTTGTGATTGGGTCAAAGCATGCCAAAATTGAGGCTCATTTATATTGACCCAATCCATTGGATCTTGAGGTGATGCACTAACACCACAGTTAGTATGATTTGCCATAGTGTAATTGTATCCATCACCCTGATATGGTTCTAGTGCCCCAAATCCCCCAGATTCTGCCATTAAAGGGTAAGTACCCATGTCAGATTCATTATCAATACCATCATCCCAAAGCCTTCTGTAGTAATAAGGTTGTGTGGTCGCAATTATTCCTTGGACACTCATCGTTCCAGCAGCAGGAGTTCCATAAGTTTGACCCATTTCATCAGCACTAACTGAATATAGTGTAAATCTTTGAGGTTGAATGTATGAGGAAGTCTCATACCAGTCCCAAACTTTTCTTTTTGTTACGATAACACTGCGAAGCTGGATAAGGAGTTGGGTATGCATCCAATCTAGTTCAGCGTTCATACTACTTAGAGTTATGTCTCCTTCAATCATTCTAAAGTAGGGAACTCGCTTATAAGCAAATGTTAGTTCTTGCGTTTCTTCATAATGTGGGCCTGAAAAATACCCAACACCAGAAACACCTGATACTGGACCAGTACTAGAAAAACTTAAATATCCAGGTGAAAACGCTGTGTTTATTTTTTTTGATACGGGACTTGTTACTACTGTTGCCATAATTTAATTACCCCAATAATGTCTTGATTTACTATATTCAGTATTTGTTAAACTTTGCCAACGATTAAAGTAAGGGTGTTGTAACAAAGGACCAACAAAGTAATCAGATTCAAGAGCTACAGAACCATCATTCCATTGTTTTGCAATAACATCAGCAATACCGTCAACTAATAGTTGTACATCTGCTGTATTATCTTGTTCACTACTGTAAGCTCCTAATTTGTTACCAAACATATGATTATCTACAATAGCATTCGTGCTAAAAAACGGTCCCGTCTGACCAGGAGGAAGACATGTATCATCCCCAGTCCAGTTAGGATAGCCGTATTCGGTTTGAACTTCGGAATCCCCTAGCGTTTCACCTGCAATAGTGTACCAAAAATTAACATCATTTAAAACGATAGGTCCGATAAAGAATGGTGGATGCGTAGAGTTTGGGTACTCAGGACCAATTAAAGCATCTTTATAGCAATCGGTTGGTCTATCATTAGCGAAAGGTCTATAGCTATATGCTTGGAGTGCGTAGCCTGGACTTGTAACTCCAGGAAGTCCTCCATACCCTGGATGGTTTGGATGGGGTCTTAATGCTTCTGCATACCTCTGGGGAGTTACGATCCCGTTAGTTGTCCAAGTTGCACTATCAGTATCATCTTGAGTTGTCCATGGTCTTCTAAAATACCAAGGCTGTGTTGTTAATATATCTCCTCTAACAGAAAGTGTCCCAGCGGCTGGAGTTCCATAAGTTTTTCCACTCTGATCGTCTGCACTTACTGAATAAACCGTAAATCTTTGTGATTGCGTATAGGAAGAAGTTTCATACCAGTCATAAACTTTTTCTTTTGTTACTTTGGGTCTAATTGTTAGCAACAAATGTGTGCCCAAGTAGTGAGGAGCAAGAGTAACTGAACTTAAACTTATTGTTCCTTGATTAAATTTAAATCGAGGTACTCTTTTATAGTAAATATCTAAAGTTTGTGTCTCAACATAGTGAGGTCCAGAAAAGTACCCAACACCAGATACACCAGAAACAGGTCCTGTACTGGAAAAAGTTAAATATCCAGGTGAGAATGCTGCTGCTGATTTCTTTGCTACAGGTGTTCTAACTAATGTTGCCATAAAAATCTCCTATTAAGTCCAATCGTGTCTTTGCCAGCGGTAAGAAAATAATGTAACCTGTTCGCCTGTTTGAGAGAACAATCCACCCATATTATATTCGCTACCAATTGTATCGGTTCCTATAATTACATCATCTACAAGATCTTGACCATAGGAGTAAGGACCTGTTTTAGGTGCAATTTCTGCCCACATATTCGCTGTATACCCTGATTCTCCATCAATAGTATCCGTAGCGAACATAGATTTAAAATCTCCCCAAACAAGTTCTGCATCTACAGGGTTACCCACTCCACCTGGACCAGGGGTACTGTGATTATCATTATAAGCTTGATAGTTATAGCCGATTACAGTATCATCCCTTTCTTGGTGCTGTCCTTCAATCCAAGGCTCTCTCTTATAGAATTTTTGGCTAGTATAAACTCTACCGACAGGCCCATAAGTACTGGAAAATACCGATAATCCACAATCTGATGGAGTTTGATTGCAATAAGTGTTTCCTTGAGAATCCGCACTTGCAGCTTCTATGGAGAATCTTTGTCCTTGGACATAAGATGATGTTTCAAACCACTCATAGCTTTTTCTTGTATTTACATTTGCGGTCGCTCTAACCATAAGAACAGAACCTGTATTAGTTGCTGTCCAGGTTGAACCGCTTAAACTTACAACAACGCTACTTAAGTAACCGTAGGGAACTCTAACATAGTCGTAGTTTAGTGTTTGTTCCTGAATAAAGAATGGACCAGAAAGTGCTCCAACGCCAGAAACACCTGAAACAGGTCCAACTCCCGAACTCATAAATAAACCTGCTCCAGTGGCGTTTGTAGGTGCTGAGGTTCTAATTAGTGGTGATGCCATGTAAGTCTCCTAAATTGTTCTCCTAATATATCTAGTGTTGTCTAGTCTTATTTTGTGTAAATTATTATGTCCAGTTGTGATGTGTATAATTATACATATTAACTAAAACATTGTGCATCCCAGTGCCGTGATTTACTGTACTTACTGGTCTACCTGCTCCATCTGTTAAATGACCATCCTTAAATAGTCTTCCAATTTCATCTGTTGTAACACGAACATCATCAACTTTATCTAACTCTACGCGATATCCACCAAATTTAAGACCAAGTTGGGGTTGTGATTCAACACCAAGAAGTGTGCCTTTTGCTCCCATCATAGTGTTCCAAGAATGTGCGTGTTCAGGTGTCATAAGATCCTCTAATGTTTGGTACTCATTTAAAATAACAGGAATTGAAACTCCGTTATTCGAGGAAACGGAAACAGCAACAAAGTTCATCGCTCCTCTAGAACTCTGAGTTTGTATAACATCTCTACCCTCCACATAAGGCTTTCTAGAGTAGAATGGATGGTCTGTAATCACACGACCCCTAGGACCAAAAGCACCCGCAGTTAATGAACTTCCGTATGTTTCCCCGTTAGCGTCTGCACTTACCGATTGCACAACAAAATCTTGCGCTTGTTGGAAACTTGAAGTTGCATAAAATACATTACTACTTACTGCGGTATAGTGACAATCAGCAACAATAAGAAGGACGGTTTTATCAATTTTTCCTTCCATAGTTATACTGCTTAATCCTACCGACATAGAAGATACGCTTCCGATAGGAACTCGTAAGTAGTTATAATTCAGTGATTGAGTCTCAATAAACCAGGGACCTGAAAGATCTCCAAGGCCAGAGGTATCACCAGAGGTTGCAAACGATTGAGTTGTTTGATCTATTCCTCCTGGGTATGCGTTATAATATGGTACTGCTGCGGCTGTGCTAGTCATGTGTTATCTCCGTGTCTATTTTATTTAGGCGTTAAAATAGACAAAAACTAATATAAATTACTGTTTAACTAAACAGCTATGCTCCCTTTCAGCAATTTGCTACTCGGGGGATCATAAATCTTTTTAGTTTCATAATAATCCTCTATTTTATTTAGTAATGAAGCCCTCTTCTATTAGCTTCTTTTCTAATGAAATACAATTGTTTATTAAATCAGAAAAAGCAAACTCTATTCGCATTCTTATTGGCATATTATTTCACTGGCTCCCAAGTTAAGTATTGTCTTCCTCTACCAAAATTCATAAAATTAGGTCTACCTGTAGATTTTCCTTTTTGTGTTCTTGCTCCTGCCATAAAAGCTAAGTTTCTTGCTTTTTGGGTTGTTGTTACTTTTTTTGCTGCTGCTAACCTATCAAGCACATTTTGCATATTTTTTATAGATTTTCTAGGCATAGGATGATGTCTAGTACTTTTTAGTGCATCAACATCTAAAACACCCTTAACCTCTCTTCCTTCTGGATCTATTATAGGTCTTTCAATCAACAGACCATAAATTTTACGGTAACTTGACATCTCTTGACCTTATTTGCTTTCTTGTCCTTGATTGAGGTATTAGGGGTCTTAACCTAATTGCAGTATCTAAATTTTGTGAAGATTGTTTCCTTAATTTGTCAGCAACCGTTCGCATTGTAGCAGCGTGTAACTTACCAATGTAACTTCCTGAACCTTCTCCTGCGACTGCCTTTTGTATAAGTTCTCCTGCTTTTCCTCCTTGTTTCCAAGATTTAGTAAAAGCTTTCCTGTATGCGCGTGTGGCTCCAGACAGCTTCCTTTCAGGCTGTTCGTCTGCCTTCACAATCTCAGTTAATAACTTATCTTCCCAGTTCATTTTACTCCCCCCGTAGCTCTTTGAGTACGAGTCGCTACTGCTGGGGTTGGTTCAGTTTTTTCCCCGCTAACAGTTCGTGTCCTACCCATTGCTGCATAATGTTTTCGCTGTGCTGTTGTTAAGTTTATTGCTGTAGGAACAATATCCTGTCCAGATGTTCGTCGTGTTCTTTTAAGACTTTTTGCTGTAGCTTCTTCATCAGATGTGCCTTTGGCCTTTCTTTTTTCTATTCTTTGTCGTTTTAATATTGCTGCCAACTCATCTCTATTGTGCTGTGTTTCGGGTCGCCTTCCACTCACATGAATTGGATCACCTTTATCATCTGTAGAATATACAGGCTTAGTGTCCTCTGGACCCCTCCTCATCTCTACTAGTAAGCAATAAATTCTTTCAAAATAATTCATTTTGTTTTCACTTTTTTAACACATCTCTCATAACGAGACTTTGCAGCTTTTGACCAGTTTTTTCTTCCTGGACCTGCGGTGTTCTCAATGGAGTCTGTACATATAGCCCATGGATTTTTTACTCTTTCAAGAAGTTTTTGTTGCCATTTCACTTCTTTTTCTTACGCTCCTGTGCCCTATCCCATACTTTCAGCATAGAAGGAGACAGTCTATCACGAATACCTCCTTTACCTTTTATTACAGGTTTTGTATTTTTGGCTGGGTCCAAAACATATTCAAATAAATTCTTTTGCCAATTCAATATTTAGCCTCTCCTGCCTCTCCTACCATGAGTTCCAGATCGTTCCCTAGCAGTCGTATCACCCATCTGCCCCAATTCTGCATCATCAAAATGGGAGTGTGGTTTATCAACAATGGCTCTCATACCTGGGACTGGTCTAGTGGTCGCTCTTCTTGTTGGCTTTCCTGTATAAGTCCCACCTTTACCAGACTTAGCTGGTACAAATCCCTTGCCTACTGTAGTTGTAGCACCCTGTTTCTTACCACCACGCTTATATGTTATGGTCTTGGGTCTTCTACCATGTTTGGTTTGCTTTAGTCTTTGTTTTTTTAATTCACCTTCAAGTATAATTTCAACAACTTTTTCTTTCCAATTCATACTATTCTCCTTCTACTGCCTCAACAACAGTTCCTTTAAAAGATGTACCTAAGTCTAATAACTTCTGTATACCGAGAGTTAACCCGTAACCCACACCGAAAAACATACCTGCTAAAACAATAAGCTCTGCAAAGCTCATTTTATAAACAGAAAATGGTGTTCTAAATTTATCTTTAAACCAAAATCCCCAAAACCAATTCATTTCATAAATCCTCTTTTTCTAGCTTCTTCATGAAGCTCTTCTTCTTTCTGATCACCATTCTCAACAATCCCCTTAAGAATGGTTGATAAATTAGTTACAACAAGCGTGATCAAACCTGCTACTACTGCAATACTAGTTTCGGGAACAAATTGTATCGAAAAAATGAATGTGCAAACTAGGAATGTTAAATAGAAACCAGCAAACTTTGCAAGGTGCTTAGACGCTGTTTCTTTTGCGCTTTCACGAATTAATAGTTCTCTAAATTTAGCATCTGATTCTGCATTTAGCTTATCAACCTCTACTCGTCCCTCTGCTTCTTTTAGTTTAAGAGCAGACTGTACATCTATGTACCCTTTATTGTCAACCATTGGTTTGTCTACCATAATAACACCTATTTAATTTTTTTTTCTAACTACCCTACCAGTATATTTAGGTAAGCTCTAAATATTGTTACTTATAAATTTAATTAGCGTGGACCTGTACCTTTGATTCTACTAAAATTCCTTCTTTTTGGGCTAGAGGAATCAACAATATAAACAATAGGACCTTGGGAATAATCATACTCAGGACCCCAAGCTTCCCCAAAAATATCTTTTGGTTGTACTCCTTGACCACTATATTGCCCACCTGTCCAACGCCTCCAATTCGACCATGTTTGTGCTTTTGTGCCTATATTATCTTTATATCTTGTACTCGTCCCAACATCTGGGTAATTATCAGTAACATCAGAAAACCCTTTTCCAGGGCTAAGTCTTAAAACTACATATTCGCTCATAATTTATCTCCTAATATTTATTTAATGATGGTGAGATCTATAATGTCTTCTGTATCTGGTTCCATCAGTCCTAGGAAGATCCTGACTTCTACTGTTACCAAAGAATTGAGATTTAGCCGCATCAGCACAAGCTTTCCAAGAATCACTATTAAGATTAGCTTCTCCACATTTTTCTTCTTCGTATTGTAAAAGAGCGTCCCACTGATGCCAATCCTCATTTGCCCACTTGGAGGTCCACCCTGCGGCAGGTTGGCCTCTTCTAGCATCAGGTCCTAGATGGTGGTATCTAACAATATCCGAAGGTGAAAATTTAGCAGGATCACTCCACCAATAGGAACCCGCATGAACCCCTTCGGCTTCCCACTGCATCATGTATAAAGCAGCAATCCAGAAGCTATAGTCACAAGCGCATTGTTTACTCCATTCTCCCATACCTGCTTTGTAAACCCAGTGTTTTTTGCTATCGTATTCAGCATCTTCAGGCATATTTGGGTATTGTTCACCATCTTCAAAAGTTCTAGGATTAATCCAAGTAGCATCTAAGGGGCCTGGGACAAAATCACAACTTTCATGCCTTTGGTTCCAGCTAGAGGGTCTAACCTCAGGACTCCGATATGCGCTTCTATCAGGATTAGTATAAGGCATATGCCATGATCCAGGAGGGATCGCGTATCGGCGTTGTCTACTAGATGCATTAGGACTTATATTCTTATAAGCTCCGCTCCATAATTTGCCACAACTAATTTCATATGCTTCTATAAAAGCAAAACCTTCAGGTCTACCATTGGTTTCTTCTGGATCAGGATAATCATACCTTTGAGGACAAGAAGGAGGTCCATTGTACCGATTAGCCCGTCCACTGGTTCCTTCTTCTGCTGTACCCGCGTTTTGGATCATTCTTGCATAAAATGCTTGAGCATCAATCCAATAGGGTTCTCTAATTTGTAAACAGCCATGCGCTGTACCATTCATATTTAATCCTGGTTCAACGACAACATCATCAACCACCAGCTTTGGAGGCCATGGATCGCCTCTCAAACCATAATGACCATTATTGGAACAAGGACCACCCTCTCCATTAACACCTTGTCCAGGAGGTCTATTGGGCCAACCTTGATTGCATGGCCTCTCATTCATCTGGCTTTCTGGTCTTAATAAAGCTTGTAAGACTGTCATCTGATTTTCCAGATGCTGTTGCTGCGCTTCAAGATCACCCTTTTTATCACCATGATGTATTCCAAATGGATTAAATCCTTGTCCATGGGTTCCACCATTTAATGTCATACACCTAAAAGGAATACAATAACCTAAATTCCAGTCATGAGAAGTACCAGGAGGAATATCACTTGAACCGTACCAATAATCAGGAATTCGTGTTCTATCATCATCTTCCTCCTTACAGGCAGCTTCGCAAGCACTTTTACTACGATGCACACATTCGCAATTATCACTAGGTATGCACTTTTTACAGTACCAACTTTCATCCCATTGAACTTCCGTAGGCCCTGGACCCCCACAACCCATGCCAGGACCACACCCTACAACAACCCATCTACCATGCTTATAACAACACCATTTTTTAGCTGTTGTTCTATCTGGGGCTGGTTCATCTGCTGCAAACCAACCAAAAGATTCGGTTTCACTACCCCAATTTTTGTTTGTAGTTTGCTTTTCACTGCCCCAAGGTGCGTTATCGTTTACATTTCCCCAACTCATAGATGTTCCTCCAACTGGAGGGGTTAATTGCCCCCTCAGCCTCCTGACGCTCTTCTAGGATGCCATTCATAAATAGCATGCCATACAACGGATTCTGCACTACCAAAAGCTCTCTTAATATCCGTCTGATCCTCAGGCCAAGTAATTTTTTTAAGCCATGCCAAAGGAAGGGTGTGTTGTTTTCTAACTTCGTTCATAATCTAACCTACTGTATATATGTTTCCTTGATATATTACAGTCGTATTATTTTTACATTTACATAGCCCGTAGGGCCGCCGATTTTTTAATAGTCCCTTAGTTATGAGGGGTTCTGACAACATATAAGAGTTGGTATAGATGATTTAGCTAGTTTCTCAACCCAACCAGATACTATTCCAGTACTATCAACATCAGCAAAAGTTTTTCCCACAAGACCCGCAATTCTTACGGTATCACTCCAGAAAGACATAGGAAACTCACCCTTACAGTTATCAGGACAAAAACAAAATTGTCCATTCTCTTTAACATCAGTCCAAAAAAAACACCATTCGGCCAATTTTGTTCTTGATGGAGCACCTAAAGGTAATCCAGGGGATAAATCACTTCTCTCGGGACCTTCACAAGTACACTTCCCTTCTCTATGAACTTCAACAGTAATTTCAGTTCCTTGAACAACTAAACCGTTAATAATTTGAGTGTAAATAGATACAATAGCACAGGCTTGAGAATCCACTTTTTGATAACAAGGATTAAATCTAGGTTCAATAGTTTCTCGCCAAGTAGAACGCATTTTAACCCCTCATTTTTTTGGCAAGTTCTTCTAAAGCTTCGATGCGCTTTATATTCTCTTTCATAACTTTATCTTGCTCATCGTCTCGCGCATCAATATCAGCTTGTGATACAGTGTTATGAATAGAACCAAACTTCTTAAACCAAGTCCGACCTTTCTTACTAAAGAGAGGTAAGAATACAAAGAGAATCAAATACCAATAGCCTATTGTTTTAATTAGTCCACCTGTTTCGTGTAAAGTAGAAGCAGTAGTTCCTTGTACAGGACCTGCACCTGCTACTTGAGCAACTACAGCAGCAGGACTTTGTGAAGGCATAATAAGCTCTGTCACCATCACTCCTCCAGCAGCACCAGCAGCTACAGCCGCAGGTTCAGGAATAAACGCAGCAACTGCTCCACCTCCTACAGCACCACCAATAGCATGCTTAATAGTGCTACAACTAGTCAGAAAAAGTAAAAGGCTTATTATAATGAATTTTTTCATGGTTTAGTTCTCCTAATTATATAGGATACTAAGCATTGGGAAATTCACAATGAACACATGGAGCAAATCCTATATGTTTTCTTAAAAACTCTCCTTCTATTTCATCCATTGTTTTTTCATCTAAATTATCAGAATATCGGGAATCTTCGTACAATCCCTCAAAAGGATTGTTCTTCCCCTTACCAAAGCTTTGAATTACCATACAAGTTCGTTTACGAGCGGTTTCCTCATATTGACCATCTGCTTCAAACCCAGGTAAAGCTTCACAAGTACAATCCGTGCCCTTTTCTGTGTTTCCAAACTCACATTCAGTATAACATTCACATAAAGGTCTTTGTCGAACTTGCCAAAGATCTTTAATAAAGGTTCCTTTAGGTAAAATATCGTTAAATATATCTTGATGATCTAGGTCATGTTGGCTCCCATCTCCTATTCTCCATTCGTTATAGGATGACATGTCAGCATATAAATCATCACAACTAGGCACTGCTGCTCTGCAAGCACAGGAATTAATTGTACATATTACCATCGCATTTTTTGTATTGGTTGGATCAAAGAATTTTAGGATAGAGTAATTTACGCGCCATCGACAACAATATTTAAATGATGTTCCAGGAGGCGAGAGCCTATCACTAAGAACATCCGTTGTAGGGTAGTTCATACCAGGAAAATTAATAAGCCTTCCACCCTCGATAAAAGGACCAGGGTTATGGTACTTAGGAGACCCAAAAAAAGAACCTTTATTTCCTACGGTTGTCATTACCTTCCTACTTCCCCTCTAGTTTCACCACCAAAATCGCCGTATTCTTGGGGGTTAGATCCACGACTTTGACCTTTACCTTGTGCTCGTTCTCTTCGGTCTCTTCGTGCTTTATCATATGCCATACGGGCTCTCATACGAACTTTAGCTGAAAAATGTTTTTCTGCCCTAGGAGCAGGCTTTTTCCCTTCTTCTGTTACTAGACTAAGTAATCTTTCTTGGTATCTCATCTCATTCCTCTTCGGGTTCTACCACCAACTCTAGGAGGAACCATACCTTGTCTAGCAAATTTTTCTCTTTCTGATGCAGCAGTAGGTCTAAATTGAGGTGCGCCAGGATTAAAATCTTTAGGTTTTCCAAAGATCTTTTGACCCCTCTTCCAAGTATCGCTCTTAAGCGTTTTCTTTAACTTAGTTTGACCACTTTTTGTCGTAGATAGTGGTGTGGTGCGAGTAGGTTTTGCTTTTGTCTTTATTGTAATTTTTGCTTCAGTAAGCAAGTTGTAAATTCTTTCGTATGAGTTCATCTTCTTTTTCCTGTAAATCGAGCCTTTATTCTGCTGAGTAGGGATGGGGATTTTGTTGGCTCAGGTGCTGGTTCCCGTTCCTTCTTTAGACGGTCCCGTCTGGCTATATCTCGTTCTCGCTTACTCTTGCCATGAGCCAGAGCAATATATTGGGCGACTTCATCGGGATTTTTGTCTCCTCTGCCTTGACTAATCCGACTCTCTACATCGCCCCCTAGAGGAGATTCCCTGTTCAGAGGATTGTTAGGGTCTCTAGCTTTTTTAATCTTCTGCATATCGTAGTTTGCTGTGTTGAGATCTTTTGTTCGACGGTCTGTTGTAAGTGATGACCAGACCTGACTAAACCTCTCATGAGGTGTTTTAACCTCTGTTAACAGATCGTAAATTCTATCGTAGGAGTCCATTATTTACCTCTTTGTTGTGAATAAGATCCAGCCGTAAAAGCTTTCGTTTGCGCGGAAGCCTCTGCTTTTGCTGCCTTTCGTTTTTTTCCTTGTTTCTTTTTATGTTTAAGCATGTGCTCTACTGCTTCTGCTTCAGTATCAGTGTAAACTGAACTCTTAGCCTTTCTTGCAAGTCTTTTTACGCCCCCCGTAGCTAGAATAGATCCAAGCCTTTGCCCTTTGCGTTTTCGAATTCTAACTCTTTTTGTACCTGGATCAATGTTGGGATCATCTTCAGGTCTTGTTTCCCAACCTAAAGCCTTCTTAACAGAAACCTCAGTTTTAGATGGGGTGTCTTCCGTTAAAAACCTATAAATTTTTTCGTATGCTTTCATATAGTTATATAGGAGTCCCAACAAATAGGGGTCCCAAAAACCAGTTTCAATTTTTTTAGAATTTTTTTGAAAAATTTTTTTAGTGTTAACTTAGAAATACTTGTACGATGTATACGGGTGGCGCAAATGGGGACTCCTATGGCCCTTTGCGAAATCCTACGCCAAACATTGGGTATTCCTAATGCTTAGGATGACCCAATATAAATTATGCTTTGTGCTTGTATGGGGTGCATGGTGTGGTATAATGAGATCATGTTAATCAAAAACAAACTAGTCACACGGGGTGACTACAAATTCCGTACAGTCACAGCCTATAAGGTGTGGTTCCATTGCAAAGGCTGCGTCACCTCCTACGAGACCACGCATCGCAAGCTTCGCGTGACCCGTGACCAGCCCACCATGGGCGTCATCCGCTACTCAGAGTACATTGGTAAATATTACCTGTGCCCTGATTGCGAACATAAGAAGTAGCAAAGAGGGGACGGCGCGTGTGCGCGTAAGTATAGAACCCACAAAGGGTTAGAACAGAAAAAAAAGTAGGAATGATGCTTGTATCTAGCGTATGGTATGGTATAATGGTGGCATGAACAGAACGATTATTATCGACACTCTCCCCTCTGACCCTAAAGGCATTTGCTCTGTGACCGTTTCACAGGACAATCGCGTGATCCACACCGTGGACTGGGTCAACTATGGTTTGCCTATTTGCAACATCATGGAAGAGTGGGATGCCTGGACCATCAAGTATACCAACCGAGCCAAGCGAAAGTTTCTCGGAAAAAAGCTTGACCCTTCCCTTCTCACCTGATACAATGGACACCATGAAAGCAACAGTCAGCAACACAACTTTCTTCAACTCTCTACTAGGAGACGAAATGCAAACTATGTACTCTCTCAAGAATCCCTACACGGGTGACGAGCTTGTCCGCTGCGATGCGTCCGAGCTTACTTCCTTCCTCTCCTACTTCCGAGGTCTTATCGGTGTGTGGGACATCCCCTACGAGGTGGTAGCCTAATGACCACTCCTGATACCAATCCCGTTGTCCATGTTGTGGAGGTCCGTGATGGCCTTGTACAGGTGGAGTACAGAAACGGTCTCACCCTTTCCGTGGGTACTAGCGACCAACACTACAGCGTGAAGCTCTATGGTGCTACCCTCACCGTAGAGGTTGCGGTCATCCACCCTAAGCGTGGCTTGCTCCAAATCTCGGAGTATGATACCGTGGCTCAACTCGACATCCCTACCTTT